TTATTCCGCTATTGAGTCTAACACGGCGTTGACAACATCCAGCCCCATCTGTCCGGGAGCACTTGAGTCTCCAGCGCTGGCAAAAGTCATGGCGGAGCCAAACAGCTCTCCACACAATCTGCTGGCGACACCAAGTTTACCCATGCTGATTGTAACAATAGGAGTAGAAAAATATTTGTTTTTCATTTCAACTGTAGCGGCCAGTAAAGTCAATACATCCGTGCTGTTATGCGGCATAACTGCTACTTTCGGTAAATCAGCTCCGACCTGTTGCATTTTGACCATACGAGAAATGAGCTCATCTTTATCAGGCGTCTTTTGAAAATCGTGGCTTGAACATATAACCACAACTCCAGAAGAATGTGCATTGTCTATCAGCTCACGAATATCATTTCCGGCTGTAAAGAACTCAATGTCGATAAGGTCGGCACAGTCAGTATCTATTACCGTATTGATAAAATCTAAATATTCTTTGTGGGTCAAAGACGCTTCGCCGCCCTCTGCCTTGGTACGGAAGGTCACCAGCAGAAGCTTGTCTCTTAGTGCTACACGAAGTTTTTGCAGACAAGACACCACAGAATGCGCATCCATGCATTGCTCAAACCAATCAACACGCCACTCTACACAGTCAATACGAAGCCTTGAAAACTCAAAAGCGCGTTCTAAAATTTTTGATTCAGTCATTTCAACGATTGGGATTATGACTTTAGGTCTACCTTCCCCAATATGATAGCCACGAACAACAACAGACATAGCGCACCTCCATACATGATAGATACACTATATCCTATACAAATTTAGATGTCAACAATCAAATCAAAACGAACTCCATGTTGCCTTTCCGCAGATGCCGTCAGCAGCTAATCCATGTGCTTTCTGCCATTCTACCAACTTAGCTTTTGTACCAGCGCCAAAGATGCCATCTACCTTTAAGCCTAAATGCCGCTGTAACACGGTTACAGCATAAGACACGCCGCCAGTGCAGTCCTTAGAGCCCTGACGAATCGTTGGCATGATTTTACTCACGACCTGATATGCAGTACCACTTTTACTGACCCAACGGCTATAAGTCTCACGCACATCAACATGAACAAAGCCGCCTGTCACCTGTGCTCGACTATAATAGCCAATACCGCCATGTTTCTGGAAGTAGGGAAGGGAGGCCACGTACAGTGCAATACGAATTGGGTCAACACCATTGATGTGAATATCCGCTGCTGTGCCCAGACAATGCTGACTGCGAGAACTGCCCCCGATTGAAATGTTATATGCAGGAGTACGGTAGGCAGAGCTGATTAGAACCGGCTTTCCAAAGTAGTCACGAATCTGCTGCAGAGTCTCTACCAGCTCAGTTGCCACCTTGAACTCATCGCTCCGGTCATTGCAAGCAAATTCATAGGCGCAGAAGTTCTTGGACAGCTTCTTGTTCCAGTCCTTCTTCATAGAATATGTAATAATGCTCATAGAGCCACACCTTCAATCCTTCTTAAGTTCTGCATTGATTTTCTCGTTCTGGATATCCATCTCCTTGACTGCGGCCTCAATCATCATCTCGATAGTGGGAGTAATCTTGATATTCATCTTCTCCAATGCAGCAATAACATACTTCTTCTTGTCAGCTTTCTTGATTGCGCCGGTAACACCCAACTTCTCAGCGGCACGCACAGCCATCTGGACGATCTTATACATACCGATCTGTTTCAGGTAGGGAATGCCATAGGTCATAAATGCGGTGCCAGCAACAGTGATAACCAGTTTCACAATAACAGAGACGATCTCATTAACAATACTTGCCATAGTAATACCTCCTGTTTTGAATAAAAAATAAAGCCCGGCACACACGTACCGAGCTATGTATTAAATGTCTTTTAGATTTTGTCCGTCAATCAGGTAACTTTCAAGAGCAGCCTTAGCTTCCTTCATGGGGTCGATAGCATTACCATCAATACCGTGACTAAGCAGAGCCAGCAGAGCTTTCATCATCACATTGATACCATGTTCACTCTTATTTACACGCTGTTCCACGCCAGCGATTTTTCGTCCATGGTCTTCAACTACGATATCCTGTTCCTTCTGATGCTCTTCAAGTGACAAAAGCTTGGAACGATATAAATCCAAAACCTCTTTATCATTCTTGAGCTTGCGGTCGATATCTTCCAGATGTTTGTCGTGTTCAGTAAGCTTCAAGTTCTGTTTCGTGTCAGGTTCTTTTGCCTTCTTGATTGCATTTACAATAACGACAACAGCAGCTGAAATAGCCGTAATGCCACCAGCAATACTTAGAATCATTTGCCAAAGCTGTTCTATTGTAAAGCTGATAACACCCGGAGCATGAGTTGGTGCGGCAGTCAACAAACCAATCATTTCATCACCTCGATTCTGGTTGACAAAAAATTCACACTATGATAGAATGGGCGTGTCAAAGATTCGTCGAGCGAATTTGTGACGTCCTATCTTTGTATAGGTGTGTGGCGGGAGAGCTCTGGGTGTAACAGCCCGGGGCTCTTTCTGTTTTTACATATACTTTTAGTTTGTTTACTGCTTCGGTTTACATACCTTACGCCAGTGATAGTGCGGCTTGTCCTCGTGGAACATGATATAGCGCATCCAGTCGTCTACATAAATGCACAACAAGGCAAGGAAAAACCATAGTACAGTAAATGGCAGACAGATTTGACCCAGCAGATTAAAGGGCAGGGAAGAGTAGTCCCAAATATGTAACCCCAGCATCAGGTTCAGTGGAATGCCGACAACAAGCTCCATACCAGTCACAAATAACGCACCGACAAGACCCTGTTCCCACATGGGCATTTCCCACGGAATATAATTATTCAACCCGCCGATGACCACATAACAGATACCGCCCACAACAGCCATAGTCCAGTGTGAGTGACCTCGCCATAAAATCTCGATGCAATAATAAAGCGCCCCTCCTATCAAAAAGAGAAGCGCACATTTCGATAATTCTTTATACTTCTTTACGATTTTGTTCATTCAGTGACCTCCTTCAACCCAACGGTTTCCAGATATTGCTTCAGAACAGGGTCGTAGTTGATTTCGACTGCATCCAGCTCTTCCATTGTGGTACAAGCTTTAATGTCGAGCTCTAATTCTTGTTGATGAGACACAAACGGTTGTACATATGTACCAATCGCCAAAGCCAGTGCGGCAAGGTCATCATACTTCCATACGGTGCATTCATCGCCAGTGGTATTCCATTTTAAAGTAAAAGACTGTCCATTTGATACAGCAAGCTGATATAGAGATAGATTAGAAGTCAGCAGAGCCTGTTTTTCACTAGTAACACTATAATACTTGCCGTCCGTCCATTGAAGCGGGTGAGAGGCAAGATGTTCAGAGAGAACTGTTTTAGACTCTGAAATTTTGAATTTCTTAGCGCCATCAAGCATAGTATCTTCGGATGGAACGTTTTTTCCTTCAATCACTTCATATCGATCTTCTTTATCGTCTATTTCCCAATACTTATCACCAGCTGCAACTTGACTATTATGAGTACTTACAATTTGCGCCATAGTAGAATAAGCGTCACATTCTTCTTGTGTAACAATCGGTTTCGCCACATAATAGCCAACAATAATATTCTTTTCTTTCAATTAACACACCTTCTTTTTAACTCAGTTATTTCCAATTTCCGATTGCAATCCAATGAAATAATACAGCAAAACCACTTTGGTTTGGATTAAATCCTGTTGTTGTTCTACCTCCTGCCACATACCATGCATTTTTTAGTGTATCAGAACCGCCTACCACAACTGCATAGTTATCGTTTGCAAATGGTAGTTTGAAAACTACTCCACTACTTTTACTTGAATTGCCAAAACAAATCTGCAATCCATTATAAAAACGCACACATGATCCGTTGTTGCTACTTAAATCAAAAATACATGTCGATACACCATTCAATCCTGTTGTAGCCGATCCAGCACTCGTAGCATACTTCACGCTCTTATCTTTGTCCGCAGTGTTGTCCACGTTGCCCAGTCCAACCTCAGCCTTGGTATAGCTTGGTTTTGTAGCTGCTTTAGCCCATGCAGATACATCACTTGCAGGCATCGAGGTAGGGAAGTCGGTGATGTCCGCTTTCTTATGTTTGTGGTTTTTCGCCGCAAAGAAATCCTGTGCCTTTGTTTTGATATACTCCCAAATCACTACTAGCTTGCGCCGGTAATAATGCGCCTGCGTAGTGTCTGTATCCTGTGTAATGATCTCCACATCGTCATTCAAAGCAGTCGAACTTCCGGCAGGCAGCTTTGCGATAACTTTATCTAAATCGATAGTTTTATCGTTCAGCAGTGTCCAGTTGCCGCCCAAGTACGCATACAGCTTATCAGGTTTCAGATAATAGATTTTTTCGGCTAGAGGAGCCAATGGTAAGTCGCTCACAACCTCTAAATCGCTTCCGATTTTTACGTGAGCCGTAGCAGTATCTCGATAGGCGTTTCCGGTGTCAAGGCAGACAATAAGCTGTCCGTCGATCACTGGAGTCTTGTCGAGTTGAGATTGTGCAATCTCTAAAAGTGATAATTTTGACATCATGAAACTCCTTTTCGATAAAAATAACCCCACACTCCATTACAGAGTGTAGGGATTTATGTTAGATTATTATGTCTCAGCGTTCGCGCCGGAATCATCAATAGCCTTCCAAGTCAGAGCCCCCTCGACACTCTTAACGCGATTATCCATAGCAGTATTCAAACCGTCTGCATAGGTTTTAGCAGTATCGCGAGCGGCATCTGCCTTTTTAGTAGCATCAGCAGCAGCGGCAGAAATTACTTCTGATTTCGCGGCGGTCAGCTCATCCTGAGATACCTTTGCATTCCAAGCCTTGCGCTCTTCGGCGGTAATGTGCACCACAGCATCCTTGGAATGACCGTCTAGCTGGTCTTGCACCTTCTTGATTTTTGCGTCAGTCTCAGCCTTGGTATAAGCATCAGGCACAGCCACATACAAGCCATCATCTTCAATTGTGATAGAGTTATTGGCTTTTGCAGACACGCGCACAGCAACACTGATTTTATTGTCGTCAGAAACGGTCACGGTTGCAGTAGAAGTTGCCACACCGATATAAATATCAATCAGAGAACCAACAGGAATTTTGATGACCTCGCCAGTAGTGATAGTCAGTTCGATTTCATGGGTCTCAGTATTATAGACGCCGCTCTTTACAACCAAATCCTTGCCCAACGCAATCGTCAGAGTGTCACCGCCAAATACGGGCATCTTGATGGTGCGGGTCTCTGCATCGTAAGTGGGCTCATGAACAATACCAGTCAGAGTAGTGGTAACAGGTTCGTCACCCTTTGCCACACTCAACACGCCAGCATTATAAGTAACATCTGTAACGAACTTACCTTTAATACCTTCCACCGCTGCAACCTTGGCATTAACATAGTCGGCAACAGCCTTGGTGGTCGGGATATCGTCATTGGTGGCATCCGCCGGGATCTGAGTAACGGTTGTTTTGTTCAGCTGCACAAACTCCACGCCATTCCAAATATGCATGGTGTAGTCTGTCATGCGGAAATAAATAATGCCCTGAACCTGACCAGCTGCGGGCAGGGAAGACACCATCTTAGTGCTCTTGGTGTACTCAGTTGTACCCTTAAACAGTTGCAACGTATCGGTCGTAAAATACAGTGTGTCCATGTCTTTTGGAGCAAGGGCATCGTACCGTGCTTTCGTACCATACGCAAATTTTACTTGTGCCATATTTTTCCTCCTTATTAGAATTCAGTCCATTGGAAATTTGTAGATTGAGTTTGAAAAGGCTCGACGAAGAACCGACCTGACTCCGCGCTTTGCTGCACGACCCACGGTTCATATTTGTCGTCTTTGCCTCGTATCATTACGGTCTGACCTGCATAAGTCGCGTCATTCTGGTTGATTGCCTCATTTGCCGCCGGAATACTATCAAAACAAAGCGTCCGAGGCGCTACCTTTTGAATAGATAAGTCGTCCCGGACGTATATGAATTCTGATGTATCTTTTGTGATAATAATGTCTTTGCCATCAATCAACCCAAGCGCAATCGCGGCTTCTACGTCTTCTGCGTTACCGTAACCAAGCTTCGAGTATTTGTATGCCATTCTTTTCACCTCGCTTTAAACGATGGTTAGAATGGGACAACACGCATACTACCATCTTCAGTTTCCACAGTTTCAGTCGTAATCTTAATAGCGTTACCAATGGGTTTGCCCTCGGAGGTAAGCTGAATACGATGCTCTTCATCGTAAGTGATGTTATCAGCCTTGTTAGCCAGACTAGTGTTGAAGCGGTCAGTCATCGCCTTGTTCAGAGCCTCCAGTGCGATAATACGCTGGTCGAGCGTGCTCAGTGCTTCATCAGGGATCAAATCAGACCACTTGCTGATGGGAATAATATGTACAACGCCGGGGCCAGCCTTACGCACGCGCTGAATCGTCTGTCCTTCAGAGTCCATCTCGACATGAACAAAGGTCAGCTGGAACTCAATGTCGCCAGCCTCACTAGTCAGACCCGTATCAAAAGGCAGAAGATATTCCAACCGGTTCTTGTACAAATCTTTTGACTTTTGTAGAATCTCAGTTTTATAGCGTTTACTCACAGGTAAAACGTACTCCAGCATAACGGTATAGTCACTAATATCTACGCCCTTGTAAGTCTGATCGGCAAGAAAGTGCAAATTATCCACCAGCTTGCTTCGCTGCATGATACGCTCAGTCAGACTCGCTGTGATAGTGTTATCCTCGTTAATTAAAAAGGTATACATATCACACCTCCTTTCCATTCACGATGTACAGGTAGTCATCTAGGGAGATTTTTTTGCCCTCAAGCAAGTTCTCCACAAATTTGTCCTGTACCATTCCATTCTTATAGAGTCTGTGCATACTCTCGACGAACTCAGTGAAAATCTTCTCCATCACAGTAGACCTCCTTGAATTAACGTCAACGTATAAGCATCAATAATGGCCTCAGGAGTTGTACCTGCCAAGGCCTTGATTTGGTTATATTCGTATTTGTCAATCGGCTCAAGCGTTACAGTGTCATATTCCGGGGACGGAATCAGGTAATAGCCTTCAACGTGCCAGATATACTTACCGTTGCTGCTGATAATACCCTGTGCGTCATCTTCGGTGCAATTCACCATGATATCGTGCTTGGGCTGATACTTTACAAACTGAAGGCGGTCAAGAGCATCGATCACTCGACCGTCTTTAAGTACCTTATAATACACTCTCAACACCTCCTTAAATGCTGAACATCACGGTTACTCCTAGCTGCTCAGAAGGATAATGGAAACCATACAGCTCACCGGTCTCCTCAATTGCATAGAAGTATCCATCATAAGTAGCAAACGGGCTGCGCAGCCAATACTTTGTTGCCTTGCCCTCTGCGTTGTGCTTGATGCGTGATTCATTGCCGGTCATGTAGCTGATTGTTTGACCTTCGTAAACGTAAGGCTCGTCAATCATCGAAGAGCTTACTTCAATCGCAGATGGAATGAAGAAATAACAATCCGAGGTCACAATTTCCTTGCTCTTATTTCCGGCAGAACTCGGCACTTTGACCTTCTTAATCAGCTGTTTCCAACCAATCGGCAAAGCATCAACCAGACGAGAGTCAAGATATTCACGCAGAGAAGTGCTGCCCCAACCGCCAGCATTATTTGCAGCAGAACTCAGTATCATGTCCTGACCTAAAGTGTCTTTCTGCAAGAATGTCATGGAACAACGCTTGTTGGAATTATCGCTCAGGTAGTAGTTCTTAAAGCTTGCCACCTCAACGATCAAATCATCGTGTGTCCATGCGGCCAATTCGCGACAAGCAGCATCACCAAGGTCTGCGTACCAAAGCTTAGACCAATAAACCGTACCTTTAGCATGGCGCTCGTAAGCACCATCGTCTGCTTTTGCACATCCAAATACCAGAGTGGCATTCGTCTTTGTTGAACGGGTGCGAGTGATCTTTGTGTAATTCAGTGCAGAACCATAGATATTAGAGGAATAGACATACAGTCCGTTATCGCCCTTAATATGCCGGATAACAGTCATATCGCGAGAACCGGCAGCAACGCCATTTGCAGAGTCGATACCCCAAGTCATCTTGACGCCAGTTGAGTTCCACAGACGGATACCATTCATACCGTTTTGCTCAAAGCACTGCATTAAAACAGTGTTATTTGCATTTGTGACATCCATCTTGTAGTCAACAGCCAGCACAAAATCTCTATCCTCTTCAAACAGCTTGAGGTCGGTATCAATGTAGTTTTTGCCATCAAACACCTGCGGTTTACTAATAAGAATCTTTTCAGTGATGTCCTCATAAGAAAAATCGTTTCCAAGCTTGATGGAAACTTCATCCTTTGGCGTGGCAACATTCTGCTCAACTCCAACCTTGTTCATCGCATAGATTTCAACAGGACGAAGCTGACCGATTTCCTTACCATCAAAGTAGGTAGAAGAATACTCGCAGCTATCATAAACAGCATTGATATCCTTATCGCCGGTGACGTAACCGCCTTTATCCCAGCCACTGAACAGGTAATACTTAAAAGCAGTTTCCTCAGAGGTGTAAGTCGGAGTATCGCCGTCATACAGCACCATAGAGCCATACGGAGCAACAGTTTCCTTCAACACAGCGCCACGGTTCATATAGCGGACAGTGTACTTACGCACAGATTCGGTATAAATTGCAGTGACGGTCTGATTACTGAAAACAGTCGTAAACTCGGTATCCCATCCACTGAAAGTAAAGTCCGTAGAAATCGTACTCTCGGCAGTAGGTGTCGGAATCGGGTTCTCTTTACGTGTAACAGGATCAACGGCCTTATCACCCTTATCAATGTACTGTTCATCAAGTACCGTACCGTCCTTATTTACGAACGTCCACTTAAACTGCTGAACAAGAGTGTTATAAGTGATATTCAAATCAGGCCACTGTGCCGTAAACTCTGCCAACTGACGCTCACGCATGATAGGTACGTGGACGCTACCCTCAATAACAGAATGGTCAGTATTATATCCGTTTTCATCCAAGCCGGTCATCTTCAGCAGACGATCCAGTAGGGAAGTATCATCCAACTGCCAATCAACGCCGGTCAGACGCACACGACTCAAACTCGTGCACTTTGTCAGCATTCCAATCAAGTCGATTGTCGGACACTTCTCGACAGTCAGTGTGGTGATATTCTTATAATCTGTAACCTTCAGGTCGGTCAGATAATTCAGGTTCTTAGCGCTTAGACTTGCGATCGCAGGCAGTTCAGCCTTCTTAATTTTACCGCCCTTAGCAAACGCGACGCCGGTAATGCCAGAGCCGCCAGCATAGAACTCTTCCAGATTCGTACAGCCGGTCAGACTGATGGATTTCTTCAGGTTCGGCACGTTCTGCAGGTTCAAATGCTCAAGCAGTGTATTGTTGCCAACTGCAAAGTCAGTCAGATTCGTATTCTTGTAGCCCTCGGCGGCAGAACCAATCTTCAGGTCAGTCAATTTTACGCCGTGGCTGAAATCAACATAGCCGGGATAGAAACCAGAAATATCGCCAATGCTCTGGATGATAGAAGCGTTGTAAACATAAACTTCTGTATCATTCATAGCTGCAATCGGGCACTGAATCTCGTAAGTCTGACCGCGCTTACCACGCACCTTCACAGGGTTAGAACCATACCGTACAGAGACATAAGTGTCGGCATAGGGGACAATATGGAAAGTGCCATCGGGTTTCACACCTGTCCAGTTGGTCGGAGTATAACCACGAATGGTCATATCGTCAGAGGTACAAGCAGCACCCGTATACTTAGATGCCATGTATTTTTCCTGATACCGCTGGAACTGGCGTCTTTGGTGGCGTTTGTTACCGTGCATCATTGGCAGATAGCTGGTTGTGCCATTATCCTCATAAGTGCGGAAATACTTACGCCGCATATCCATGATCCACAACTTCTCTGGCTTTACGTCCTGATAGTCTTCGAACTTTTTCAAAATACGAGTAGCACTCCATGCTAAAGCACTCTCGCGGTTCAGGAACATCTTTGCGAGATCATCTGCAAACAGGTCACGAATCTTGCACCACAGCTTAGAGTCGTGTGCGTTGAACACACTCTTTGTACCGATAGTGTCCATATCTTCGTAGCCGTAACTCAGGGTCAGACCGCCCTCGTTATCGTTGCCCATTGCAGTGTCGTTATCGTAGTCAAAACAGAAATCCCAGTGCACAAGGTCAGTCGTGTGCGGGAATACGTTCTTTGCACGGTTATCGACCATAGTATGACGCTCAGTAAACAGATAGTGGAACAGGGTAGAATCTTTAATAAAGTAGTTCTCAAAGTTCTTCTTGAACTCTGCATCATCTGCATTCACAACCCAGTTCTGTACGCGAATCCACGCATTTTTAGCTGCCTGAATCTCTTCATCGGTACAATTCTTATTGATGTAACGGAACTCAAAGCTGTGGTCGCCATCCCAAGTTTCCTCAGAGAAGTCGCCGCTCAGGAAACGTGTCTGTGCATCGGTGTTATTATCAATCTCAATAATAACTTCCTTGTGATTGTTCGGGTCCATACCCATTGTGTCACTATTCTTCTTTGAGTTGCCAAAATCGCCGCAAGCATAGAAATGCCACTGACCATCCTTGAAGACAGTTGCGTTTGTGGTGTCGGTCTCCTGAATAAAAACGACACAGGGGTAGAATGCCATGGTGTCGCGTACCTTCGGGTTGTCCTTGCGAGCTTGACGAATGTACGGGTTGAACTCGTTAAACTCGTCTGCCAGTAGAGCATTATTTGCATTCTCAGAAGAAGCAACATTGACTTTGATGTTAAAATACTTCTCACCAACGCTGTTTTCTGTAAATGCATACTTGCTGCCAGTGCTCTCATCACCAAAGGTGAAACCACCAGAGCAGTTGATATCAATATTACGACCAGATTCACCGTATGCATTAGAACTAGTGCCCTGTCCCTTATGTGAACCAGTGGCGATCCAGTTGTCTTCCACAGCGCGACCATTCTTATAAATGTGCTGAATAGTTGTGTTCGGAACTTCGTTCTTTTTGCCAGTCGTAAAGGTCGGAGCAGAGATCTTGATAATGCGCAGGTCTGGGCACTTCTCAGCTAGTAGGTCAGGATTCAGTTCGCCGCTCACATCCGTAATATCATTGCGGGTGTAGCGCTCAATCATTTCCTCTGCATTCTTTGCGTCTGCAATAAAGTTGTCGAGGATCTCGTCGTCCGTCAGGTTCATCATGTAGGACTTCATACGGTAAACAAGCACGTCACAATCAGGAGAACCAATCGTAATGCCTACCGGAGAAGCCTGTGTAAAGTTGTCGCTTGCGTCATACAGCTCAACACGACAGGGAATACCATCCAACCATAGAACCATTTCCTTGTACTGACTGTCTGGCAGAATATTAAATTCAAATTCCATAAAGTCGTCTTCACAAGTTGGTAGGTCGATGCTATTCTGCTCACTTGTCAATGTGACCTTCTGCGCCTGAATATTCAAACCGATACCACCGTTCAAGCAGGTCAGTGCCGTAGCATCGTAGTTCTTGACATTCGTAGTCTTAAACACAAGTTTAAAGTTCTTACCCAACTTCTTTGCGTCATCACCAAACAACTTATAACTGATATTTGCAGTTGTACCAGCCTTCACACAGAAGTAGGTATCACCATCTTCGTCCAGCTGATAGCCACCGTTAGACCAGTCAAAATTATCGCTTACAGTCATCCTTGTATTGCCATCAGACCACAAGCGGGTCTCGTCAGCGTTAGTCTTGCCAGCAGGGTTAAAATCAAAAGCCAGATTTGTCTTAACTGGCTCAATCGTAATACCAAGCTTTTTGATCTCGACACTAATCTCCTTGCTCACGGAGCCGCATACGATTTTCAACGTATGAGTGCCAATATCAGCGGATTTCCATGTCCATGTCTGCATGGTACGTCCGACAGTCAGAGTGGCAGCCTTAGCACCATCAACCTCAAGAGTTACAGTGGTTGTAGAGCTGGAAGGGTCATAAACGGTATAGTTGATTGCAACGTTGCTGTACTGTTTTGCACTTGCTGTCTTTGTGGCGCAGCTGATAATAGGAGTTGTATTGCCTTCAGTTACCCACATGATATCTTTGACAACCTTATTGCTGGTGACCTGTTTCCCATTGATTTCAGCAGTCATAGAAACTTCTACCAAATGTGCGCCGTGGGTCTGTGCAGGAATAGCATAAGTCAGCTGTCTGCCGGTAACGCTGCTTGTGGTAGAGCCAAGAATCTTTCCATCAATCGTAAAGTTGATAGTTTTTGCAATATTTCCATACGGAGTGTAGCGGAAGGTTACCTCTCCACTATAAACCAGCGTATCATCAAAAGAACTCTCCAGATAGAACTCAACAACATTGACAGTCCAAGTCTTTGTACCAACACTGCCCACGCTATCGGTCACCTGTAGCTTAACAGTATTGTCACCGCTGTGCAGATACTGGGTTGCGTCAAAGCTGTTCTTTCCCTGGATAACGGTCTGCGTGCCAACTTTTGTATTGCCGACATACCAGACGCCAGTGGCAGAACCAGTGTCATCGCCAGAGTTATCCACAGAAGAGAACTTGAAATTGATAACTGCTTGGTCGCCAGCAATCACAGTTAGCGCAGACCCGTCCAGACGCTCAATCTTGATAACGCTTGTGTTGCCGCCAGTGCCGCCACCTCCACCACCTTGGATGACAACCTGTGTTTTCACAGTACCATTTTCCAACAGGCTCAGCTTTGAATCTTCGTAAGTAATATCATACTCACGCCCAGAATTCGGGTCGGGCTTCACGTTTTTCAACTGCTCCTGAATTTCAGAAATATCGCTATTGATAGTATCAATGCTATTCTGCAGACCGGAAGCAGTGTTCTTTACCACGGTCAAATCATTTGCCACGGTCTCAACGCTGGTCTTTTCAGCCTTTGCTTCTAACAGCTTGTTGGTTGACTGTTTGTTGTAATAATCACTTTGCAACGTCTCAGGCAAGCTACCAACACTATCCTGCAGATTCTTTACGGCAGCATCGTTGCTGGTTTTATACTCGGTCAGTTCGGTTTTAACAGGCGCAATCTTTTCGTCGATTTTTGCTTCAACGGTTTTATTAAAAGCGGTTACCCAATCAGCACTCGGGTCAGTATTCAGTGTAATGGTTTTAATAACCTTTTCGCCATTCAGGAACTTGATCGTCTGTGTTTCAGCATCATACTGCACATCAAACTTTGCCAGACCGTCAACCTTGGCGATATCATCCCGAAGCAGGGTAACAAAACCGTCAACCTCTTCCTTAGTGTAATAGTTTGCCAGTGTGTCAGCCAGACCATCTACAACAGCCTGTGCTTCTTGTGCGCTCTGTGCAGCCTGAGTTGCAGCAGTCTGTGCCTCACCAACCTTCTGACTCATGGTAGACAAGAACTGTGTATACCAATCGTCATCGGTCGGGTTATTCATTGCGGTGCCGGTAAGCGCTTTCAAAACATTCAGCTTTTCGTTCGGCTTTGTACGCCACAGATAATTCTTCGATTCGCCGCTACTCGGTACAGTAATTGCACCAGTCGCCATAATTTCAAACTTCAGCACACCCTCTTTGATGGTGGCATAGTTGCTGACCATCCAGTAAAACCGGATCTTATCAGTACTATAGCTCACGTTGATGGGTGCGGTATAGTTCTCAGCATTATTAGCGTTAACATAGTGGATCTGAATTGTCATGCTCATCAGGTCAACACCATCATAATAACGCGGCATCTCAAACGGAATAACCTGACTGTTATTTTCCTGTGTGATATTTACCTGAGTCGGACTCAATGTGATTTCTTTGTTGGTATCAACCGTAGAAAAATCATTGTCCGAGAAGGTATCAAACCACGTATAGTTGCCACTTCTGGTGAAATTCTGGTCTTCCACAGAGAAGGTTGCCACATCCTCATCACAATCAACTACTGGACGAGCATCTTCTATGGAAGCCTCCAGCGTCATTGCGGGGCTTGCAGCGACCATACGTTTGGATTCTTCAAATGATAATGCCATCTACTCACTCCTCTCATTAAGTATCTTTCTTATTATCAATATATTTTTCTTTGAGGACATTCTCATAAGTGATATAGGGATAATACGGGTAATAGCGGCTCAATGTAACATTCATTGTGCCTTCTCCAATGTTTTTATCTATCTTTTTAATAATCCACTCAACTGCAATATCAGACTTCAGGTATTTTGCTGCATACTTTACCTTTTCATTTACGTCAAGCCACGGAATCATGTGCATACTCAATGTGATGGAATCCGTTAGTCGGCAATTTTTCCATAGCGTGTATTTACATACCGTCATGGCTGATTCGTCCGATGTATATCCGTCAAACTCACTACCCGAGCACACAAGGTTTCTTCGTCCGATTTTATCAATTGTCAACCGACTGTTGTACAAGTCATCAATGCGGTTTGGGTCATTTACGACAACGTACTCAAGGTTGTCACATGCCTCCGCAATTTTGTCTGCCTCAATTTGTTTTGCGGTCGGCATCGCATCCACAAACTTCGTCATAGCATGAGACTGAGATTGACCAATAAAATAGACCCGGCTCTCAATAAGAAGAGCAGGGTCTGATATCTGGATCTCTGTATTCGTTGCTGGATTATACTTCACATACACGGTGTCATAATTTTTCGTGGATGGATTATAGATTTGTTTCGGGTAATAGCGTACCTGTGGATCACGCTGTTCTTTTTCGTATTTGCCTGTAAGTGCGTTGAACTTATATGTGAATGCACCATCAGTTGCCTGATTTAACCAATGCTCACCATATTTTATGACGTAATAACGCCCTTTCCTTAGTAGAGAGGTATCTTCTGGTTCGTCCTCTCCTTTTTCGTTGGTAACAGCCTTAAACAACATCATAGGTCCATACACTGCGCGCGTTGTTTCCCGATACTGTCCTGCCCCAGTCGGATTCGTTTTGATTGTCGTAACAAGGTTCTCAACACAGATTCTTGCATTTATCGCAATATCTTCTGGGCAAATAAACGAAAATCTTGTACCGTCCTGAATACTTGCTTGTTTTAATTTTAACAATAAAATAGACGCGCCGGTATCATTTGGGTTCATGTTGTAGCTCATATTCAATTTATTATCTTTAAGCAGCGTAACAACATCATTCCATTCTTTTGTTCCTTTTTTACAATACACGACCTCGCCAGTACCGTCTGGGTCATTTTTTTCAAGTTTATCCTTACAGAAATAGTCGCTGGAGTTTGATGCACCCCATACCTCTACACAGTTATGGATCTGACCGTAATCGACGCTGGCATCTTCGCTGATAACCATACTCTTAAATGTATCCTCGTCCAGAACAACGGGGTCGTCGTAGCCAGATGGAATTTCTTTGCACACAAAAGTATCGTCGTCAAAATACATCTCGAAAGGAAAGTAGAGGTCTCTCAACTCCGTCAAAATGTTCCAGATGGTCGTGCCAGTATTATATTCTAGGTCGTGCGGAATTCGCCGCACCCAGTAATCTACCATACTCTTTGTCAGTCCTGAAAGTTCAAATGTCTCCTTAATGGAATCGCGAACATAGTGCGGCTTCTTTTTGTCATCTTCGTAATAGTTGACCCCATCCTTAACCACGAGCTTGCGGTCATACATCGGAATGCGCGTTGCGTATCCGGTCAGTGTTCCACCAAGCGTGCCGTCAAGCAAACAGGTCATATCAAGGCAAGAAAGGCTTAGTTTGTTCGTTGTGGCATCATAACTGTATCCATTTTGCTGTATTGCATATACGCCAGCGCCATACCAGTGTACACCATCTGTATCCACAAAGTTCGTGCCAGTTCGTATTTCAGCCTCACCAGAGTATAAAGCGTGATAGAAGTTATATATCTGAGTTAAACCATCTTTCAATTCCCATATCGTTCCTTGAATATCGTGCATTGAATAGCCAACAAATACACTTGTGTCATGGAAATATTTATCAAGCTCTTCTTTGGTACAGCCAGCAATCGCTGCAACATCGGCTGCAGATAATATCCTTCCTGCTGCGATACCACCCTCTACAGCAGCAATCATATTCTTTACACGTATTGTTTTCCCATAAATCGTACAGTCAACACCAAAACTATCAAGTTCAAGTATTTTACTTTGTAAAGTTGAACCATCTCTTTGAACTGCATCACAAGCTGCATTGAAAATCACTTCAATATAAGACCTGATATCTGCATTCAGCAGCGGAATAACAACATCTCCTCCGCCTATCAGTAGTGGAGTGTATGCAATCTCATACGTCTTGCCATTTGTTGTATAACCATCTGAAGATGCAACAACGGTCGAATATGTTCCAACATCTCCTTGCTCTTTCACAAAAGATGCATATTTCTCTTTATTTTCATCTGTCCAAATAATACGCTTACGGTTTATATTTTCGATATTGCCATACTGTTCATAACCGCCAACCTTATATCTCCACTTTGCTTGCCTTAACTCTGTGTCCTTTTCTTTGTATATCGCACTATTTTTGATTTTTGCATCGATCTCTTCTTCTGGTATTCTTACCGCGTCCGCCCCAACAAGCGGCATACTTGTTGGAGCTTTCATACCAATCTGTAAGCGCAGCATCTTGCTCGTCCACTCCTCTGTGGAGAACTGAGAAATAGAGAATCCACTCTTCGGGAAGATATCAAGATTAAAAGTGCGCCGTGTATCTGAGTCTGCGTCAATCGAGTTAGAACCACTTAACGCAAGTCCTTCGATCGTATCAATAATCTGGTAGTCTTTATTCAGCAGTTCAATACGACAATATAATCTTTTTGACCGGCTTTTCAGTAAGGCCAGATCTTCTTCTGTAGGTAAGTAAGTCATGGCCCACCTCCTTAAATCAAACCAGCGTTCTTCATGTCATCGCTGCTATTCAAATCGCCAGTCTCTACAAAATCAAATGAGATTTCTACCTTATCCGGATGCTCATCATCTGAGTAAGAAACATTTCCATTTACGTTCATCAGCCATGCGCGGCCATCGTACATCTTCAATACTTTTGGCTTTTTGTTCGTTAGCCAATTGATAAAAGTCTCCCGATAGTCAATAGACCCATCAAAATCAAACGCATCATTGGCACGATCCCACTTGATAATAACACCAGAGAAGTTGCCGCTATAATAATTTGCCTCACTACCATAGAATACGATGGGATACTTGCTTCCCAATGTCGTCTCCACAGACGCTTCTTGATTGCGTGTAATATTCGTGACGGCTGGCTCAAGACCAACATAATATGATATGTCTTTGTCCATTAGCCATGCTCCGTCAAAATCGCTTACGGCACTTGTAGATGTGTACACTTGTTCAATTTCATCAACAACAGGAACTGCCATATACTGATACTTCGTTTTCCTGCCACGTGCGAATTTGTCATAGCATACAATCAAAATAGGCTCAACGGAACTTGTGATCTTCTTTTCATAAATCGTAATCCAGTCGTACTTGCCAACCTCTCTACGCTTTACGCGAATAGAATCAAAATTATTAGGCTCGTCTGCGCTTTTTGTAACAGTGAGCTTGATTCTACCTTCTCTTTTTTCATTCTCTGCCACAATTTCAAGTTTCTGCAGTTGTCCGTCATACTCAATTCTGAATACGCAAAAATCCGTGTCCAGAACATATCCATTTACAGTTTCTCCAACCGCTCGCACATAGTACACCTTATTATTATCAAGGCTTTCTACATTGAACGCATGTGAAATAGAGCCGTGATATATCTCCTCATGTAGTAAAGTCTTGTCTGAATCATAAAGCTGATATTTATAAAGATTCAGTGTCTCGCCCTCTTCTTCGATGTTTTTATACTCGACATTAAAAGAAAAAGCAGGGAAGGGAATTGTCTTTTCAGCGCGTGCTTCCACATCAACAAACTTTAACACCGGTTTTTCATGGCAATAAAAAAGAACGGCATCGCTAAAATCGCTTTTCTTGCCGCTCTGATTTGTTACTGCAATTTTAAGATAGTAGGGGAGTAGTCTGTTATGTACAAGGTTCGCTGGCAGCATAAACATACGCACAGAAGATGAACCACTGGTTTTCACTGTCTGGTCAACAATAATATTGCCGGAGGCGTTGTCATAGATAATATACTCCACTTCATTGATCGTGTCATCGTAACATGTGTACCGCACGATATTTTCCCGTGTAGCGTCTATCACAGAAAATTTTGAAATTATCGGTTTCGCCAATTTAACACCTCCTTATTTTACGCCATATATCTCACATGGAATAATCAAATCGTTATTTGTTGTAATGGCCGTCTCACCAGAGCTTTGTGCGTCAAAGAATGTAATTTCAGTGCAATATTTATTATTCTTTTCATATGCTTTTACATAGAACGGACGAAAAGCGCTTTTTATATTTGTGTCAGAATTGTATGATACACTTGGAGTAGAATTGTCGCCAGCGCTCAAATCATAAATCATACACAGCTTCGGCGTATTCATAGTGACGCAGTGATATTCTGCACCACTCCATTCACCTGCGACTGGTTTCGACACAATAACAGAAACTTTGCTCAAATATTCGAGCACCCGTTTTGTTGCGGCACTCTCTGGATCAATCTCAACAACTTCTCTCTCTTTGTAGCCACGGAAGATAAAAATATACTCTGAATAATCGCTGTCTGCTTCAAAAGTTAACTTATTTTCTTCGCCAACAGCAGAGTATGCATCTTTTGAATCGTTCTTCCATAGTAGCTGGAAAATCTGTCCAGCCTTCAACTTGTCCACAGTAATAGTATCAGTGGTGATTTTATCCCCAGAAACTTGCGTAAGGCTGTTGTTTACAGAAGTGGAATCAAGCGCCACTTTACCGTTTTTGTCAATGGATATAGCACCAGTCAAGTTAAGCTTTGTCGCCTTGATTTTTATAGTATTTGTACTCTGGTTTATCAAAGTAGCAATGTTTTTTCCGGTATAATCCGTCTTAGCCACCTTTGAATCAATGCTTTCAGTTGCTGTTTTAATGTGCTCTTCGAGTTTTTTATTTGCGTTCAGTTCTGCAGCATCCGCATACTTTTGAGCTTCAGTTTTTGTGGCACACAGTACAATGGCATTCTCGTTTTTTGAAATTCTAGATTCTGTCAGCGAAATTCTTGTATTTAGCCCGCTCATGTCCTCGTTGTATTTTTTAGTGGTTACGCGGGCTTCAATCTGCTGCTTTGTACTCTCCAAATCAGAATTATATTCCGTTTTAAAGCTTACAAGGTCACCATCTATTTTGCCAGCGGCATCCAGTGCCTCGTTTGCTTTTGTATCATCCGTGTATTTTAGCGCCACAGCCCAGTCAGTCCGACTAAAGCTTTCAGTTGTAGGACGCGCTGTCTGACATACAAGAACTTTATTATCACCAGAACTACTTGCCCAGATATCACCACGGCTATATGGGGTTGAAGGCGTTGTGAAAAAAACACGTCTTGATCCATTTGCTGTATCGTTTTCAAGGCTCGCAGCTCTCAAAACTTTCAATAAATTCTTGTCACTAAGAGCCTCCCATATAAAAGTGTCCGTCCACCTATACGCATCATCAGCCTTCATGTCATAATAAAGGTCGCCAATGTGCAGTCTCTTTGCATCCTCCGTTACCCAATTTACTGTCGGAGCTGTATCAGTAGATGGTACACCACTGTAGAACCATAAGCTGAGTTGTCCGTCTACCTGATCTTTCAGCGTTAAAAATTCACTGACATCCGTGTATTTAACAATAGTGTCAGCAAAATCTGTATCAATAATGGACAGCTGACTGCCAATCACGTTGACTTTGCTGTCCACTGTTTTCATTGTACCAATATTATCGGGGGAACATACCAGTCGCTTCATATCACCCTGCAATGCAGTCACAACCACACTCTGTCCAACCGTGTAAATCTGGTCAGAGGTAATATTATACTGGCTTCCAAACACGGATATTGTGTATGTATTCCCACTCACCGCAGTTACCACGCCAGTCTGCGATTTGTCAAATTTTGCGTCATTGAGTTTCTTTTCAATCGTGTCTACGATGACTTTGCTCAACACGTCGATTGCATCTTGACTATTTTGTGACATCTCGTCCCTCCTTTATAAATGTATACTCGATCTCAACCTACCCAACCCACCCTGAGCCAAGTATACTTCGTATTTATTTTTGCTTATTGTACTGCTTAACGTCTATTCAGTTCCTGTACAACCTTGTTCGGCAGACGATTTACCAGCTCACGAGCCAGTGCATCGCTATCACCAACGGGATTGTTCACATTCACATCACCAATAGACAGGGAAATACCACCAGCGTCACGGCTTTGCACCATAGAAGCAGAACTATGTTTTGCCAATTGATCGCTGAACCACTTGTCTGGATTGCCGCCCATCTCAAACAGGCGAGAGGTAATATCAGCAGGAACAACACCATCGCCAGTCTCAAGATATGTATAACGTCCAGAAGCTGGCTTACGAACAATAAGTTCTGAACCTCTTTCGTCAACGTTTGCAAAATGATTCGTTTTAGAAGATTTAAGACCATTCGCATGACCACCCAAAAAGAAACCAGCAAAACCTCCCAAAAGAGTACCAATCAATGCTCCTACAGGTCCACCTACTGCCATACCCGCAGCTGCGCCCAGACCAGCACCAGTAAGAGTTGTAGCAGCCGTTTTGACTGTTTTATCTTCATTGGCGGTTGCGTCATTCTTTTTGTCTGTTTCGTCAGTTGCTTTATTCTCTTCTTTAGATACGATCTGTGTAGCGTTAATTGTGAGATTTGTTGCGCTCTTTTGTGTGTTTTCGGCAGTTTCAGAACTACTATTCGCAGTGTCTTTTGTATTCTCGGCAGTTTCTTTACTCTTACCGAAAATGTCCTTACACAGATTTACGATTCCACCAATAGGACTTATGTCCCAGAAGAACGAAGCAACGGACTTTATTGCCTTCTTACCAAAGCCATCTTCTTTATTGGACCAGATTTTCTTCTGATTCTTCATGGCCTTTGTGCCGCCATAAATACCAAGCCCGCCAGCTGCAAGAATCGGAATCGCAGCGGGCCCAGCAGCAGCCAAGGCGCTTCCAGCTGTACCAATAAGTTTTCCAGCACCAGCAAGCAACTTACCTCCGCCACTAAGTAATGTAGTTCCAACCTTACCAATCCCGCCAAGAATCGTGGAACCAATCTTGCTCTTACTAACAGCATTACCGACAGCCTTAAATCCGTTTACAACTGTGGAAACAATGCCGCCGCCTTCGCCGGAACCGCCGAATAGGCTTTGAGCGCCACCTTTGATCGTGTTCCAAATATTTGTAAACGCATTGATAATTCCATTGCCAGAACTTACAACCTGTTTTGTAATATTGTTATTCGCGGTTGTTAATATGTTCTTTAATGCGGTTCCCGTTTCTGTTGTAGTATCAACGAGCGTGGTTTTGACAGCGTTGACTGCCTGCTTGGCTGCATTAACATAAGATGTGCCAGAACTTGCAGCCTTTTCGCCACCATTATTTAAGAATCCTTTTATCGTATTCCACAGACCTTTTGTGCCGAGATCTTTGTACTCACCAGTCTTAAACATGGAATACAGATTATTTAGTTTTGTTAGCGTATTTATCAGTGATTCAAGGTTTGTAATCAAATTCTGGATGCCGGTGATCGCGCTGCCAGTATTTAGACTTGCAATGATCTTATTGTGATATCCGTCCAGTGAGCCTTCCATCTGAGATAGACTCATCTTCTGGATCTGCGCAGTGTACTCAAGCTCCTTCTGGTAATCCTTCCAGCTCTTGCCGATATCATCCATGACCTCAGACAACTTGTCCTTGAACTCATTGTACTTCTTGATCTGGTCGTCAATAGCCTTTTCAGCGTCTTTATTATTCCATTCACGCTGCTTGTCGGCAAGGTCTTCGCGTGCAGTACGCACATCTTCGGCGTTTGCCTGCCACTCGTAACCATTCTCAGTGTACACACGGGTCGTGCGCTGTTGCTGGGCGCGGGCGAGAGCGTCCTGTGCCTTGGAAAGTTCAATTGCACGTTCGGTAGCTTCGTTGTTTTCTTCTAGAGCTTCCTTCTGCTTGTTCAGAGCCTTAATCCGCTTGTCGATGACTTTATTCACAACATCGCCCCAAATCTTGAGGTCATTGTTAGATTTGTCATTTAAAGTGGAGAGAAGGGAAAGGAAAGAGGACAGAACAGCTTTTGCATCGGATAGAGCGGACTTAAATTCCTCGATTACCTTTTCGACGCCATCCCAATGCTTTTTCAGTTTTGTTGTAACCTGTTCGTCGGTCTCTTGAACTTCGAGAAGAGCCTTTTCCAAAGCGTCATCAAGTTCCTTTTGAACCTCGGCTTTTTGCTTGAGAGCTTCGTCTTCTGATAGATTCTTGTTAGAATCAATGGCAGACATTTTCTTTGTATATTGTGCTAAGACTTTCTGATACGTTGCAGTCTTCTTTGCAAGCTTCACATATTCTTCATGGGTTGGTTCACGCACATCATCAATCATTGCCTGAACTTGAATACCAATCGGACTACCTTCAAACTCTTTTGCAAACGCACTCAGTTTATCAACGTAACTTTGGCGAAGTGCCTTTACGTCGATTTTAGCGTTTCCGTCCTCATCATAAGTAAGTAGATTAGAGAATTCTTCAGGAAGTTCCTGCAGCTTCTGCATAGTATCCTGTGTCAGCTGGCCGGTAGTATTCCACTCGTCCATCGCATCTTTTAGCGTGCTCCAATTAGTTTGGTATTTGTCCAACTCGGTATTTACACGCTCAAGGTCAGTTCCAAGACCAACAAGATAATCACTAACAGAAATTTTGCCGCTTTCAATATTTGCCTTATCAGAACTTAACGAGTTTGCAAGCGCAGTAGCCGCTGCCCCACCGGTTTCGTTTGCGGCTTTTATGCGCTTATCCAATTCATCAAGAGTTGCTTTCTTAAATGCCTCGGTGTTAAGATTGATGTTTCCGTTTTTGTCAACGAGATTATCCATCAAATCCTTGTTATCACCAAAGAACTTGCTCAGTTGCAAGATAGACTCTATCTTACTTTCTGTTGCGTCAAGGTCACCAACGCCGAATTGACTATTCTTTATTTTTTGCTGAATATTATACAATCCAGAAAATGCGGATTTTATAGCGTCCGTCTTTTTCTTAGCTTCATCCATCGCGGTGCCGTAGCCCTTGATGGCGTCAGTCAGTTGCTCAAAGGAAATAGTTTCAGAATCAACACTAGAATTCAGCCAATCGAGAATCTTCTTCATCTCATCGGCAGACTTACCGCCATCTTTTGCGGCATTCGCTTCCTTGAGTTGTGCCTTGACAAAGGTGCGGAACTTAGCTGTATTAAGTTCAAGTTTTCCGTTTTGCTCCGTCAAACAAGCGGTAAACTTGTCATCAACACCAATCAGTGACTTCATTGTATCAGCACAGATATAACCATATTGGTTATATTCTTTCATCGCCTTTGTTAAGGTATCAAATGCAGAAGCAATATCAGTCACAGACTTCGCAGTAGATTTATTGTTCTTGTTGGTCTTATTTGTCGGGAACCCATTAAGCTGATTTGTTAATGCTCGCCCACCCTTTAAAGCGGCATTCATATTGGTGTACAGCAAAGAAAGCTGAGTATTTGTGCGAGTCGTGATTTCCTCTAGTTTTGCAGGATCTACGCCGCGTTCGCCGGCCTTTTCTACTTCGTTTGCAAACTCCTGAGCTGCACTGTATGTCGCAGTAGCCGCAGTAGCATTTTTCAAGGCAGGAAGAAGATTTTCCAGAGCAGTCTTTTCAGCCTCTGTTTTCTCTTTTAAATCATCAGTGCTTTCAGCCGTGTCATCGGCAGTAAGATTTGCAACCTCGTGTTGTGCGTTAGACAGAATTGTGGCGGCAGCTTCTGCGTATTCAGCAGCAAGTAACTCGGCATAACTCTGTTTATTTACCTGGAGCTTACCATTAACAAGCTCAAGGCAATTCAGATACTCGGTGTTCATCGTCAGTAAAGACTGAAGAGAATCGAGACTCATGTAGCCATACTGATTGTACTCTTCCATTGCACTGGTAGAAGCTTTATACGCAGACTGGATTTCATCCATTTTGGAAGAAATATCTTCCATCTTCTGTGCGCCAGCAGCCAATGCGTCAACACCATTTGCAGAAGACTGAGCTACAATACCAACTTGAACAAGTGCTTGAATAAACGCATTCACACCGTTTGTATCAGCAGAAAAGTCCATGTCTGTAAGAGCTTTGCGAAGATTTGCGAGAGCTTGAGCTTGCTCGTCGGATAATCCTTCGTTTGTACCCCACAAGAGCTCGTTTAACTTACTTGCATCAAACCCATCAATTGTATCTTCCAATGCTTGAACGGCAGAGTTTACCTTATCGAAAGTAAAACTGACATCCATGCCATTACTCTTGCCATCACTCCAAAAATCAACTGCTTGAAGTTTTCTACGAGCATTCGTATTATTGTTGATTGCGTCCGTAGAATCATTGTAAGAATCTACATCATCACGGAGAGCGGTTTGCTCATCAAGCAAGAATTGATACAGACTATGATACGTTCCACCAGCAGCTCGTTCAGCCTCAGTTGTGTTATCAATGATATATTTTAATGCTTTGCCAACTTCGTTGTAATAATCAACAATTGAATCCGCATCATTTAACTTGTCAGGTCCATAACCACCGAACTTGTTAAAGACATCAATGCCAGCATTTTTAATCTGGTCTCCCATATCCATTTCAGGAGCCGACCAAACAGTAAGATAATGCGTCCGATTATTCTTCTTGGCTGTATCAACAAGCTTATCGCCTTGAGCATCTTTGTTCTGTGTCAACTCATAACGAGATGCCTCTAACTGCTCCGCTGTAATATCCTGAAGTAATCCAAGCTGCTCTTCATACTTGCCATTTTGAAGGTCAAGTTTACCAAGTTTATTTTCATCAAGCGTTCTTTGTTCTTTCGCAAGATCAAGAATCTCTGCCTGAATGTCTTTTGCTTGATCAAAGTCCTCTGTATCCCAACCAGACTTGTCGCCAAGTTCTTCATAAGCACTGACCAAATCCTTTAAAGAGGAAGTGGTGCTCTGCGCAGCATCGGCGGCTTCCTTGGATTTCGTGGCCGCAGTGTCAATACGCTGAGAATATTCAACAAATTTCTTTGTTATCCACGACAGTGCAAAACCAATGCCAGCGCTTAATGCGGCATTAAGTAAAATAGCTCGTGCCCGAAGCAACAACATACTGAGTGACAACTTGTTTGTTGCACCCTCGGCTCCCTCTGCTTGAACTTTACTTTGGATTAAAGCTGTGGTAAGATTACTAAGAGAAGGTCTTGCTCCGTTTGCCGCTTCTTTACACTGGTTGTAAACTGCAACTAAACGTAAAAATTTCTTGATTATTGTGTCCCAAATGCTAGATGTCGTATCTGTTCCATTAGTAGAAAAGAAAGTTAATACCAATCTACTTTTATGAGGAGAGAGTTATGAAAAAGATAGGATACTGTCATTGGTGTAACAAATATGCCGATTTAAATTATGGCTTTTGCCCGTTTTGCTCAAGTCAACTGATATCAATCAGTGCATGGAATAAAATGACCAACAAAGAAAGAGAAGATTGGTTAAATAGAAATCCTAGACACAACCCTCCTAAAAAAATGTGGGGTGTTAATCTTGACTCCGCAGAAAAGGAAAACAAACAAGCCCGCGCTCAACTTGAAGAGGAAGCTCGCCTCGCTCAGTATAAGCCCACTTGCCCAGTATGCCACTGTCCTGATTTGGAAAAAATCTCCGGTTTTGACAAGACTGTGGACATAGCGGTTTGGGGCGTATGGTCGAGAAAGGCACACAAGCAGTTTAAGTGTAAAGCGTGCGGATATGAGTTTTAAAGGAGAATAAAAATGCTTCAAAGAACAACAAACGGTGTTCCTCAGAAAGATTTTTGTCTTCATTCTCCTGCTAGTGTAGAATTCAACGGAAAGGAAGTTCGTGGATTAACAGCTTATTGGGATACTGGAAGCTCCGTATGCTGCATCGCAAGAGAAATTGCCAACAAACTTGGCTTACCCATCATGCCAACCCAGCAAGAAGTTAAGTCAATCACAGACTCTAAAATGGCTGACGTTACCGTCTGCACATTAAAAATTGGCTATGGCGATGACATAATTCTCCCCGATACATTGTTTTGTGTTATGGACCCGGAAGATTTTGAATATGAACTTCTTATCGGACAAGATGTTATAGGGTATGGAGAACTACATACTAAATACAATCCAGCAATGGAACGGATTAGACTTGAGTTTGAGATTGACCCTTCTGTGATTCCAGATCCTGAGATTTAAGTATAGCCTTCCATTGTGAAAAAATTCGTTTCCGTTCTTCCTGAGTAAACGGAGGCATCTTCCGTACTCTTACGGAAACAATGTTAAAATCGTTCATTCAAACCCCTCCGATACAAAAGAGATGTGAAATCTGTGGAAAAATATGTACGGTATTGTCCATTTTGCGATAAATACTATTCAAGATGGGACTTATTATGCGCTTTTTGTATTCGAGACAATATTTTGCTTATAGAATGGAACGAAATGACAAAAAAACAAAAGGAAGAATGGAAAAATAAAACTAAGCCGAGGAGAAGTATTTCTGAAATAAATCCAGATACTCTCAAAAAACTTCAAAAGGATGCCAACGCTTTCGACGCCCAATATAGAGCAGAACTGGAAGAAAAAGAGCATCCTAAGTATGTTCCCAAATGCCCCACTTGTGGTTCGCCAGACATAGAAAAAATTGGAACTGGTGCAAAGTTGATTGATGTAGCAATATGGGGCTGGGCAAGCAGAAAGCCTGGTAAACAATTCAAGTGTAAGAACTGCGGGTATGAGTGGTGATGTGTTATGAGTTTGGTATTAGCTATTTCAAATTGCAATGGTATCGCCATATCAGCAGATAGAAGAGTAACGCAAGATCCAGTTGGAGATAGAAGCGCGTTGCTTCTTACCGATAATGAAAGAAAACTTTTCGTTACTAAGTCTGGACACGCTATTGCAAACGTTGGTTCTCATGTTCTAAAAAGTATGAAATCATCATCAAGTTTAATCAAAGATACGATTGAGCAAATGACCCCAGATATGGCCTTGAGCGATGAACTTCTTACTCTAAAACAAGCATTTACTGAAAATGCATTTGATGACGCATACATTATTTTAATTGGAGCAGGGATTGATAATGGACAACAAGCTATTTTGTCTATGAATATCAAAGATGAGTATCCGACTGCTCAAACTAACACTTTTGGTTATGGAGCCTATTACAGAGGTGACGATAAAGAACTTAAAAACCTCTTAGGATTATTCCCAATCGATGTCGATTATTATCCGATGCAAGAGTCCGTAGACTATATAAAATTTCTAAATAGGACTATCGCAGGGCTTCAAAGATACTCAAAGCATTTACAAAGTATCAGCGAAGAATGTGATGTGCTTATAATCGATAAATATGGAACAAGATGGGAAACAGCTCCAAAACAATTATAACTTCCAATTTATGCAAGGTTGGATGTTTACGGAGCATCCGTGCTCGTCGCTAGTCGTCCGAACACAATGAGTGGTAATTTGATCAACAACGGTGCTGCCAATACGACCTAGAACTTCTTTAGCTAAGTCGTCTGCATTACAAACAGGTTCTCGCTGTTCCTTGATATATTCAAGAAGGGTGGCGAGTTCTTTTACGTCAATTTCAATTTTCAATTTAATCACCTCGATTATAAAATACAAAGCTGATCGATGTAGCAATATGTGGCTGGGCAAGCAGAAAGCCCGGCAAACAGTTTAAGTGTAAGAATTGTGGATATGAATGGTGATGAATTATGTCTCTTATTATTGCAATCCCTACTAAGCAGGGGATCTTCGTGTCAGGCGATTATAGACGAGAATCTAAATATACCGACAGAGACTCAAACGAAGTCATGTACACCACTCATTCTGATTTTGAGCAAAAGGTTTTCCGAACCAACAATGGTCATGCAATAGCTCTTGCTGGAAATGCAAAGTTAAACGATGGAACTTCGACTAATGATACTGTTTACAAGCTTGTTAAGAGTGTCAATCGCCGCAAACTAACCATCAAACAAGAAATCGAGCTTGTAAAGAAAGACATCTCAGCTAAAACAGGAGATAATCCTGTTGCACTTCTTATCGCTGGCTACGAGAATGGAAAACAAGTCATCTTGAAAACAGATACAAGAGAGAATAGTATTCAGGACGTTTCAAACGAAGACATTGCTGTCATCGGTGTGATGGGTGTCGCAGAAAGACTCATTCGCATAGTACCGCCGAGAGATACACTTTGCGAAATCGATGTTGTTGAGTACATCAAGTTTCTGAATAGAACGGTCGCAAAAATGCTGGAATTCTCGGACTATAACCCAATGGTAAGTGAAGACTGTGACGTTCTAGTTATCACAGAGGATAACGCCCGATGGAAAACCTCACTCAGAAGACTCGACTCTCTTAGGTAGTGGACCGTAATCAGCGTAAATTACGATTGTCCCATCTTTTTTTAGGCATGATATCCCAAAATGCGGAACGACTTCTTCGATATCTGGAAGTTGAGCCGCAAATGCTTCAATTTCTTCAAGAGTTGAAAGAGGTTTTCGCTCAAAAGTAGTAGTATCATTCATATGAAAAACCTCCCAAGAGAGCAAGCTGAAATTGAGGCAGCAAAACCTAAGTATGTTCCCAAATGCCCTATCTGCGGTTCACCAGATATAGAAAAGATCGGAACTGCTTCTAAAGTCTTAGATGTAGCATTCTGGGGCTTTGCCAGTGGAAAAGTGAAGAAAACTTTCCATTGCAAGAATTGTGGGTATGAGTGGTAAGCGGTGCCTAACTGAGATAGCATAAATAAAGCCACTGTCGGATGACATCCGTCCGACAGGGGAGTTATATGTTATTTAACTTAGTGTTTTGGCATCTCAACTAATCCGCCAATATTGAACTTTTGATACGGGGAATTGTTATCCATGTACATGAGTTCAAATCGCTCAACTTCACTCATCTTGATGCAAAGGACAGTTCCATCTACACGATGCTCTTTAAGTGCAGTTGGAATATCATCGGCACTATTTGCCGTACAATGATGAATCACCACAATGTAATCATCATCAGCACTTGAAAGTTTTCCGTAGATTACCTTCCCATCTTTTGTGAAAACTAGAATCTTTGTGCCACGTTTCGTATCAAAGAATTTAGTCCAAATATTGTCGGCAGTTTCAACACTTAGAAAATGGGCAAAGAATTTTCTTGCCGGAAAACTATTCTTTATTAAATAAAATAAGATACCGCAAATAAAGCCAAGGGCAACATAAAGTAGGGCTGACGGAACTACTGTAATTAAACATTGTGGCGCGTAACCATCCACGAAATTCTTGAAAAGATATCCAAGCGAAATACTAATAATAACGTATGCCGCATACTCAATCTTTTTCATCGAAAGACGAGTATAAACCCAGACGCAAATTGCTCCTGGAACAAAATAAGAGAATAGTGAGTTAAAGTCACTTATCAGTTCCGTTATTTTCACTTTGACCTCCTTCTTTTAGTTTTACGGTTCGGAGACTTTGAAAAAATTTTACATCCGAATCAATATCAAAATCCTTACCTTTGCCATCAACATACGAGAATTGCATATCACGACTCGAAATTTCATAATCCGGCACATGCTTCTTATTGTTTTCCATGATTCAACACTCCTTTTGTAAGAGTGTATCATAGGCTGTCGTAAAAAGCAACATAAATTAAAACACCCGGCCTCCCAGTAGTAGGGAAGTCGGGCTGGTTTTATGATGATGCCTTACTTCAGTTTTTCCAGAATCTCGTCTGCACTCACACCGCTAGACAACAACTTCTTGAGCACATCCTCAGCTTCAGCCTTCTTTGCAGCTTCCGCGACCTTTGCGTCGGCATCAGCCTTTTTCTTTTCGAGCTTGGTGATCTCTTTGTTGAGTTTTTTCAATTCTGCTTCTTTTGCTTTACGCTGGGCGTTCAGTGTAGCAATATCATCACCAATAGTTGCAATCTCCTGAGCAATAGATTCTGCGGCAGTATTCTTTTCAGCAATCTGTGCCGCATAATCGATACCGTCAAGAACCTTTACTTTGTTCTTACTTCCTTTAGGTCTAGCCATAATAAAACACCTCCGTATATTTTGGATACGCGATTGTACTTATATTATAGCCAGAAAATTTCAGAAAAGCAACCTCTTTCTCTATGTATTATAAATTACATTATAGTGGTATTGACACAGCCGTGTCGATGCGTGTATAATAAATGGGCAGTCAAGGATTCTGCGTTTACTTCCTTCCTTTCATAGACATATATAGGCGAACGTCCTCCCATTCAGCCGAAAGGCGAGAAGGAGAATGCCATATCTTTTACTCCCTTTCGGTGAGTTTATACCGAGAGGAGTGATGTGTAATGACTATTGAGATCACTACGGTCTACTATGTCGCAATGCTGATTTTCGGCTTTGCTGGCTTTGTCAAAACGCTTCTTGAGATTTTCAAGATGTTACATCATCATAGCGAAAGCCGTGATAAGTAAAAGAGCCGCCTATTAGCAGTAGGTGGCTCTTTCTGTGATGTGAATGTGTCCAAGCATTTACATTGCATTTTAAACTGTTCACCGAGGGCTTCGTCTATAGGAGTCCTTGGCTGTTTTTATTATACACTTTTTAGAGTACGCTGTCAACGAACAACAGTGTACTTTTCCTTTTTTGTTCAATTATTCAATCATTTTCTCTTTCTTATATCGCGCCAGAGAATAGCACGTCTCCTCGTTCCCACCTACTTCTTTAAGTCGTCTGGTTACGTCTGAGGTGGACTTCTGAACTTTCGTCCAGAACTGACTATCCTTCCAGTGGTTGCTCACTGACCCTTTTTAGTCGATGAACCTTCCACACTCCTACATTATATAATAGGGGAGTGAATCGGCTGCTGACCGCCCATTATAAACACTACTTAGCACTCGATTATTACCATATTTTAACAATACGGTAAAACCGAGCTTTTATCTCAGCATATAGCATCCATATCCTTGTTTCTATCTTTCGATTCCTACATTATATAAATATAACAATAGGCGATATGGCTCTTAGGGTTTCCCAGCACTCTAGGGGCTATTTTATTTTTACATGGTGCCGCATCCTATATTTTATACGCAACAAATATAAGAGGGCATATTAACTTTACCCGCACCATTTTTGAGCTTTCCGCTCATCTGCATTACAGACAACACGCCAGAGATGGCAGCTGTCAAAGTGGGTAATGCACCTGCAAATTTTACAGCACTATCTGCACCGTCAACAAAAACTGTGGCAAGGCTTATAAAGAACTTCGGAATATCTGACTTCATCAAGTCCGTACTAAACTTCTGGAATGCAGAATCAAGCTGATTAAGCTTCGCCTGCAAGGAATCCATATACGTCTGGTTCTCACGCATTGCGCTGCCGCTAGAATTAAGCGCCTGCTTCATAGCATCTTCAGCAACATTAAAATTATTCAGCAGGGCAGATGTACTCTGACCTCCTCTCTTTCCAGAAATCAACTCAGTAATATTTGCCTGTGTTGTGTCAGACAGATCTTTCCAAACCTCAGAAAGTTCCTTCATAATCTGATAGGTTGATTTGAAGGTGTTATCATCCTTCATAATATCAACACCAGCAAGTTGCTTCAACTCAGATCGAAGTTCGGATACAGAATCTGCCATCCCATCTGTTGCGATACCGGCATTCTCCGCATCTGTTTTTGAAGCACGAAGGTACATACTCAAAGTTTTTAGGTAAGTGCCACTCGTATCGGCGTCCTGAAGTACACCATTTACAGCAGCCGCCAAACTAAGCGTCTCCTGATATGTATTTCCGGCGGCAGACATCGCAGCGGAACTTTTCTGCATTATAATTCCAAGGTCGTTCATACTGACCGGTTCGGTATTAGCGATTTGATTCATGCAGTCCAGAAGACGTTCTGCATCATCAGCAACCAACCCAAAACCTTGCATTGCAGAAATCAGGTAAGAGGAAGCAGTCGTTGCGTTATCGATCTGGTCTCCAACATTCGCCATAAGTGCAGACACACGAGCAAGCTCTTCAGAGTCTTTATCCGTATATCCAAGTCGTTTCCAATCAGCAGTGCTATTTACAAGATCAGAAATATTAGCACCAAGCTCACGAGCGTTTATTGCAGTTCTATCGAGATATTCATTCATCTCGTCGCCAGTCATTTTACTGACCTTTTTAAGCTCTGTTACAGCCGTGTCCAGTTCCAGAACATTATTATAAACCTCTCGCAGACCTTGTTTAACCATAGCCACGCCAGCCATAGCGATGGCGGTCTGGAAATGCTCCTTAAACAGACGAGACAGTTTTTGACCAAGAGTTTCTGTGGTGGCCCCACATCTGCTGGCCTCAACCTCAAGGTTTGATAGTCTTGCACTAAGATCAGTAACATCGCCTTCACAACCAGCAGCAGAAGCTTTTATTCCGTTTAAACTATCAATTAGCCAAGAATATTTACTTTTATTTGCAATAGAGTCTTCTAACTTCGTTGCACGTTCATAAACACTCTTAAACTTCGTCATGTCAACATTGGCTTGATTTATATCTCTAAAATCAAATCCAAGTTCTTTTAAATGTTGACTTGTAGAATCAATAGTTGTATCAAGAGTCTTGCATTTTTTATCAAAGTCTTGAATTGCTTTCCCTGGTGTAGTGTTCTCAATAGAAGCAAGCTGATTTCGCAACTCTTTTAACTTTCCAGAAGTTTTTCCAGTTCCATCTTCTCCATATAAATATTTTTTGATATTATCATTTTTATAGTTGGAGTTATTCTTAGAATAGTTTTCAAGAGACTGAATCTTTTTTTGATATTTTTCATACTCGGATTCTTGAGATGTGAGAGTCTTTTTTAAATCATCTGCAATTTCTTGATTTTGTTTTTTTAGTTCTTTTGCAACCGAATCAGCACCTTTTGCAGTATTCCTGTCAGCATTGAATTTTCCGGTTTTTTCGATATCCTCAAGCTTTAACTTCTGAGATTCCGTAATTACATCTTTTGTTTTTGTCTTGAGTTTATCCATCTCATCGTTGATTACGCTCAATCTAGTCTGTACCGCTTTCAACTCAGATGATTTGTTTCCATTAGCAATTAACGATGCTTCATCCGCTTTTAACTTTGCTTGACGATTTGCAAGGCTGAAAAAGCGTGAAATATCACTTTTTGAAGTATCTTGTGTTTTTGTAGAACCAGACTTTCCGTTATCAACATTAACTGTCTGCTTTGCCGCAGATTGCATAGCTTTTTTAAGCTGTGCGGTTACTTTGCTCTGGTCAATCTTAACATCAAGTGTGACCTTTGGAGTTTTTAATTTTCCGCTCTTGACTACCTTATCAAGTGCATCATTTATATTACGGATAGTGTCGTTTTGATTTACTCCAAAAGCTATTTTTACTGGTTTTTCTTTATAATGCTCCTTGACAGAATTAAATTGCTTATCTAATTCTGTTTTGTTTGTGTCAATAACAACCTTGACCTTAATGGCTGTTACGGCAGAAGACTCTGTACCAGTATTTTCTTTTTCATCCATACTGTTGGTCACCTCTCTTTTCCATTTTCAACAATTCCTTTCAAAATAAAAAAGAGAAGCGGCCAGCTTCTTCAAGCCAGCCTCCTCTCATTCAAATTTTATTCCAAATAAATTCTCATAAAAGATGGCTTTTACAATCCATGTAAAGCCGTCTTAACAATCATTGCCGCCTCTACTTGCGCAGGGGCAATAAACGGACGTGCAGGGCGATATTCTTTCTGCCCGCCAGACCGAAGATAATAACTCAGATCCATCCAAAGACCATTCTCGATCCAGTTCGCAAACATAGTTCCACCAACAGCCGCGTTCTCACGTTCATCAAATAGAATATTTGCCCCACCATATTCGTTCCAAACAATCGGTGAGCCACCAAAATGATATTCTCTGTACAATAAAGTATCTGCTACACGTTGAGAATCGAACTTCTTCCCACCAAGAAAATAAGACGGTTGCGGTTTTGCGATGTCTTTCACAATCATCGTAACAATGTTTCCATCACGAGTCACACTACTTACAATATTATTTGCATCTTCGATTCCAGCAGAACGGGCTGATTGTGACTGAATATTTTTCTTCGCACTTGCTTGAAGAACTGTTTCGATTTGCGGAGCTACGTCCTGCATAATTTGCTCCACACCATCTGCCACATCACTCAATAGGTCATCGAAGTTTGTATATGACTGTTTCATTCACTACACCTCAAATCTCAAACCGATCCTTTGCAGACTGAATCTTTGTCGTATCCTTTTTGATGTAATACTTGTTGGTCACATCCGTGCCAGCATGGTTGAGCAGGGAAGAGACATCTTCCAGACTCATACCCGCATTCTTCAGCAGGGTAGCACCACTGTGCCGGAAATCGTGCGGATGCAGCGTAGGCTCATCAATCATCTCACCAATCTTCTTACACCAATCACCAGCCGTGCTCGAAGTAATCGGCATCCATGCGCCATTGATTTTCGTACCAACAAACACATAGCCGCCATCCTCAATATCATGCTCAGTACGGTATTCCTTCAGCTCTTTCAAAAGCTCAGAAACTTCCTTGCTGAACATCAAATCAACAATTTTGCCTTCCTTCTCCAGAACGTCATGCACCATACGGTTCTCATAATCGATAGACTTCCAGAGTGTATTTCGCACAGCATTAACACGAGCCATCGTTGATAGTGAGAACAGTGCGTACAGACGCAACGTCATCGCATTATCCTTCATGTGAACGGTGGTCGCAGATTCAACCATAGCGTTCAGCTTCTCTCGCATCAACTTAACCTCGTCCGGTGTAAGGTATGTCTGCTTCACAACAGCCACGTCCTTGGTCGGTCGGTCAATGAACTCCATCGGATTTTCTTTGATAATTTTCTTCTTGCGAAGATACCGATATAGCGCAGAAATTGTACTCATACGCCGTTTCATACGAGCAGAGTTGTTTCCATGCTTCTTACAGTAGAACAGAAATTCCTCGATATCCTCTTCCTCAAGTTCCGTCACAGGGGCATTACCCTGATTGTCCAGAACATAAATCATCCACTGCTTGAAATCAGATTCATAATTGTAAACAGTAGACGGGCTGAGGTCACGGATGCCCATATCAGTCTCATATCTATCCCAGTATTTCAAAGACACTGGGTTTACGTTCTTGAACTTCTCAGCATCCCATAGCTTCAGCGGTTTACTTCTTGTAGCCATATTAAAATTCCCTCCAACCCACCCCTAAAAGTGTTTATTCCTTTTTATCTTTTGCCAGCACAGCAGAGATCTCCTGCTTATTGTCCAGCAGGGCAGACATAACCTGAGAAGCCTGATTTACATCAAAGTCTCCAAGATTCTTCTTTGCCTCATCCAGATAATCCTTCAGGTAATCAATAAACTCGGCAAACGCATCGCGCTTGTTGCAAATTGCCAGAGCAAGATACTCATCGTGAGAACGCTGCACACGCTCCTGCACTGCCTTCTCCAGAGAATCATACTGATCCCAGAACGTAGAAGTATCGCAACCTGCAGCTTCAATCTTCAGGTTAAAAGACTCATAAGCAATGCGCGGCCACTCAGTCTGCGGTTCATTGCGATAATCATAACCAACAAAATACTTCAAACAGGTCAGCCGAAATGCCACATCAAACAGCGCAGGCTGATAATCGTCCTGAACAGTACACATCTCAATGACCTCTTTCACGAAGTCAATTCGCTCCTGAAAATTTAAAACCTTCATTTTATCTCCCTTTCGTCTGTGCTTGCTTTAATTTCTTTCGCTCTTTTCGAGCTTTTTTTAGGTCGTCGTAATCGACCCAGCCTCCATCAATTTTGGAGTATGTAATCCAGCGGTAATCTACATCAGGATACTTGAACCAGAACATCTTGCGCTTCATCAGCGCAACACTATCAGCGAATCCCTTCGTATCAATCACTTGTTTGCTGCCATCTCGATATGTAATTTCATAGTCCGCCACATAATCAATCTTCCGCACCGCTACGTCCTTTCCGTCCTTATCGACCCGGCGGAACGCTTCCTGCAGAAGAAAGGGGACTTGCTTACGACACTCTACAATTTCGCCGCTTGCCAGCCTTGGCAATACAATATCTCGATAAAACAACATTTCTGCCTTACTATCATAAACTACGCCATCATATGTTCTATCTGCTGGATTCTTACTGACATTAAACTTTGTTCTGTTCTTTTTCTCCATAAAATCACCACGAAAAACGAAGGGGCGGTTATGCCCGCCCCTTATGATTTGATGTTTTCTTAACTACCGGCTTCACGGGCGTCTCATCCTTTACATCACTAGATGATTCATTTTCAGCCTTTGCAGGCTCATCCATGATCTCATGGAAAACATCACGAACAGCAGGGATAAAAGTTTCTACCTCGGCTTCCGTAACATTCTTATACTTGCGCATCAAAAGAGTAGTCAAGTCTGCCTTTGCAGTCTCTTTTGAAATAATTCCCTGACGATACTGATTTACAGCAGTCCACACAAGAAAGTGCGGCTCAGTGTCGCAAATCATTCGCCAAGGATTAAGACGCGCATCCTGCTCGCAATGCGGGCAAACCGGATATTCTTTTCCGCAAGTACGGCACCAATTTAGATTTGCCATTAGGCAGCTGCGGTCTCGATGCGGAACAGACGCTTATCGTCAGAGCAGTACTCCTGAGTAGCGCTGATCTTAACAGGATGAGTCAGCTCGTTATTCAGGGTCATATCGATAGCGTTATCCATCTTGGCATTCGGGAAGATGATGCGCATCAGCTTCTTGTTTGCCTTGTCACAAGGATTGTAGCAGAATGCCTCGATCACAAACTCGCCCTCGGTAGAGAACTTGTCGGCACTATCATTGATGGCAACGCCCTCCTCACTCTCATACTGGTACTTTACAACAAAGCGGTCGCCAGCCTTCAGGTTTGCACCAGTAGGCAGAGTAACCTCAGTACCAGTGACAGAGAACTGAGACTCTGCAGTCTCACCTAGCTCAAAGGTCTTCAGTGCATTGCCCTGACCATCGATTAGATCGATGTACTTAAAGGGGGCATTTGCAACAGCAGCCTTGGGAGTATGGGTCAGAGTCAGCTTCTTGCCGTCCGCAGAAGTCAGGTACTCAACAGTGGTAAAGACCTGCTTTGCCTCAGAGGAAGCAACCTCCTTCTTGGAGCCCATCTGCTCTGCCAGAGCACCCAGATGCATCAGAGCATTAGACCAATCTGCCTCAGCGGTCTTGCTCTTGTCGAATGCCATAATGTTAACGCCCTGTGCATCCTGAGCATAAACAGTCTCGCCGCCCAGAGTCAGCTTGAAGTCCTTAACCTGGTTCATAGTCCACAGACGCTTACCATTCAGGTCATACTCGTGAATGCGATGAACGCGGTCGATAACGACCTCATTAAAATTAAAATCACTCATAATTTTCTTCCTTTCAATTTATTTGGATAAAATAAAAGAGCAAGGTCAATCAATCAACCTTGCTCGTCCAATCCAGTTGTGCTTTTGGAATCTTTCCAAATTCCACGGTGCCAGCGTAAACGCCATGCATCGTATTATCGTATTTTTTTATTTGCTGAATCTTTCTTACATGATTCATAAACACACTCATAGGGTAATCCATAGCCTTGAAATAATCCGCTTTAAAGCCAGACGAACACGCCATCGAGAGCACAAGCTCAGCAAGATGTGGTTCATAACGCTTAATTTTTTGATACTCCAAGTTATCTCTGGCTTCCTCTATCATTGCAATTCTTGTTGGTTCGTCAGCAGCAAACTCGGAATGCTTTTCAATTCCATTCGCAGCACATAGGTACTGAGAAATCGTTTCATACACCACATGGTCAATACGAGTGTCCGTAAGCCTGTTGTGTAATACGATCTCACCACTTATGTTATCTTTCGCCATCATAAACCCAGAAATGTCCATATCACCAAGCAAAATAGACATATCCTGATTTTTATTGCCTATAAAAAGTTGCCGGAACATTTCAAAATCCGAAACCTTCTGCCAATCAACCCCAACAGAGTCAAGTTGTGCTTTGTAGTCGCTCGATGTAGAACAGAACAGATAAACCAACTGAAAATACTTTTGCTCGCCATAATCGATAATGTCACCGACAGACGGCATATGAATCGTAATTTTGTCATTGATTTTAAAATCTCTTCCACGCATCAAGCTTGGCTCATACAGTTCTCGAAGTTCCATCAACCACACCCCACAAGGTCATCCAGATCCTGCGTCTTGAACGTCATGATTCTCACACGATGGTGTAAATCCATGTTATCCTCGATGTTGGATGTAATTTTAAGTTGCTTGATTCCAAAAATTGTACTGCCGTGTAGTTCTTTTTCCACAAGACCACTCAGATAGTCAACTCGTGTTGCACCGCCATGACCCTTCATCTTCATCAACGCTTGGTTCACAATAACCCACACAGTAAGCGTGAAGTTCTCATACCAATCGTTGACGTTGCTACGATCAGTCATATTTACCTTAAAACAAATATAGCTGTGTGCTGCCTCAATCGTGTCGGGAATATGAAAGTATGGGAAGATGTATGTATAAATCGCCTCGTCAGGCTCTTCAATATCATCATTACCCATCGCTTCAACAAGTCCTTCAGTATTGACCAGCTTTAAAGCCAATTTGTTTTTGTAGTCAGTAATCAATTCACTCGTTGTCACAGCAAACTCACCACCTTACATTCGATAGATGTATTTGCCGTACCATCTGCATTTGTCAAAGAAATCCTAACAGTTGCGCCGTCCATAATACTATTATTCAAAATACGAATTTTAAAAGTACCATCGTCGGCAGTCTGTGCCTCAACAAATTCCTTGAACTCATCAAGGCAAATAAAACTCCACTTTGCAATCTCCGCAACCTCTTCGCCAGTAATACTTGTGAACACCGGAGTGAACTTTTTCCAAGAGCCGCCAACACGAACTTCTGGCTTACCTGCATACTTAATAGTAGCAGTCACCTGTGAGTCAGCATCCGGTTCGTTACTCTTGTTTGGTTCAAAGTAATCACAAATCATCTTCTCGGCATTGTCCGTCTTACTGTTATACTGATCCTGCCGGATATTCAACACAAGGAATCCCTGCGTTTTACCATGCAGTTCGTAGCGCTCTGTACTCTGGTCAACAGAAGTCGTAACATATGTTTTCGGTTCTCCATTGATAATTTCCAGCATAAAACGCTTATCAAGGTCAATCAATGCAGTTTCATCATCAAAAGGCATCTGCACCTTATACTCACGCTGGCTCAGGGAAGTCACAACGAGTTCCTTGTTGTTCGCATAGTAAGGCTTACTCAGCGTTGCCCAACGAGATACTATCTCACCAGTAATCGGATTTTGCCATTGAATCTGACGATTACACAGCTCCATTTTTCCACGAAGAAAAATCTCATCGTTCGGTTCAATCTCGGTCACTAGCCATTTACAGTTGTAGCAATCAACAATATCACCAAGGTTCAAAGAATCACCGGGATAAGCCCAAATCTTTTTCTCCTTGACTATACTATTACTACGGCTGACAACCAACTTCTGAGGTAAACCATTCACTAGAGTATTATCCTCGTAGTCAACACTATCTTTGAAGTGCGCAGCGAAGTCATGCTTTGCAAAAGCAATTTTGACATCCTTTTTGTTAGACATCTTTGCGGCACCACCAACAGCTCGTGCCCTCGTATAAAAGTCCATCTATGTACCTCCTTACTCAGAGTAGGAAGCGTATGTATCATAGTCGATGGTCTTACGCTTACGGGTCGAGCGGTCTTTTGCCATATAATTGTCCAACATCGTCATATTCTCCTCATGGATGTCTTTCACAAGGGCACGAATACTCGCACGCTCATTAGCAGGGGAGAATACCTGTAAACTTGTAGGAAGGTCTTGTGCGCTAAATGCCTTTAGCTTTCCAAATTCTCGTTTGAAATGTTGCTCCAACATCAGGTGCGCAAGCATATCAATTTCGTCGTATGTAAGGTCTGAATTGAACTCCTCTAACTCAGAATCATAATCATCAAAGCTAAAATTCTCTTCAGGTTCAATATTTCTGAAAATAACAGAAAGTGACTCCATTAAATAACTCTTTGCACGGTCATGCACAAGGTTTCTTACTTCATTCTCGCTCAGGTCAAAATACTGAAAGAAATTACTATCAGTTTCAACCAGCTCATAGAACTTATCGTATATTTCCGAAAATGCGGTCACATTATCCCTCCAATCTTACTCGGCGGGAACGACCTCCGCCTTTTCTGCCTCTGCCTTCTTACGGCCACGCTTGACGGCAGACTTTTCTGCAGAGCTGTCCTGTGCAACAGGCTGCGCACCTGCCATCATAATAGATTGCATCTGTGCCATCATAGCCTGCATCTGCTTCTGCATTTCAGCCATCTGATTCTTTGCAGTCTCAAGTTCTGCCTGAACATTATCAGCAGGCTTGGTTGCAGGTACAACAGACAACTCGCTGTTACGCTTGCCAGCACGAAGCTCCTTGTAACGCTCGTCAATCAGGCGCTTAACCTTAGTAGACAGATCTTCACCGGCATTGGTCATACGATAAAAGCGACCACGGATACGCTCAAACTGAGCACCATCCTTAATGTCAATCATTCGCTGAAGATTCTCGACAGTAGGATTCAGAATCGCATCATCAATATCTTCAATGAATAGAACATCGTCACCCTTAATGCCAATAGCCTTAAAGATTTCTTTCTGCTCTTCAGGGCGAAAACGCAGAACACCATTCTTGAACGCAGAACAAGTGCTGTTCATATACATAATCTCTTCCGGCGGAATAGGAATCACACAAGGCTCTTCCACACTACCGGGCTCGAAAGTATAGCCCTTACCGTTCAGTGACGAAATGGTAACCACGTTATCGTCGCAGTTCAGAACGTCAATGAACTTCTTTTCCATCACGGAACTCATAATTTGTCTCCTTTTCTATACAAAGCGGAGACCGCAAAGCCTCCGCTCAAATTTGCCTTTGGTAAAATTACTGCAGGACAATCTTAGCAACACGCTCGATATGATCAATGCTGTAGCCGAAGGTGAAGTCCTTGACCATCAGATGGATCTTTTCATTATTGTTGTCGTGATCCTCGTAAGTATGAGTCTCACCCTTCATGTCAAGACGGCCAATCTTGCCCGCAATACCATAAATTCTTTTCTGTTATTTTTAAGAAAAATGTTTATCTAAAATTGATTCAATGTTATCAAAATCCGTGTAGGGAATTCTGATAAGCTTGATATTGTTATCAGCGCAATACTGTGTTTTTAAATCGTCATGATATTTTGTTAATTTAAAACGATCATTTGCTGTTTTGTCTTTGTTCCCGCCAAAACGCACAGGAAAGAAATGCTGCTGTCCATCATATTCAATACATGTATTTTTATCTGGTATGTAAAAATCAAACGGAAGTTTGTGTCTGTCTTTTAATTCTTCAAAAGATTTCTGTGGAATATATGTGATTCCTTTTTTATCAAAATATTGCCGAATTCGCTTTTCACCCTTTGATGATGCACATTTTGGGCAACCATTCGGATCTTTCTTTAATAATGAATTTGGACTCGCATACCATTCATTTCCACAAATACGGCAATGACATAGCATTTTTGTTTTATTTCCACTATATTCACCAATCGTATAGATGGATTGTGTTTTGGAATGAAGTTCTGCAACGAAATCAATTGTTGTTTTCCTCGCTATGCCACGACATTTTGGGCAACCAGATTTATCATGAATTAAATGGGCAGCGCTTGTAGTCCATTTATATCCGTCAATATCACACTTTACTTCAAGAGGAGCACAAATACCTTTATATTCAGTTAAAATAGTAAGGTTTGGAGATATCTTTTTTACCATACTACAAATCTGTTGATTGGTATATCGTTCCTTTCCGCTACATCTTGGACAAGCACACTTGCCACTTTTTAATGATTTCAAAACAGCGTTTGCTAAAGTTTCCCACTCGTATTCGTCTAAAAGACATTTAAAACGAACCTTATTGTTTGCACCAGAATATTTGTTTAAGAGAATGATGTTTTTACTATAAGAAGCAAGTTCTTCTCTAAATTCCGCATCTGTTTTCATTCTGCTCACTCAATACACCTCCTTTCTCGCAAAAACAAAAGCCAGATACTCTACACAGCATCTGGTTAAGTCAAAATATTAGATAAACACTATAATCGGACGCTACTCCGTTCTTGTTGCATATAGCAACCTCGTACTCTCATACGAGCAAAGACTATATCTTCACCCAGTAAAATTGGGGCACACCACTTCGGATGCCAAACACTTGCATCCTAACCGCTCCCACGCGGATAGTCGTTGAACCTTCCTCTATTCGAGGCTTGGCTGCTGATTACCCATTATTTCGACGTTTAGGATTTAACCTTGCGCCATCTACAATTTTCTTTCTACTTTCGTAACCACCCATCTAGACATATTTCATCCTTCTGTTTTGGTAATTGTAGTTTTAGGGTTTTCCAGCAATTCAATGTGTATTTATTATCGTGACTTACATCACGACTGGACTATATTACGTAAATTACATAAATTTAATCCGGGATCAGCAGGGAACCATCACCCAGCTTCTTGGCGGAGCTAATACCAGTGATAGCAACACCATCGTAAGTCTTAACCAGACCATAACGGTTAAACTCATCCTTAGCTGCGTCAGACAGATACTCAGCGTAACCGGTCATACGACGCATCTTAGCACAATACTTCATCAGACTGACAGTGAAGGGATTACCACCATCTGCGTACTCATTCAGATACAGAGCCAGAGCGTCCATATCCTGCATAGTGGGCTCCTTACCCTGTGCATCGATCTTCTGCTCGCCACCAGTGATAGCGTCATCAACCATGCTGAAGATGTCATAGAACATCTGGTTCTTCAGAGCCTCAGTCATAAAGGTGGTCAGAGTTGCCACACTCTTCCAAGCATTACGTCTTACTTCCACATAGCTAAGATCAGCCTCGATCTGCTTATTACGCCAGACGGGCTTAATGGTCTCGTAGTGCAGGTAAGACTTCGGCACGTTGCCGCCCTTAGCTGCATCATAAGCTTTCAGAGTGTTCTTAACAGTACGACCTGCCTCGTAGTCATCAAACTCACCAACATTACCACGCTCAAACATGGAGTCCAGCAGCTCATCAGGTGCACCATACAGCTCATCAGTCACAGTGCGGTTAACAAACTGAGCAATCTCCTTGTTGGGGTCGCCCTTATCAATCAGCTCCTCAACATGAGCGCCAACAACCTCAGCAATTTCCTTGTCCTCGGCATCCATAGCGCGATTGTACTGAGTCTTCTCAGCAACTTCATAAACACGACCAGGCTGCTTCATCAGCTCGGCCACTTCAATATCCAGTGCCATAATTCATTTCCTTTCTCTTCGCGCAAAATAAAAGAGCTACCGCCAAAAAACGATAGCCTTAAATTTCACGTATCATATTCAAGATTTTTCTCTTAATCAAGCAACAGTCTTTGCCTCGGGCAGCACACTGATCATAATCAGCTTGTGGCCGTTGTCGTCCATCACACCAGCAAACTCAAAACGAGAAGCACCAGTAGTAGCAACCTGCCACTTACCGTCAGTGTTGACCTCCAGCAGCTTGCCAATATTGGTATCCTGTGCATCAGCAGCCTTATACTGGTCGGTGCCGTACAGCTCGCCAGCATACAGAGGAACGCGCTTCACCAGCACACCTGCCTTAATCTCGGTGACCATCTTGTCATAGTCATCAAAATTAGTCTGGCTTGCATAGATGCCCTCCGGGATAAACTCATGGGCAACCATCTCGATGCCCTCGGCGGTAGCTGCGTCAGGGAACTTAACCTGACCAGCCTTGTGATCAACCTGAACACCCATACCGGTGACCATATCGACCTTTGCGGCATAGTTAGCGGGAATATTCTTCGCGCCGTTCACCATCAGTTCACGAATCATAATATTTTTCCTTTCTCTTAAATGTTATTACTTACCCAAATATTCCCGCCATGCGTCACGCTTGTTAGCGTTAGTGGTGTTATACTTGGTTTCATTCAAATTCAGCTTGATACTCTCAGACTTATGTACCTCAGAGGTCTCAATCTTCTTTTCAGCAGAAGCCTTCTTGGCGGCTTCAACGCAACGCTCGGCAATCACACTCTTAATGCCGGTCTCGTTCAGATCCTCAATTAGACTTGCGTAGTTACCACCCTCGGAAACTTCAGCTTCAGTAATCATATTGCTGGAGATTGCGTACTGACGCAAATCCTCCTTTTTCTGTGCAAGTTCCGCAGCCGCCTTTTCTGCCTCTTCCTTCTCTGCCTGATCTTTATATGGAGTCAGAGAAGCAACCTCTTCCTTTGCACTCTGCAACTCAGTGTTCAGGCTTGCAATAGTGTTATTCAACTCCGCAATCTTGGTATTGACATCAGAAATAGAAACGGTCAAAGTGATATTCTGCGGCTCGCCAAGAGAAACTTCATCGCCCTCAACAGTATAAGGGAACATAATGTAATCTAGCTCGTTCATGTAGCCCCACTTCTTGCACCAGATAGTGTGATCTTCAGGGAACACATCAGTCATGTAGTAATCAGAGCTAATCTTTGACACTGCATCTTCAAGCTTCATATACAGATCACGATCAGTCAGACTGGAAGTCTCAGTGGTAGACTCCGGCTCTGGCTCACCAGCAGGCTCAGTACCGGTTTCAGGCTCAGTCGAGGGAGGAGTTTCACCGCCTTCCTCGGAAGTCTGAACGTCAGGCTCTGCCGGAATGGTGGGCTCAGTAGCAGGTGCGGCGTCAGGCTCGCCAACGGGAGTCTGCTCTGCCTGCTCATGCTTAGTGGGCTCAACCTGTGCGGTCTGAGTCTCCTTGTCCTTATTCAGTTTCAAATTTTTTGCCTCCTTTTCATTAGATTCTATATTTGAAATCTCTTTTGTATCCTCGATATAGGCATTTGCCAATTCAAGGCCAAAATCGGTTTCAGCGACTTCAAGCAGTTTAGAGCACTTATATGCCGGTTCAACATTTGCACCAAGCAAGCAATGTGCAGTAAACACGCCATCGTCAATAATTTTTGCCATGCGGCCACCCACGATTCCCTTATGAGCTTTCAGCACATCAATTTCCCAACTGGTGTTCAACGTGCCACTCTCAATACGGCGCAGAATCGTCGCACAAGCCTTTGGATATCGCTTCCAGATCTTACAAGAGGCAACAATAAAGTCGGTATCGTCAATTTTCTCGATACCGACTGACTGAAAACTACCGAATGCATCAGTGTCAAATTCGGCAGTTTTATATTCATTGCCATCATCGTCTTTTCTGGTGACGACTTTCATATTGTGACCGGAGAAATCCAGTTCACCCTTTGGAGCTACGACCAACTTACCAACAAGCGGGTTGCCAACCAGTGTACTCATCCAACTTTCAATGGTGTCACGGTTCAAAGCAACCTGATTCCCATTTACTGAGAAGTCACAGATGACAAACTTGGCAAGATAGTGGTCTGGATGCTCCGTAATCTCAGAGCAACAAATATTTCTACTATAGAAATACTCCTTACTCATCGTTCATCACCTCACTTACTATCTTCATTTCTCTGCTGGTCATAAATTTGTTTTTCAGTTTCCTCGCCCTTTGGACGACCTGTCTTTTTATCACTGTCACCGCCACCGCCGGAACTACCGGTCGATGTATAAGAGGTCTGGCGAGCCACAAACACATCGTCATAACCTTCTTCGGTTTCAGCCTGACGCTTGCGTAGTTCGTCCTCAGCATGAAGTCCCATGTACTCGTAAGCAGTCTTGTAAGAACAGTTCAAAGTGGTGAACAGGAACTGAGCAATCGCCTTCTTCATCTCCATACCCATCATTTCAGTAGTAGAGACCTTCACATCAGGGCAGTACATTGGGTCTACACCTGCGTCTTCAAGGCGAATACGATACCAGCGTTTTAATACATCTTCAATCTGCTCTGCAATCTTACCAATATTTTTCATCAACTGGTCAAGAGACACTTTTGCAGTTGAAACAGTCTGCTGACCATCAGTATTCAAGAAACTAATACCCAAAGCAGCCATCTCTCTGTTGCGATACTGCTTGACAGTCTCGATATTTGTCATCTCGACCTTCGGCTCAACATACTTAATATCCTTGACATAGGGAGCGGTCGTTACAAGTACGGTATTTTGCTTCCATGCACGCAACAGGTTGTCATGTGCTGTCACCTGTTCAGAGAAACCCTTCTTGTCGTTGTTTGGTCCCATCAACGCAGGATCAAGTTGCTGCCAGATTATTTTCTTAGCCTTTGCCTTAGCGTTCACACGGTCTGAAGTATCAAAGGTCTCAAGCATCAATGCCGGACGTAAGGCGCGGAACAGGGGAGAAACACCATATTTTTGCCCCATATTGCCAATACGAATTACGCCACAATGGTCAACATCCAATTTTGCATATGTATCACCATTCTTAAACGCCTGATACACCTCGTCTGGATAGTTGTTCTGAATCTCGGTCTCCTGATTTTCAAAGAATAGTGCTTTATTCTTCTTATCCTTCAGCATAGATTTGCTCAAAGCGGATTTCAGCTTAGACATATTGATAAGCACAACAGGCTGTCCATTTGATAAGTAATCACTTATCTCAGCAATACCAAGAGGGTAGTAGTCTACAATGTAGTTCTCATCCTTCTGACGCAGATATGTAATGTAAGTACCCTCTGCATAAGTCATCGGAATGGCGGCACGCAGCAGACTTCGCACATTGATTTGCGCGTTAAAATCATCAATCACTTCACGGGCATAATTTACCTGTTTTGTCTTATTACGCTGCTCGGGGAACTGCGCGAAACTGCATTTGAACTCCGTATTAACATTCGCCTCAATCGCATCATAAGTAATGCCAATCAGATCATCCTTATTGATGTAATTACGGATAATACCATTGACCGTCTGCACATTCGTCAGGCTTGACTGTAGCCCTCGTGCAAGTTCATCAATTCGGTCAACCGTCAGCGTTTCAGAAGAGGCTGAAATTTTCAGGTATGTACTATATTGCTTATTTTCAGGATCATAGGATGCGATAGCGTGGCGGATAACATTATCCATTCTTTCTTCTGAAAGCTCGTTTACAGATGTAAGCACAACAGTACCATCATCTGTCTGTGAAGCAGTCACGACATCAAAATCTTCCTTTTTCTTTCTTGCCACATTTTCACCTCCTCTGCTTAGAAGTCAATGTTAGAAATGCAAATCGGCGGAGTAGTCATTGTCTCCACCGCAGACTGACGCACTTTATCTTTACGACGTAATTCGTATAGACGATGAGCAAGCAAAATCGCAACATAGAACCTATCATCGTGAATTTTATTTGCAACGTCGGGTGCCAAAGCATATGTTACGGTCGTATTTTCAGAGTTTGTCGTTTTCTGAATACTTGTAATCTCGTTCTTCATCAAGTCGATGTTAACCCACGCAGTCTGTTCCTCTAAGGAAAGCTCATGCGTCTTCAAAATTTCTTGACCAGTTGATTTATCCACACCGTCTACTACCTGAACGTAGTCTCCACCGTTATATTCAAGAGGGAAGTGAATGACACCAAGATTCATCAACTCAATAAATTCCTCAACCATTGCAGTACGGAATTTACGAGGACTAATTAGACGTAGCTTATCAACAGCATCTGGGTAACGGGCATCATATCCTTCATATAGTTCATGATTTGCGTCAATAAAGCCGCGATGTTCTGCACCTGACTTATCGGTCCAATTATTAAGCAATCCATCTGCATAGGTCGAAGTACCGCCGCCACCTGCGCCTTGGTCAATCATCAATCTATCAATGTACTCGTAATCAGGATTTTGACCATTGTAATGTAGAATCAACTCATGCAACTGCTCAAGCTGACGATTAGAATCGAGTTTGAATTTTTTCTCATTCGCAAGGTCAACCATGTTCACGCAATTTATAATGTCGCCACACATGCCATTTTCTGGATCGTTATAAATACGCATAACGCCAACAATAGAATTATCCATTGTGCGGGCAGGATCAAACGCAAGAATATACTGATAGTTCTTATCCCAATAAAGCTGTGGTATATACTTTCGCTCATTGCGACGAACTGTACCCCATTTGATGATCTGATTTACGCCACCATCACGGCTTGGGCGATTATAATATTCACGCAACGCCTTCATTTTATTTGACTTTAGAGCTGCTTCAACTTTATCTCTCGTCAGCAGAGCCTTGTATGGCTTGCCGTTCATATAAACCTGAATTGCAACATCACAAATCATGTCACAAACAAAATAATCACGGTCACCGGCAATCATACGCTTTGCAAAGTTTTTGTAATAACGATAGAATAGTTTATCCATTGTATCCTGACTCGAAGCATACACAAGCTGTGTAGGAACCTTGCGAGGCTGGGTTTCAGGGTTATAAGAATCATCCGTATCAGTCACGAAGTCAGTATTCTGAGTGGCAAAAGCTTCACAGACAACAATCAGTTCATCAGAGCAAAACGCTGCTTCGTCAAAGAATACAAGTGTAGCACGTCTCATATGTTATCGTTTGGGCTTTTTATCCCAAACTTCTTACGATTATTATTTTCGTAAGGTCGGCATATCTTTTCACCTTCAGTTTTACCTGTTAAGGGGCGAGGACTCGTGGAGAGATTATATTCTATTGCTAGTTTCACTCTCTATGCTCTGCGTGTGACTATATTTTTAAATATAGCCTTCCACTCTGATTAGCTTCTCAGCCTTCCAGTATTCTTCCTCACTTAATAAATTAACCTGCCATTTCTGACAGGCGAAGCAAACGTTGTGCTAAATTGTATTCTTCATACAAGCGGTTCTTCTTTTCTAACTTCCTATCAAGATAAATTGTTGCATCTTCAAACATATAGTTCCACATACGATCTGCGTTTTGAACGCCACGGATATACAATCTATATGTGCTTCTTCCTTTTTCATCTGTTATATACGAACAAATTCCAGCATTATATAATATCGTTCTCATTTGTTCCAACATTTTTAAACTGGCGGAACAAAAATTGATAGCAATGGTTTTCTTTGTTGAACTATCAGTACAAATGCAACCATCTCCATCAAAAAAGCCCCTGATAAAATGATGCATTAAATTAGCATCAATATCAGGGACTTCGATAATGAATGTTTTATTTTGTACACATCCATGCGACTCTAAATCATGAACCATTTCTTTTGAGTAGCATCGGATATTACACGATTCTTGTGGTTTTCCATTAAAAGAACATATTCTGGTTTCAAACGTTACTTGAAGATTTCCGTTGATGGATTTATTGAACTTCTTTAAATGTTTGTAATCTCCTTTATAAAGTTTTATTCCAGCTTCATAATTCCTTGAATAAGAATTTGAACTATCTAAAACGAAACCATCTGCATAGAAAAAACCAAGCCAATAAGCTTTTTCTTCTGTGTCAATATTTTTAAAAAATCTAAAATCAAACACATTTTTTCTTTCCGTGATTCCAAGCTTACTTGCCTTGAGTTGTATCGCATTTCGATTTCGTCCAGGAAGAATCTCCATAAGTTCTTTAAAAGAATGTGTTGAATAGTTTTCTTTTAATTTTTGAATTTCTTCTTCTGACCATCTCTCGTCTTTACTTACGCCCATTTCATGAGCTTTAAATATAACACTTTTTCTTGTGCGTTCAAGATGATTTGCTATTTCTTGCGGAGACAAAATATAATAGTTGTCTTTTAAATATAGCTCTTCTTCTTTTGTCCATCTTTTCATAAAATACCTCTTTGATTATTGTCCCGTTCATCAATGATTTATTTAGAACAATAATACGTAATTAAAAAATTTACTTCTGTTAGAATCCGGGTTTGAGTTCAATGTGTTAATAGAACTACCGTTGTAAAATTCGACAACGTACCCGGCGGGATTATGACTAAAGCCACTCTTGTTAGTTGCAGACTTTTTGGTTTCCTTTTCTGCAATATCTTGCAGACTACGAATAGAAGCTGCTGTCTTGCCAACACGAGTGACAATTTCTTCGATTTTATTAAAAGTTTCTGAATGTATTTAATGTACATCGCAACTGTACATTGCCGCATAAACGACCACACAATTTCTTGTCGTGAATAGACTATTTCATCATCCAAAATAAATTTGGAGCTTGATTTTTCCTCCGCCATAAGCTTGCGGTTTTACTCTCCCACAAGGAGATAGTCGTTGAACCTCACCCTGTCATATAGACGTTACGGGTAGTGGCTGCATGAACATGGATTCTTACGAGCCTTAGCACATCATAAGACGATTTTATTTCAGCATAACTCATCTCTACGTTTTTTCTGCTTTCGCACATTTACGTTTATCGTTTCCGATTCCGCTTTAGTGTAGAGCTTTACCAATTACCTGCAATTAACCAAGAAGCACACACACATCTCTGTATATGTGAGGCAACTTACCTTACTCTGATCACCAACGCTACTTACAATATAAATAGCTTGGTTTTCATACAATATAGCCTTCAGTAGAATGAAGACTGACCCAACAAAGGACTTACCAAAGTTTCGACTACACGCCCAAAGAACATGACTTGCATTCCAGCTTTGCTCCAGCATGTATGCCTGTGCATCGAATAGTTGGATGCCCAACAAATCTCTGGCAGCAATAACAGGATTCCGACGATAGAATGCAATCGTTGCCGCATCACACTCATAAATCTTACGTTTTGCGGCTGTAATAATAGGCGCTCTTTGTTTCATTCTCATACGGCATCACCATCCGTATCTTTTGCACTTGCATCAATACCGGCATCTTCCAACAGTTCTTTGAGCCGTTGATTCTCGATAAGAGACAGTCTGTATTTTTCCTTAGCGTCATCACTTTCTTTCTGGAACTTATCAATCAATTCTCTCTGTGTATCGAAAATTTCCTGCATGTCGTTTTCGTCAAAGAAAGCATTTTCCTTGATTGCCTTAACACTCATATCTGCCGCCCATTGAGTGCCCGGAGACCGTAACTGGTCGTAGAAGTTTGCTTCTGCACCAGCAATATCCTTTTCACGCATATCCTTCATTAAGAAGGTAAGTGTGTTACGTCCGGCATCCTTGTTGGAACGATTCTTGACAGAAATCTCGTTTTCCTTGGCAATTTTATCGTTATTTGAAACCAGCTTAACCTTGATATCATTCAGGCTCTTAATTGCTTCTGCCGAATTCATTGGGTTCAAACGAGCAATCTGCAAGTCGATTTGACGTATCTGGTTGTTGTTGTTCACGACCTGAACAATCTGGGATAGTTTGAACGGGTCGTCCTCAATACCATCCTCAAAATACTTGATGAGTTCGCTAAACAAATAGCGACGATCGCCCTCGTTATAACCATCAAATGGGTCGTACCCAATAACAGAAATACAGTCATCTTTTGCTTGAATCTCAATCTTAGACCACTTCTGTTCTTTCTCTTCCTGAATGTCAACAGCCGTTTTATTCAGCTCTCCACTGGTAATCGTAGTGCAGAAGTTTTGAAACTGAAACTGTTTGTTATTTAGTTGGCGAAGATATAAACCTACGGAGAAATTATTATTATGAGATACAACCGAATCAAAAAGAGAATTGTAAAACGGAGCATCAAGAAGATGACACATTAAGATACAAGCAGTACGTTCACTTCCATATCTTGTCTTAAATTCATCAAAAAGACTATTCACGCACTTCTTACAAAGAGGCGCATAGCAGTCATTTGCTTTATAAAGTAAGCTATGTGGTAGTCGATAAAAAGTTCCTACCGGATCTTCTTTTTCATCACCGCAACGACAACAATGGTAAGTTGGCTTGTTTGTCAGAACGATATCTTCTTCAACAACCTTCTTCTTTCTAGGCAAACAAACACCTCCATTCAAAATCAAAATAAAAGCCGTAGGATGTGCGCACATTCTACGGCAACAAAATACACTCTCTAATGTGCTTGTAAAACAGAAGCCGAGAGTGTTTCCTTCTATAAAAGACCTATCATGATACGCATCGTTGAGAGGCTTAATAGGTTCTGTTCTTAAAAAGCGTCTCTCACATGGTACACACTGCAAATAAGCGAGTGAGAGACTAATCATCTATGTGAGCTTGCTATGTTACCGACGCAAATGTCGTGAACATACCTCGCCCTGCCAGCGAACCGGCATAATAATCAAAATAAACCTACCGCCAGATGGAGTAGAAAACTGACGGCAGGCTTGCAAAAGGGGAGATGCTGGGTGCAGGTGTGGGAGTCAAACCCACCCAAACACAGCTTATGAGGCTGGTTAGTACATCGGCACTATCACCTGCGTTATAAAACCTACCTTTTAGCCGGTGGTAGGGAACCGGTTTTAATTACAAGCCCTCCGGGAGAAGGACACGACATCAGGAGGATTCGAACCTCCGGTGCCTTACGGCACAAATGGGTTCAGGCCATTCGCAATAAACCAAACTCTGCCATGATGCCATAATAGCCCCACTTTCCATATATTGCTGCTTCTTGTTTTCGAAGAGTAGGGAGTAGCAATATAGTCATGGAGATGGAAGGACTCGAACCCTCGGCCTCTCAGGTTGATCAGTTTCCCGCGCTCTAGCCACTGAGCTACATCCCCATATAAACAAGCATCCATCAAGCCATCCGAGCTAGTTGAATTGTTCTCGTGTTGATAAAACGCTTGTTTTTAAACCTTCGCATTAACGTAGCGAAACACGAATAGCTTATCATTTCATTCCGCAGAACTACTTTGCATCCAATCATCCATAGATTAATTTGGTCTAGGCGGTAGCAACTATTGACCGCACAGCTTGGAGCCACCTGTAGGAATCAAACCTACGACATATGTGGTACGAACACATTATTCTATCTACTGAATTAAAGTGGCATGGAGCCAGTGACATGACTTGAACATGCGAAATCCATAAAGGCATCGGGATTACAAAACCCGCGTTCTACCAACTGAACTACACTGGCACAATAAGCTGGAGCAATCACCCCAGCCCATAGAAAAGGAGACAACAAATGATGTCCCAAAGCAGACCTTGCGGTCGTACTTCTTTTTTAATTACCCACTTATTGGTAGGGTGTCACCGCTTTTAATTCAAACGCACAATATGCGTTTTACTCTCAATCAACTTTCCATCCTTGTCCTGATAGACAATAATAAAACCCTCTCGCTGGGAAGTAGTTAACTTGCCTTCGGCATACTGCATTTTAGAAGACTCACAGCAACAACCCTGCTCGTAAACGACAGCGCCATCACCAATGTCATAATGACCGCACTTGTGAGTATGAGCGAGAACCACTGCATTGACATCCTTAAATCCGTTATCACGGAAGTATCTGAATGCCTTCTCAGCAGTCTTCAGTAACCCAGATGAGTAAGTCAGCGGATGCACAAAGACGGTATCACCAATCTGACTGAAATAAGTATCGTTGTAAACAATCTCGATACCAGTACCATTGAACACCTCAATCAAAGGGTCGTAATGAACCTTGGTATGAAGCTCCTTGTTGTAATGGTTAAAACCATCAACAAAAATAAGCTCCAAAGATGTCTTCGGCATCAGTTCAAGTAGGTCGGTGTCTAGATTCTTAGCAAGGTAATTCTGAAAACGCAAGTCATGATTGCCATAATTGATAACAACCTTCTTGGGCTGAAGCATTTCAATCAGGTCAATCATATACTGACGAGCAATCAGGATTTCCTCCATTGGACTTTTACGATATACTTTTAGGAAGCGAGAAATGGAGCTGCAGTCTACTAGATCCCCGTTTATCTGAAGGATATCAATCTTTCCAGCATACTCACTAAAAGTCTCGATGGGCTTCTGGAATGGAATATGTAGGTCGGAAATAGACAGAATGCAGGTTCCTACATCTCTATTAGATAAGGACTCCTGATATTGCATACCCGCACGGAATGCCTTAAAACGCTTGCGATATGCGCACTCACCAAAATTCTTACCCAACTCATCATTGAGCACCTTGGATGCGCCATCCCAAGTTAACTCTCTAGCCAGAACGGCATTCCCGATTCTTACAAAGAAGTCATCGCTCGTTTCTTCTGGCCGTTTATTATAGCAACCCATTGGCATCAAGCCGGGTCGCCCAGCAGCTCATCAGAAGTGGAAATATTGATGGTGACACCCTCAATACCATCCCACTTTGCCAGAGCTTCCTTCAGATTAAAGACGTTCTCGCCGTCCTTGGTGATCTCGGTGATAGTGCCCTCTGCAGTATCAATAATAGCGTTCTTAAAAACAACACTCTTCTTAGCAACCATAATTTTATTCTCCCTTATATTTTATTTCAATTTTGAAATGATTTAGCAAGACTATGCAAGCTCTGGAAATACCAAAGCTGCTGCCCATTTACTAATCCAACTGTTATGCAGTGACTCAAAATGTTCAATGGCTTCATCGATCGTTTTTATACGACGTAAATCAATTTCGATATACCGTCCATGTTCATCAGCATACTTTTCCTTAATATTATCTCGCTCAAACTGCTTTACAAAATCTTCTTCAGTCCGATGAAAATATTTAATACGGCTATAATGCTGTGATCCCATAACTTCACAAAACAGCTTTTCAGATGGAATATAAATGTCAAAAGGCATATATCTTCCAGTCTTTGGATTTTTAACAGCCTTATATTCAACAATCGTGTCAGGATATGTTTTCTTACAATACTCTTTTAGCTGTTGTGCGATTTTGCTTTCACATCTATGATACGCACACTCTGGACAACCTGTCCCATGATGAAATGTGCTCCATTTTGTGATTTTCTCGCCATGCCTTGGACAAATATATTTCAATTTTCCAAACGCTCCTGTGTATTCCTCTTTCTTTGTTAACAGTGTATATCCACGAGACTCAAATTCGCTTTTTATCACGTTAAAGTCTTTTAGTTGATTTTTTGCAGACAAAGCATGTGCACACAAACTACATCCAGATCCATCTCTAAAACTTCCCCAAGTAATGGTTCTTTCACCATGAATTGGGCAAAGATAATGTAATCGAGTTCGTGTAAAAGAAATAATATCCTCTTCCTTTGTTATAAGCTGATATCCACGCTTACGAAATAGTTCTGCAACATCCGCATAATTGAGTCCACTATAAGTAAGCATTCCTTTTCTTGCTGAACAGCTTTTACATCCACAGCCCTCAAGAACTGCGCAAGCAAACATATCAAACATCTTGCCGCAAGTGTTGCATTTCACAGTGACCTTTTTATTTGAGCCAACATACTTTCCAATAACAGTTACCTTTTGATTCTTTATTTTGGCTTCTTCTTGAAATTTTTCGTTTGTTTTTCTTACAGCTCCTCGCATTAGCTCACGTCCATTTCGTCAGCCCACTGGCTAATCCATCCACGGTGGTTCGTAGTCAACTGACATACGGCCACGCGATCATGCTTTGCAAAATGCTGGAGACAACGCATAAAGCCAGAGTCGGACGGCTTATCAAGATCACACTGCAAATCGTGACCAATGATAATCAATTTTACTTTCTCTCCATCACTACCGTCACAACGAGAAATAGTCTTCTGTAACTCTTTTGGAGTATAGTTCTGGCTCTCATCCAACAAAATTATTCCACTCAGGTTCGTACCACGAAGGAAAGTATGAGTTAAACAAGAAATATAACCAGTACCATTCTTCTGGTTTACCATAGACTCGTCATTGATAACCTTGTTAGGGTCAACGTTGCATTTAATCAGAGCTTGATAAAAAGGTTCAAAGAAAACTTCCGATTTTTCCGTGATAGATCCAGGAAGATAACCCTGACGCTTCTCACCATAACTAGATACAACGTAAGTCAATTTATCGAAATAGCCAGCCTGAACAAGCAGATTTGCAGTCGCAGTCGCAATAAGAGTCTTGCCAGAACCAGCTGCAGCGTTGCAGATCACAACATCAATGTTTGGATTCCAAATAGCATCTCGAAATACCCGCTGTTCAGGGTCTAAAGAAATGCCATAAAAACCATACTGATCAGGATCAGTAATCTTCTCCATAGGGATCTCAGTAGGAATCTTTCTCTTAGCCATATATTACAACTCTCCCTTAATTGAACTCATCCACGTCATCGCAAATCTTGTCTACGATGCCAAAGTTGACCTGCTCGTTAGCATCCAGATACCAATCCTTAGCCTTGTTCTTGGTCATTGTTTTCTTATCAATAGTAGAGTGAGCCATGATATACTCACGCATCTTCACGACCTGCTTCTCGTAATAGTCCATAGCCATCTTAGACTGCTCGAAAGTACCATGAGTATCGCCAGAGCCACTATGAATCAGCGCGGTAGAGTGAGGCAGAGCAAAGCGCTTCTGACCAGACAACAGCATCACAAGAGCAGCACTCATTGCGATGCCCGCGTTGATCGTCCAAACGGGAGTCTTACTCAGCGCAACAACATCAATAAAGCTAAACATTGCATCCAGCTCCCCACCATAGCTGTAAATAAACAGCTTAATAGGCTTGCGCTTCTCAACAGGAGTATCCTTATCAATACGGTTATACTGCAGAATCTTTCGCTCAATTTCAATCAGAGATTGGTCAATCTCAAAGTCGATAAAGAAAATGCGATCCTTCTCATCGACATAGAAGTTCATCATCTCAGGAGAGGGGAGACCGCCACCATTCATCAGGTTGGTGATCTCTTCTGGCAGTTGAATTTCAAAGTCCAATAGTCTATACCTCGTTCTTTCAAAGGTTAGTAACGTGCGTTACGCTGCATCTGTTTCAGCATCTCGATAGCGGCAATATTAAAAGGAAGCAACTCAAGATATCGAGCAGATTCTTCCAGATACCGCTTGTGACGGGTCTTTGCAATGCAAGCATGAGGGAAGACCTTTCGCACAGCCTTCGCTTCGGACTTAGTAATTTCAATCATTAGGTAAAACACCCTTTCAAAATAAAATAGGTAGGAAGAAAACAAGCGTCCTCGCTCTCTCCCTACCATAACTTTCCGCACTGTGTTTTACTCTATATATGTAAAATTATAACGCATCTACGTTAAAATATTGCATTTTTTCACATTTCATAAATCAAACATTTTTCTATTTTGTGCGGTTTTCTCAATATTTACGTTTTTAGCGCACTTACGACAGTATTTTTGTCTGCGTCCGGTGCGAGCAACCATCTTTCCGCAACAATCACACTTGATGTATTCTTTCCCACAATACTGACTCCACAGAATACCAGCATTCTCAAAATCGTCCACGAAAATCTCATGAGGAGAATCCGGCTCCGCAATCAAAACATGAATATTCAAGTTGTCAATCTTTTTCAAGCTGGCAAACCCAATAAAGCCAAGATTATGTAACTCACAGATCATCTCGTTCTGTTTTTTCTCATTCACGGATACATTTGCCATTCTGAAAATATCATCCGTATCTTCCGTAATCCAGTAGTTGCATTTTTTATTAACAGCAATATGGTATTTTGCCAGACACAGCATCGTAAACATCAGGCGTTGCATCTGCTTGCTTTCAAGTGCTTGAATCTTCTCTACCTCAGCCTTCGTAATGCACACACCATCAAGTTCCACCATAGGACGACCCTTTGCAGAAGCAATTGCTTTATCAATCAGCTCTCTATCTAGAACCTTGTTATACCCTTCAAAATGACGCAGCATATACTCGTTAAGCTTTTCTCTTACGTCATCCTTTGAGTATCCCTTATAGAAATAATACTTCGCTACATAATGCAAAACATGCCCCGCTTTCTTCCAAGGCACATCCTTCTCTAGCCACTCTTCAGCGTAAAGAACTTCATTCAATACAATCATCCGCATCCTCCTTACTATTCATGTCAACCAACACATCCTTGAAACGCTTGCCGTCATATTCAATATCGCCATTCTCATCCTGCACAAGAGAATGCACCATACCATTATGGCGTTCCAATAAGCGTTTAATCAAAGTATCATGAAACAACTCCCAGACGATTGCAATACTGGATGCATTATTTTTACAAAGATCAAGCATGATGTCGCAAAGTACATCGTCATTAGAACACTTGTCATGAAGATTGCGAAACATACTTTCCTGATACAGCGCAATGCGCTCCTTGCGATCTGCGCCGGTTTCTTTATTATTGTTTCCGTTGCCAGAATGGATTGCGTTACCACGAGCAAACCTCAAGTAGTCCTTAAAGATAGAGCGGATGCCATAATACTGAGAGTTGGTATACTCAACACCAGACTTGAGCGAGTCGTAATCAAACTTGCGCTTTATCTTGAGTTCTTCTTCAAAATCTTCCAGCTCGTCCTCAACAGTCCAGCATAGGCGGTTCATGGTACAAGAATTGATTCCGACCGGCATCCGATAGAGGTAATACTGGATAACCATTTCATCCACATCGTCCTTGACGGTCTTTTGCATAATCTCATCTAGACCGGCAAATCCATCCCACTTGATACGCTTGCGAGCTGCGGCCACATACTGCTTGTAATCACGCATCTGAGCAGGGTAGATGTAGCTCATAAAGTATGGCTTACGCCATGCGCAAATACTGCTCCAGAACTTCTTATCCTCGATAGTATCAGGATTATCATCGTCTTTAACGGCGCAAGCTTTATTGTCATACCAGTATTGCGGCATATCTGTCGTAGCTACGCCTTTTATTTTGTCGATCGCGTTCTGTTGATAAAGCTGTCCGCAGATAATGCGATACGTAAGTTCATCGTATTCTTTACTACCTTGCTCAAATTTACTTCGCACATCAAACATCGTTGTAATTCGGTTTGTTGTACGTCCAATATTATCTCCAAATCCGCTGATATTAGATTCAATAAAATCCTTTTCGGTCGGAATTTTTTTCTCGCATTTGCGCTGGACACAAAGAACGACAGGCTCATTTACCCATTTATCAATGAGAACTCTATTGTCTGTAGAAAATGTAAGGTCGGCATCGAAATCTTCACCGTTAAGTGCTGCACACATATTATCCCACGCATTGGTGATAAACACGGACTTCATATAGCGATACCAGTATTGGCAATCATCAGATACATTCAAATTCATGCACCGAATATTTGCCATCTGACTCATAGGAGCTCTAAAACAAGCAACCCTCTTGACGTCTCTATCATTCCAAAAACGACTGTAAACCTCACCGGCCTTCAATAGTCCGGTTACCTCCATCCGAAACATAGACTGGCAAAGCGCATATGGATCGCCACTCGCAACTTGAAAATTCCCTCGTACCTTTACAACACCCGTTTTTGCCTGAGAGATTCGCTTTTTAATAAAGTATCGAATCCGATTCTGCACATAAGGGTCGTTAATCATTTCCGGCTCAATCATAAGAGCCTTAATATAGTCGTTTTCCAGACTGTTTATGTAATTCGGGTCATCACGCATTCCACTACCACGCAAATACAGCAACGCATCACGCCAATCACCGCCCATGACGCCCTTGATTTCGTCCAAAGTCGGCTTTACAAGCTCACGAATCTCATCATTCGTAAGCTGATAGCTTTGAATAAACTGATAATTCAAATTGCGCTCCTCATCAAGCTCCAACTCACAAGTCTTGGTTACAGAGAAGTGATAGTGGTTCTCTCTACAGTTTTCAAGATAGTCCTCACAACTATGGTAACTATCCCAGAGCTTTAACATAGAGGTGCTAAGAACGACCTGAATTCTATTGATGTCGCGATAATCTCCCCATGCGTCCTTTAACATATTCTGTTTTGCTATCTTCTTAGCGAACTCACGGAAAGAGAAGGGAAATAACATGCCTTTACAGAATGCATTCCGCACACAGAAACCAGACGCAGTAGATGGCAACTTCAAATCCTCACTCCACTGTTGTGCAAGATCATAACTAATAAGTCCAAACCCATCATTCGCACACAGCTCGCAATCGTGTTCCTTATCTTCAACTATCGTAGGTTCTCCAGACACTCCATCGTCCAGAACAACAATATGGTCTTTAAAGCGCGTGTAGCAATCATCTATAACAAGTACACCATCAGGGTCAGTAACCGGAATAGAAGCGGAACAAGCAAGAGCTCTGTATGCTTCCAGCTTTGCCGGAATAAACTCCATTCCTTTATTACGGCCATTATCGATTCGCTTGCGGATCTCGTCAACAAGACGGTCACTCACAAACACAATCGTACTATTCTTAACGCCACCAGTGGTTCCAACCAGACGACGATACGTGATTCCATTGATTTTAAATCCCTTTGGAGAACACGCCCGGCGGTAGTCGTTCTTCTTATCAACCACCAAACACATATAATCCGGCTTAAACTGAACTGCGTCCAGCTCAGTGTATAATCTACGAATCTCCCGGCGGTTCTCTAAGCAAGACGGCTCATTCCGCAGCATCTTGATTCTACGCTTAATGCTCCGTGCTTTAGCCTCTGCGTCTGTAACACCGTTCAACTCATCAATCCATCGTAGAACAGTGCTATCAGCCAGCGAGATGATCTCGTGGTTTCGTCTGGCTTCATCTAATGGTAGGGTTAAATCCCATTTTGCTTCAACCAGACGCTTCGTATGGATCTTAAAAACAAACTTCTGGCAAGTTTGCTGTTTTGCCATTCGGCAGTCACCTCCGTATTCTTCTAAAACGTATCCTGTATTGTATAGCTATAAAGAAAAATATAAAATTAGGCTTTTACAGAGAGCAACTCTCGCTATCTTCCATAGCCTTGAGCCAAAGTCGTTCACGCTCCTGATAGAGCTCATCCAGCATATCATCAGCAGTTTCGTACTCGCTGCGTGTTAGGCTGGAACTATTCATGTCACACACAAGCTGCTTAATCTCTGCGTCAACATCCTCGTAAGTTCGCATCATTCATCACCCTCAATAGTCTTTAACCGTAATCGTCTGCTCGTCCATAATAGCACCACAGGCACCGCAGAACAGTGTACGGTCAATTCCAGTAGAATTATGACAACTGGAACACTCACAATACAGTGATTCTCCAAAATCCGCCTCATGTTCAATCCAATGAGCATGAACCACTCGACGGAACTCACCGCCAGCAGATATTTCTTTTTCAAGAATGCTCTTTGTGTATTGCATTGCCATATCGCACCATATACCACCAATAGACTTTGCATTACCTCTGACCCTAGGACGAGCGAGGGCACTATCGAGGACGCCAATCAATCGTGTTGCATTTACAAACTTATCCATCACTTAACCTCCTTAGCTACCAAACGAATCGTCTCATCAATCCATTCAAGCTGCGTCAGTAAAACGTCCACTGTATCAGCATCACTCTCGGAAATATTCAAATCCTTAATCTTATGTAAAGCCCATTCAAGGTTCGGGTAATAGCCAACCGTAACCTCCTTTACGCCAGTGCCCATCTCACCAGTCTTTGGATTCTTGCCAGCTGGCCGCTGCTCAACGATAACGAGATTTCTCTCATCGCAGTTTTTAATAATGTATTTACCAATCTGTACACGCATCTCTTAGTCCTCCTTAAATATTTCTAGCGGCCTCAAATGCAGCCACATCGTTCATGAAATCATTGATATGTAGGTACTTGTCAGCCTTCTGCACAGTCTTTGGCTTGAACTCTCGACACTTGCATCGCACCTCATCACAAGTGGTGAAGCACGGGATCTCATACTGGCATTTTGTGCAGACATATTTCTTGTGAAACTCCGGCAAGTGTCCAGATGCTTGGTAGAACTCATAAGTTACCTTTAAATCAATCCAATAAGGGTTATCAAAATTCATTTGCGGCTACCTCATTATAAATATAATTTTCACATGGAATTTTTTGTTCATTTGGAATGTAAATCAATGCATACACTAATTTTTCAATAACAGTTTTACTTAAAGATTTCTCAACATAATCACTACACGTCTCCGCACCATTTTGAGTGTATACGATGTATTTTTCTCGTACTTTTCTTCCGCGCTTTATATTTGCTAGTTTCGGAATGTTCTCGCAAATGGCGTCATTTAAACGGTGAACACACTCTAAACAGGTTTCCTCATTTGTATTATTCCGCATACGTTTAATAGAAGTTGTATCAATTATAATATGATACATAGAATAAACTGAATCATACGGAAATATATCTGTAAATTTATTTTGTAATTCGTTATAAAAATACGATGATTTCCCACTCAAGAAAATGTCTTGCTCGTTCTCACATTCTTCCCCTGAAGATTTTTTAAAACTATGGATAACCTTGCTGAACAAATTATTATAGTCTCGTAGCTCTACTTCTGTAGGAATATGAAGCTTATCACAGCCTAACTCTTTACTAATAAAAACAGGAGTATAATTACAAGAGATGAACTCTTTGTTTTTCTTCATTTCTTCCAATGCATAATAAATGTATTCTTTAAGTGAACTGCGTACCTTTCTTTTGAAGTTAATAATATCCGTGACTTTTGCTTCATCACCATAGACTTTAGTGTAAGGCTTGTCGAAATCTTCATTTATCATTCCGCAAGCTTTTGCTATATTATCCAATGTCCAAAATACATCAATATTACCATTTTCAACTTCCGGTGAAATTTTAGATAATTGATACCGAATGATTTCTTTGATGTTTGAACCGTATTTGTTATTCCCGCCCTTTGGTCTAGGAGATAAAATTTCAGTCTTTGGACGAATCTTTTTTACAGTGTAGCAGAAGCTTCCTTTTTCTTTTTCTAGTACAACATATCTGTTTAATTCGGCCATGATCTGTCTTTTGCTACTACCGCATACCGCACATCCATTCCTATCCAAAATATTTAAATATTCAGACAATGCACGGAAATTTTTAAAAACCTGGCCTTCATATAATTTATCAGTCATATCTTGTGTTATATTATAAATTTTATTCATAAAGTCTCCTTATCTCTTATAAGACCCATACCATTTAAATCCAGCACGAGGAATTCCAGAATTCGCAGGAACACGAATCATTCCATCTATAAAGAGCTGAAGAACCTCATCACTTAACTGTCTATGCACAAAGCGAAACGGTGGTTGAGAAGCATCATTATAATATTCTGGATTTTCTTCCAACACCGCTCTACCTCTTCTGACGGTAGAAAGCGTTGGAATATTCTCACACATCGCATCATTCATTTCGTGAAAGCTTTGCTGTTGCAATTTATATTCCGTCCGTGCCGCAGATCGCTTCAACGAGTTCGGCTCAATCGTAATATGGTACATCGGTCGTGCTAGGTCATATGTAAAAATTTCCTTGAATCTATTATCTAATTCTTCATAAAACTCATGAAGTCGTCCGGTCAGAAATACGTCTTGTTCACTCTGACACACTCGACCAGATGACGTATAGAATTCGTGAAGCACATTCGTATACATCTTCATATAAATGGCCTTTTGGTCTTCAGATGGAATATGGTACTCTTCTGGGTCATGGTTTATAAACACAGCAGGGCAGTCTTCAAAAAATATTTCCTTGTTTTTCGCCATAGATTTAAGCGCAGACTCAATATACCCAACCATTGTAGATTTAGTACATTGCTGAAACGTCTCAGCATCCGCTGCTAAATTCTCTCTAAACTCATCCATTTGCTCACGAGCAATACTTTCTAATGGTGTACCAACTATCTCAGCCCAGAAGGTATCCTCTCCATGTAAATCCTCTGGATATTGATAAAAATTCTTATTAGCCATTCCACACGCTCGTAGTATTGCAGTTGGTGTCCAAAAGAACTCCATCCAACTACTGCCATCACATTCTTTAAGTAAGTGGTAAGCAATCTGGTTCTGCAGACGCAATGAGAACTTTCCTTTATTTCTTGTCGGTAGAGGAGGAAGTACCTCATTGTCTGGACGAATCTTTACAATAACAAAGCGTTTTCCTTCCTTTTTAAACTCAACAAAACGATTCAGCTCTTCAAGAAAGTGTTTTTTGCTAGTTCCATCTAATGGCTTTCCATTTTTGCCAAATACATTAAGACAAGTAGATAGTTCTAAAAAATTAGAAAAAATCTGACCATCCTTCAATTTACCTATTATCTCCCATGTGATCTCGTATTTTTTCTTGTCCATATAACCTCCTACTCAATTTAGTTGGATTGACGAGTCTGTATTATATATATGTATAAAGATACATGGTCGTCAATCCAAGTACAACTATCACAAAATATCTCTTAATGGTTTACTCGACTTGAAGCTATGGCGCGCAAGCGGCATAGATTCAATTTGAGTAAACCTACGAGCGTCCTCAGACGCGAGATCCCTCTCCACGCCCTGTCTGGAAGACTGCTATAAATATCCACCACAGTCATTCAATCACTAACTCCTTTACAGTATCCTGTATTGTATAGCTATCTACACTCATTATACCATGAGTTTGCCAAAAATTCAATAGCTATCTAATACAGGATACGAATATTCCTGAAGCCTATTATAATAAAGTATGTTTCTGGGAGGTATTGTTCTCTATGAAGGACATCCAAATGCTCTGTGTGTTCTGTGTAAGCCGCCAGAGGCCACAATCATGCTCCTTGTAGGTCTTTAGAGTCTCTGAAAGTGCTTCTCAGATGTCAGATCAGTCCATTTATGGCGATAGGGGAGTACGGATGGGTACAAATAGGTATTTTATACTCCGAAGAATGGTCGTTTTCGGTACATTTATGGTACACATCGGAAAAACCCGCATGAATCCTAGGTTTTTCAGACTTTATTGAGCCAAAAAGGAACAAAATAAGTGGTAAAAAGGTACAAATAAAAAGAAAAACTAGCCAAAATATAACGCAAATACGTTAAATTTTAGCTAGTTACCGAATGAGCTACCGATTGAAAAATAGCGATTTTAAGCCATTTTTAGGTATTTTAGAAGGGAAAGTGAGTGATTTGTGGGTGCATATAAGAGAGAGCATAGAGGTGCATTTTGGGATAGTTTTGGCAGGGGAAAGTGTGCCTAGGGTATGGGAGGAGATAGAGAGTGTGATGGAGTGCTGGGATGGGAAATAAGATGGAGATTAGAAAGGTTTGATAGGGGTTGAAAAAAAGGTAATTTTTGTGGAGATTGTTGTGCAAATTGTATAGTGATATGGAATATAACAAATTGATAATTGGTGATTATGAATAAGAAAGATGTACTGGTGGCTCGGTCTGCTGCCGGGAACGTCCAAAAAATGAAAAGTGCACCCCCACGGCTTGAGTGCTGGAAATGCTCAAAATACGACACTCATTCATAGTGCTTTACTAGGAATTTTTTGGTGCAGATTCAATCCCTAGCATTTTACTAGGATATCAACAAGTTACAATTCCTAGCACTTTGCTAGGATATCTGATTTAATTCCTAGTAATTTGCTATGAATTGTTCGATTATTCAAATTTGAAATACTTTAACAATTTAGCACTTTATCATACTAAAATCTTCACCTTTCCAGATCAGGCGTTTTGCTTTATCACTTTACCACGCTAAAGCATCCCATTTTCCCTTATAAGGTAATTATAATATAAAGCAAAAATCCATTTGTTGCACACGCAACATTTACGGTAATACCGCTTGACTTTTACGGTAATACCGGCTATAATGGTGCCAAGCTCAAGGGCAACACCGGAAAGCGGAAAACATGATGGTTCTGAAACACCGGAAAATTTCAGTTTCCACTTTTTGACGTTTCACCGCTTGAGCAGTTCAAAAAATAGGGCTTGACAAAACGGTAATACCGTGATACAATCTAGCCAAGCTCAAGGGCGAAAGCCCAAAAGCAAAACCCAAAACCCAATAGCACATTGACAAGTCAAGACTTCTGATTTTAGCCTGTTTGGTTTAACTCTTGTTTAATTGCAAGAAAAATCATGCAACAAAAGTCAAGATTAGAAGTTTGCCGTATCGGCAAACATTTACTTGTTTTGTCGGTTTGGTGCGACAAGTCACAAAAAAATCGTACCTTGAATTTTGATAACACTATCTTTGCAGTAGGGACGGAAACGCATAACCAAAAGCAAGAAAAGCGCATATTGGCAAACAAGATGTTTTAGACGCAAGTCTTTCACTGGTCCCTAGGTAGACTATACCTAAGAGGATCAGCAAGGATGGTCAACAGTATGCACCTTGTATCAAAAGCGTACTGTACCAGAACACTAAACAGAGAAGAGGTGTATTCAAGTGTTCAAAGAAAAGCTCAAAGCCGTTCTTTTTGTAGCTCTTTTTACTATCGGTTTCATTCTCATTACAGCTGGTATGCTGGTTAGCTTTTGCGGGTTGGCATACATGGGATATGCGGTTGTTCTAACCGTCTACGGCGGTTGTTCACTTCTTGCAACAGCTCTTGTTGAGGACATTCTCAAGTAAGTCTATCCGGCAAAAGCCGTCACGTCAATACACAATAAGTATAACACAACAAAGGAGATAATACTATGTCTAACCTGTCTAACGTCTGTCTGTCTATCCGTAGCTCTAACAACAAGACTTCTACCGCAAGGGGCTATGCAAGTAACGGCAAAGCTCTTGTTAGCTTTACCAACAAGGGCGGTGTTAATACGCTCAAGGCATACCCTAAAGCCGATAAAGTGCCGTCTTATCTGTTGATGGACGAAAAAGAGTATACGGCATACGGCAATGCAATCAAGTACGTTTACAATTCCGCTTGCCACGTTAACGCAAGCACTACCAACAAAGAGGATGAAAGCATTATCAAAGTTTACACTACCGACTTCCATTCTTGCCTGTCCGATCTCGCAAACATCGTTTTTGGTGAAACTTTCTCTATGCAAGAGTATCCCTCTTTTGGCACAGAAGTCCTTGCAATGGCAAAAACTTACCTTACCACCACTATGGATGGTGACGTTTCCCCGGCAAATCTTCCGATCAATCGTTTCGTCAAGGCTCTTGAACCTATGCTTTTGAGCGTAGCGGCACACAGCGTTTTTCTGAAAGACTATGAACGAGACTATAACCTTGCTTGCAAGCGTTGCAACTCCCGTATCAACAAGGCAACGACACAGCTTGACAAGGCACAGGCAGAGTATGATAAGGCACTGTCTGAACTTGACAAGGCAAAAGAGCAGATTGTTAAGGACAAGAGCGACAACACCATCAAAGCGTCTACTAAGAAAACCCACGAAAACAATCTCGACAAGGCACAGAAAGAATTTGACGCAAAAAAGAGCGTCCTTGATACCATCAAGAGCACTATCAACACCTGGACTATCAAGTTGGCCGATGCCCAGAAAACCTTTGAACAGGCAAAAGCAGAGGATGAAAAGAAGTCTTAAAGTCAAACCCAAGAAGTTAGCCTAAACATACCAGAATGCAATACATAACACGCCTGACGACTAGAGGTACAGGGGAAGAAGTAACCTCTACCAACGGCAAAACGCCGTCACAAGATACCATGAAAGAGGTGAAATATCTTGAAATCCTATCAGAATACGATGGGAGAAGTGCGTCAGAACACTTCTGGGCACTCTATCATCTACAACGGCACAGAAGTTAAAGAGTTTGATCTTTACGGCACATTTGACGGCGTTGTGTTCGTCAGTCGTCCGTTTATCGCAATGAAAACAGGCTTTATGCCTATGTACGTCAAAACGTCTATGGGATGGACTTCTATCCATCCTTGCAAGATTGTTGACTTCCTCAAAGAAGCATACAAGGCAAAAAGTGTTTCCCTTTATGACTGGAATACCTATCAGCAGAGCAAGAAAGAAAAGCGTCTTGCAATGGAAAAGGTCAAACAGCAGCAGAGTGAAACGGCTTTTTTCAGAGCGTCACAAGCTAATGCAGAGGGTTCTTTGCGCTATCATAAGAGCAAAAAACGTCTTGATGACCGCTATAATGAAGTGGGCAAACCGGCTCAGAAAAAGCGTTCTCAGCGTGTTGTATTTGGCTCTAGTGAATACGTCACAGTTTCCGGCTGGATCTACGGCAGAGAAGTCTTGATGAATAATCATAGCTTCCGCATGGATGAAAGAATGTCGTACTACATGGACGGCACTGGATGCTGTGCCCGTGATTTCGATAACAGAGATATGCGCCCTTTGAATGACGTGTTTCCTGTGAAATCTGGCAAGAAAGCAAGGTGATAATTTTGAGTTTGACAGCAATTCGTCAGAATGATATAATTGCACCATCAAGAAAAGGCGGTGCAATTATGGCAAATCGTGATTATGGCAAGGAATACGAACGTGAAAAATCGCGTGCAAAAATAATTCCCATCAAGGTAAGTCCAGAGTTTTTTGATGCTTTTACAGCAAAAACAGAACTTGATGGAACTTCTAAAAACGCAGTTCTAAAAGCTTGTGCAGAAGCATATACCTATGGAAATCTTATCCTTGATGAGAATGGAAAGCCTCAAATATTAAAGTGAGTTGTTATACTTCGGATTCATATTTTTTAGACGGATATTCTTCACTAACATCAGAGAAAAATTCTGCAATATCCTTTACGAATTGGCAAAGAATTTCTTTTGCGGTTGCACGTTGAGTGCCAAAACCAACAACGTCTGTAAACTCAGACCATTCTTCAAAGAAATCATAATACGATACAAGTCTTTTTCTATTGTTAATGATAAAGTCTGGTGTAACATCGAGGTAAACAAGTTCACCATCATCAAGAGATTCCATCCATGTATCATCGTAATAATTAAGCAAGTCAAAGAATGTGTTAAATAAGTTACTGGAGTTTTCTTTATATTTGTCACTTGCAATCATCTTTTTGGATTTGAAAAATTCAAGAATTGAAATCGTATCAGACAGCATTGACGAGTAGTGTTCTATAAGAGTGGTGAAAACAGATTCGTTTAGCATAGCAAGGACTTCCTTTCAAATTATGATATCTCTATTCTAGCAGAACCGAATACTCACGTCAACAAACACCTTATGACCTAAAAACTCATAGGGTGTTATTTTTATGCCCTGTTTTGTATATTTATGCAAATAATTTGCAAAATATGCAAAGTGAAAACAAACACGTCAGAAACAACACGATAAAAGAGGAGTTCTACCATGGCAATTTTGGCTATTGAGTCGGCTCTTGATGTTGCCATAATGTTTGGCGACAAAGAGTTGGCAGAAATTTACGCCGAAGCTCTTGAAGAGGTGGGCGTCCACTATGAAAGCCTTGCCAAGTGCTGGGCGTGACGAAAGAAGCGCAAACAGTATGAAAATATTATTATAGCCTTAACTATGATTGTAGTGTGGGCTGTGGTATAATAAGGGAAGAAAACCCTTAAAGAAAGGAGAAGAATCATCATGGATGCAAGAATGATTAGTTTTTGGGGTTGCGAAACTAACCCATGCGCAAACCCCGATACGGCAAATAACAGAGGGGGATACTCTCAACCGTCCGGTGGAATCCTTGTTGCTCTCGAAAACGGTGAGTATCTTACCGTCACAGTGGATGATATGTCTTGCGGCGATTTCGGCAGCAGAATCGGTTGGACTATCGACAGTTCAGACAGTCGCAGATGGGGCGGCTGTTATGGCACCATGAACGATGCTATGGTGGATAACGAATGGACGGAGGAATCTCTGGATTCCGTGTCTGGTGTGTACGGGATTGATGCCCGTGCAATGTTGTCGGATGCGATTCATGCGGTACATATTGCCGCATAAGACAACCGAATATCGTCAGAAAGAGTCTTGTGAGTTAATTCTTACAAGGCTCTTTTTATATGCAAAAGAAAGGATGGTCTATCATGAAAAGTCTCTTAATGTTCTTTGGCTACTCCGCATATCAGGCAGGTTGCATTGCGCCTATGGTGTGGGTTTTCGTTGTTGGTGCTATCGCTATGGGTGTGGCAGAATGGAAAGGGTGGTTGAACTGATGAACAGAGAAGATCTGGTTGTTCTTGAAACTGGCAGCGCCTATACAGCACTGTTTAACAAGGCAAATTATTACACGCCATATATTGTGGCGTGGCATTTTGACCCGGATTCCTACACATGGGATCAGGGTCATTATTTTTGTGACCTGAAATCCGCAAAGAATTTCTTTGCGGAGCAGGAGAAAGAAAACGCGAACTGTCGGTATTGTGAGAATATCGACTGTCCGCACCGTGATGCACTCAGACGTTTGCCCCGTGAAAAGGGTGGTTTGGGTCTTTGCAAGAACTTTGAGTAAAGGAGAATGAAAAGCATGAAAAAAAAGTATGTCATGTATGAAGCTCTTGGAACGTGGTATATCACCACGGCAGAGAACCACAACCGCTATATTGAGGATGCACGGCAAATTCACAATCTTGGTCGTAATTTCGAGAAAGCGAAGGCCATTGTTGATTACAATTGGCACGGCTTTGATAATGTTGAAATCATTCAGAAATAAAAGATATGTTTTAAGGAGAGTTTGATATGACCGCAAGAGAATATTGCAAGAGCCATCCTGTAACCGCTTATGATAGCAGTTATGGCCGTTGTGGTGGTTTTCAGATTCATGGCGATATCGAATACGGCATTGATGATTACCTTTATGGTATGTCTGGTGCGCTGTGTGAAGATGAGAAATATCATAGTTATCATCACCTGAAAATCATCTATGCACCGTCTGGCAGAGCATACGTCAAGTGTTTCGGTAAACGAATCTATCTTGATGAGTGCATGAGAGTGTAAAGGAGAAACGACAATGAAAAAAGGCCAATGGTTTATGAACGATGAAACCGGTGTTATCACCAACATTCATCGTGAAGCTGTCGAATGGTATCGGCAGGGCGCAAATGTCTCAATCTGGATCAACGGCGTTATTGTTTGCCGTTGGGGTCACTGATAAGAAAAGGAGAGTACAAAAAATGAAACTTACTCAGAATAAGCTGTCCGTTATACTGGCTACTGTTGTGGCTGGTATTTCCATTCTGGCAAACTGTATGACTGCAAATGCGGTAGAGCCTATGAAAACTCGCCTGGAGAATCGTTATGTCCTTGCCGGTAGCGTGGATGAAATCGAAGTATTCCGCAACGGAATTAAGACCATCCATGTTATCGACGAGAACGGCGAGGAATGGTTGTATTCTTATGCAAGCATGGAAGAAACCCCGGCAGATGGTCAGAATGTGACCATGATTATGAACAGCAATAGAACAGAAACCATCTACGATGATACCATCGAGGATGTTCTGTGGGCACGGCCTGATGAAGTGGATGTTGATTGATATTCACAGAATGGTCACGAAAATAAAACGTATTAACGCATTAAAATGTGACGTTAATAAAATCTACATTTTAGTGCTTGACAAAATCAGCAGTATCCTGTATTATGTAGCTAGAAAAACAGTCCGTCAGAGGGCTTTTATTTTTACCGTATAGCTATATAACACAGGATACGAGAGGAGGGCTATAAAATGGATCAGAACTGGAAGCTTGGTGACGATATGGTTGTAAGTGACAATCTTCTGGATGGTATCACGTTTGAAGATCTGATCCTGACAGTGCATTGCAACTGTCCACAAATTACAGAACGGGCTGTAAAAAAAGAACTGAAAGAAATTCTTGCGATTCATATGCAAGATATGGAATTTTTACTCGAAAACAATATCAACAAGATAATTGAGTTAGCAAGTAAAAACAGAGAATAAGGAGATGTGAGTATGAAACGCAATAACTATAATTACGAGAATTTTCACTACACAAGTGATAGCTGCCTGATTCTTATGAGCGAGGTTCGTTATAAGAAAAATGATTTTGGGAAGATGGTTCTTGTACCGGAAGAAACAAAGGAAGAAGTGATTTCACCTACGTTCTATACCAATTACATTACGGCAATTCCATTCTTTGATAATGATTTCTTTGGGCTTCATGCTTCTTGTGAAGCTGAATGGAATAGAACACCGGCAGGAGCTGTGCCTACTGTAGTAACGACAATCAATGGCGCAGGTGATGAAAAGATTGTCGCAACATTTACATTCCTTAGCAAAAGTAATCTTTTGAATACAGCTGGTTGGCGTGAAAAGGAAATTGTAAAGAATGCAAAGTATTTCCATATTGAAAGACTTGACGGTGCAGATATGATTTACCTCTATACCGAAAGTAATGATGGTACGTCAGAGGGCATTTTTGACACTAAGAGATCTATTTGGAGGGGTTAAACGATGACTGATGTTCAGAAAAAGATGTGGGATGCACTGGTTAAAATGTCTGGTGAGGACGTTGCAAGATTATTTGTAAATTGGTGTGGAGAACAAATTCTGGATGATGATTTCTATAAAAATATGATTGATGAGGGAGTGATTGAAAATGAAGAATGATTTTTACTGGAACAGGAACTATATGACTATTGCAAAAAGTATTAACGAAAAGCACCGTACAAAAATTATAATACATAAAAATTGGCAGTGGTATTTAGCTGAATTTGATTCATTGGAACAACTGCATTTCTTTGAAAACGTAGTTGGATTCAGAACTTACTATCTTGGAATGGAAAATGGAATCGCAAGATTTTCTTTGAGTCATGAGTTTGAAGAAGAAAAATATTTCTGGAAATTGTCTGAACTTCCGGCTGGTGTAAAACCGATTAAAGCATTGTGTAATGGTAGTATTGTTACTTGCTATTTTTTGAATGATGGGAAAATTATTCATTGGTATCGTCCGAATCCTAATGCAAGGAATGTTTATAAACCAATGACGTTGCAACAGCATATTAGGCATCATGAAGTGTTTGGTTCATATTGAAGAACAGGAAAATCAGGAGGGTGAAATTTTTTGATTATCGATTCAATTCTTGACCGTAAGGACGGCAGACACTACAGTGCACATGATTTCTATATCGAGGTCAGAAAATATGAGCGTCTGGGTGTTGGGACTCACGGCGATGATATCTCTATCGCCATGGATTATGGTGATAACAGAGATGTGCAGCGTGTTTTGTGTCAGTATATCCAGCGCAATGGATACCCGACAGACATTGAAGATTACGTAAAAAGTCAAATCTGGGTAGTGTGAACAGCAGATGCTAGGTGATTAGCGGTACTAGGGCAGACATAACCGCTACCAGAATGCAAAAGCATAAAAATATTAAAAGGAGTATTAAGTATGGAAAAGATGTATGACCGTATCAAGCGGATGGATAAACATGAACTTGCTGAGTTTATTTATATTGTTTATCAAGCTGGTGTTAAAGATGGTGAACAGAATCTTTGTGATTCTCCTATGGGATTTTTTGGTTGCTGTTACTTCCTTAATGATAATGCAAAAGTATGGATGCCGAATGATAAGCCCAAAGATCTTTGTGATGCTTGGGGTATCTAAACATTAAAAGGAGTGTTAAGTATGAAGGCATATATCGTTCGTTGCTGGGACCACCAAGGTTATGAAATTGACAGCTTCTGTTATAAGAAAGAGGTAGCTGAAGAGAGAGCGAAAGAACTCAATGATTTAATCAATGACTGGAGTTTAGATAAACATGCAGACATTGAAGAAGTTGAATGTTAATAATTAAAATCATGCTTTTATAGGAGATGAAAATATGAAAACTGTATATGTTATTGCCGTAAAGCATTTATTCGACTACGAAGGAAACACTCTTAATCGTTGGGAGTATGTTCAATTTGGTGAGTGTGGGTACACATTTTTTACTGAATCCGTTGATGGTGCGCAGCACTTTTATTCTATTGATGAGGCTCAAAAATGGTTTGATAAAATCGGCCATGAACTTATCTTTTACGGAAAACGTAAAGGTCAGTATGATTTAGAGTCTCTTTGTATTAAGAGCGTTGTTTTCCGAGACCCTATTGTAAATTTTGTAAGAGATTTGGATTTCAAAAACTGATAAAACAGATATTTTACAATGATTGAGGTGATAAATATGACTGAAAAAGATAAGCGTGTTTTGAAGTATGCGATTGATAATTTGATTGCAAGAGAAAATAACTTGTGCGAAGGATCTTGTAAAAACAATCCAGTACATAGAGCAGAACGTGAACGAGATCGTGATTTGATTATCTTTGGCATTCGTGATGTTTTGTGCGAGGTTGAGCGTCTTGAAGAACAAGAGAAAGAGATGCTGGAAAAGGCAAAACATGAAGTGGTTCAGTTTTGATTGAGGTAATAGAAAATGTATACTAGCGAAACTGTAAAACAAGTTACCGATTGGATGATTAACAGTATTTCTGACTGGATGGTCGAAAGTGGAACAAGAAGCACCACAGAAGGTAATTGGATCATCTATATTTACGAGATCACCAGAAAATTCAATGTAACAAAAAACTGGGTTACGGCATTCCGTGACGAGATTGTAGATGCTCTTTATAAACACGAAGCGGTTGCAGATGTGCTCTATGATTTTTCTCCTGATGGCACTGTGGAGGATTTCGACATTGATTTTTATTTAAGTTTTTGTCAGAACCTGAGCGATGAAAATTGAGGTGATAGAAATGGATACTAACATAAACCATCTTAACAGTAGAAAAGAATACATGGAGCTTGTTTATCACAATTCTAGTCCGTTTGATTTTTGGGAAGAAGTGCGAAAATTTCACAAGGAACGTGAGCAGGAGGAAAAAGAACATGACCAACATTGAAAAGAATATTATTCTCGCAGCTCTTTCTTCTTATCGGCGCAAGCTGATGGATCAGAGTGTTTCATTCCTTAGAGCTGGCAATCACGAAGATGCAAAGCAGTCAACGATGGAAGCGGCTAACGTGAATGCGTTGGTGATTAAATTTACAAAAGAAAAGGAGCTTGCAATATGAGAAACCTGTCTAAGCAGAACCGTAAGAAAATTTTTGATTTGATTAAACGCGATTGCACATTTGTTGGCTCTTACGATTTGGAACATTCTGAAGAAAGTGTTTTGACTTATCTCCCGAAGCCCGGCACACAGATTCACAAAGATGTTGAAGAGGTTCGTGTCATAAAGAACCGCAAGACTGGAAACTGGGTTGAATCCGTTGTTGATGTGCGTTGGTATTACGGTATGACTTGCGCTGATGCAGAGATGATTGAACGCAAATATCAGTGCAAATCTAACAAGTGAGGGTGTGGAATATGAATAGCGAAAATAAGATTATTGTTACTAGCTGGAATGGTAAGTCTTGGGAAATGACACCTGAACAGATTGAAGCAGCGTACCGTTACAAAGAGCATCAGTATCGTATTGAAGATGCAGAGAATCAGCTTGATGGCAATGCTGATTGGATTGAGGAAGAATACGGTTATTCTCACGATGAGATTATGGACTTTGCTGACGAGTTAGCAGAACGATTCGAGGACAAATTTGATTGCAATGTATCAGAAAATGATGATTGGGTAGCACGTATCACAGAGATGTTTGACGTCGCAGGTAGAAAGGAGAGCAACGATGACTGATCCTTGCCGTTATTGTGTAGCACCGGAGCGTTATCCTGGTTGCCACGACCATTGCGAAAAGTTAAAAGCCCATCGTGAAAGTGATGAGTATAAAAAGCTGTGTGAATATAAGAATATATACCTAAAAAGCCATTCGACAGCAAGTTCTTCCCAGATTAACAAAGCGATGCGGTATTTCAAATATAAAGGTTATAGCCTTTATGGATTCAAGAATGTAGGGAGTGTGTAAAATGTATGTGATTGTAGAAGATTTAACAAACCAAAGAGCCTGTTGTGAAAACGCGATCTTTATTCACGGAACTGTTGAAACTCTTGTGGACGCTATTGCGGCAGCGAAAAAAGCATATGAAAAATGTGAGAAGCAATATTACGGAGAATGTAATGTAGACACCGATAAATATAAAATGCTCTCTAGGGCAAAAGTTTCTCCTTTTCCAGAATATGTTATCGGTGAAGAAAGCGAAGGCGGTTGGGACTACCATCGTTATTTTATGGTCATTAAAACAAATGATGTATGAGGAGTGATAAAAATGAGAGAATTTGAAGGTTTTATTTTTCCTAACGGAAGAATTGTAGCGATTCCTGAAGAGGAATATATGGCAGCTATCGAAGCAGGAAAAGAAATTCTTGTGTTTTGTGGTGGATGGGCTGGTGGATACGCTAGAGCGTTTGGCGCAGATAAGGAACAGGATATTTATGAGCCTGATAAAACTTGTTACATGGTCTATTCGTATGATGTCATGGATAAGACCTTTACGCCAGAAGATATGAAGCGGTTCGCTAAAGTGATTGTCACAGATGGTATCCGTGTATACATGAAAACAGGTGAGTCGGCTAGTGATTATTATTCTGGAACCTTCTGTGACTGTGGTACGAAAGACCGGCTCGAAGAACATTACCCTGACACTTGTAGTAACGATATTGAACAATACGATTTCAGTGATTGTCAGACAGTTGATTTTGATATGACGGTTCGTATGCTGGGTGCCGATGATAAAGATTACGAAGGTATGGTAAAGATGCTCAAGGGGATTTTGAGGTGATAAAATGTGGGATTTAATTGTAAATAATTACCACGAAGAAGATAGAACAGGTTATGCCTTAATGTTCAACACAAGTGATAGGTATTATCTTGATGTTATGTACGTGTGTGGGCCGTTATACAATTCGATTTGTACTTTTTATTCTCTTAATATTTCAGAGAATGAAAAAATACGAATCGAAGAAGCACTTGTAGCAGGACTGAGAAACAATGGAGTTTTAAGGAGTGAAGATTATGTGGGATCTGAGGGAAGTTCACGCTTGCTTTGATGGTGATGGCTGGGTTTGGAATGAATCTTTTCATCACAAGAATGTGTTCGTAGGTGAGAATGAAGATCCGAAAGAAATTTTCTGGCAGGAATGTCAGATATTCTTTCTTCAGGATTATCTAAGCAAGTGTGAAATCGTGGATGATGGCGATATTCTGGAACTTCAGCTGAAAGATTCCGGTGAGCCGGTTCTTGCTATGATTTTGGCAGAGTAAGAGTAAAGGAGAATGAACTATGAAAATCGAATCTAAGTATGAAGATATTCTGGAATCTCTTGAATGGGGGATTGTTGGAGAAGATTTAAAAACGATTGATATCGAAAGTTGGTCTCCGGCTGGTGAGAATATTATTCTCACATTAAACACAAATGACATTCCCGGCAGCGCGATGAGAGAATATGAGAATTTCGATGTCGATGATCACGCAGCTGAACTAATTGCAAATCGTGGTGAGAATGGTATCCCAGATTCTGTTTGGGTAATTGCTGAAGACGCATATAAGATTCGAGATATGCTTAAAGAATTGGCATACGCACTTTTATCTGCTGAGTAAAGGAGAATGAGTTATGACACGGTTTTATCTTAGCGCAGGTGCTCTTGGCCGTTGGATGCACCAGAATAAAGCACAATACACTGGTGCTTATGTTGAATGTGTTTTAGTCGATAGCTTTGTTGTTGAAACAAAGCGTGGTGTTGCAGCCATCTACGAACACGCTTTGAACGAGTGGACGAGCAACTATTATGTTGAGTTTACCGATTATAAGAATGGATTTAATAATGGCGAGATCAATAAGATTTGGTCTGATTGGTACGCATTTGAAGAAAAAGTAAATACATATTTGAAGAAAAGGAAAGCGCATAAGCATAAGAGGTGAATGGATATGAATTTACTTACTTTTCTTTCTTTGATCACTGATGGTACAAGCGTAGCTCTTTGGGATGACTACAGGGAGCAAAAAATCAAGGATTATTGTAAGCGAGATCAGATTTCAATTTCAGAAGCCAGTCGATACGAAGTATCGTTTTTTACGGCAGATGAAGAAGGTATGATTACAATTTTTGTGCATTAAAAAGATTGATAAAAGGGAGATTTTAGATATGGAAAAACTGTATTGCTACGATAATGAAATCATAAAATGGACTTACGGCGATAACCTGTATTGCTTGCATATTCAGCACGACGACGTTGCAGACAATAACCCTCGTTGGTGGGACGACCACGATTCCGTGATGGCTTATTTCCATCCTCGTTACCGTCTTGGTGATAAGGTCGATGCAAGCACACCGGAAGAGTTTTGGAATAATCTTGTTTACGAGATGTGCGAGCCAGAAGAAATTATCAATGCACTTATTAACAAGAAAACCATTGACGTAATTGCAGAAAAGAGTATTCGTGATGATACATACTATCTTTCTGTTCTTACTGATGATGGAGAATATACTCATTTTTGTCAGGGTTTGAAGGAGAATGAAATCCCAGTATATGCTGAGGGAGAATTATCCATTAAGGATTGTCAAATTCTTCTTGATACGTATATCGTATGGCTTCCACTCTGGTTACATGATCACTCTAGCCTATCTATGGATTGTGATACACGATTCAGAGGTTCGTGGGACGATAGCAATGTTGGTTGGATTGTTACAAAAGTTCCTAGCGGTTCTGATGTTTACAAAACAGAAGCGGAACGAATCATGCGTGATGAGGTTAAGACCTATAGTGATTATCTTTCCGGTGAGAATTACGGCTATACGCTTTACAAAGAGGAACACGGAGAGTGGAAAGAAATTGATAGAGCATTCGGATTTATCGGTTCCGATGTGCTTGAAAATGGTATCACATACAGCGCTGGTTGTGGCCTTGAAAAGGCATTAAAAGAAGATCGGTGCCGTATCGGTGATGCAGAGAAGGTTGTAACCATTACTTACAATTTTGATAAATGTTGAATTTTAGGAGGAAAATATCATGGATGATAACATGATGGAACGTCAGATTGCTGATTATATGGTAGAGCATGGCACTAAGAATACGGATTCTGGGGCTTTGGTATTTGAAGTGGACGAACTTGCAAAGAGGTTTGGTATCGAAAAGAAGTGGATTCAAGAACACGATGACGGGATTATGTCGTGGCTATACTTTAGAGAAGAAGTTATAGATGTAGAACGTGAACTTGGTAGTGATGATTTTACTACGCAATTGTTTGACGTTCGTTTTAGTCCGTGCTTTTGCTCAGGTTTGGAAGATTTTTGAAAGGAAAAATATCATGAAAAAGGCTTTATACACAAAAGACGAACTTTATAATCTCCTGAAGAACGGTGCTATTCTTGATGAATTGCTTGACATGAGTGATGGGCAAGAGTGTACGATATTTAAAGCGGACTACTTTCCTGAAGAGGACTGCTATAACAACGTTATTTATATTCCTGATCTCGATATGAATGGTGTTATCTATGACCGTAAAATGACTTTGCAAGAACTTGCAGACGCATATACGAACTTTTACACTGCACAGGATATTATTGATATCTGTGAAGGTGATGAAAAGAAGGCAAAACGCGTGTTTTGCAATTGTGATTGGCAGCATCCCTCCACCGAATTTACAGAAATGGAAGCATTTGACGAAGAAGATGATTACGATGTTCAGTATTATTTTGCTGAAACTCGTTGGTGTGTCGATGACGTTATCGATGCAGCGAAAAGAAAAGGTATTGTACTGAGCCCGCAGCAGGCTGAACAGTGGTGGTTAAAGAACGAGAAGTGGTTTAAGGATACGCTTACTGAATATGGTAACGAGATTCTTTTTAATGCAAATTTTAGTGAGGTGTAAAAGGAGAGTTTTATTATGAAGTATCAGGTAACTGTAGCTCGTACTGGCTATGTTGAAATTGAAGCCGATAATGAACAAGAAGCGACGGATATTGTTGCAAACGATATGAACTCAAAAGATATTGAATGGACGTGTGATTTTACAGTAACGGATTGTGAAGAAAGTGAGAAATAAATTATGGCTATCGTAAATGGATTTGATACTCAGAAACTGCGGTATATCCTCTTTGGTGATAGAGGCTATGAGATATACAAGGAAAACGATTTTTACTACCTAAGTAATGGATATGTTCTTGTAAAATGCGATTTTGATGTTATCGCTAAAACACTGTCAGATTTGCCAGAGTTGAAGATTCCTAACAATGGATATGGTTATAAGTTTGATGAGAAAGATGGTTGGTCTGATTCTGATATTACAATGCTTCACAAATATTTTGAATACGTAAATCCTAGTCGTTGTTCATATTGGGAAAAATTTCATGATGTAAAAGAGTTTAGACGAATTCAGCACAAAGAAATCAGAGGTTGTTGTGAATATAGTTATCCGTGTATTGTTTGCGAGATGGACAATGGAAATAAGGCTTTACTAAATGAGAAGTATACAAATATTCTAGCAAAAGCGAAAAAGTGGGGCTGGTTTGCAGAGTGCAAGGATAGTTTGAGCAGTGTTCACTTTATGAATAAACAGAACACTCTTGAAGCATGGATTTGCCTAATTCGTTACAAAGAAGGTGCCATCTGATGTATTACCATCTTGAATATTCTGTCAGACATTTTATGTACGGCGATACGTATAGAGGGCATGAAATCTATCTCACAAAAGAGCTGCGTGATGCAGAGCTTGACTGGATGAAAACGTGTTACAGCAAGCCGACAGAGCTTGTCTATGCAACGTATGAAACCGAAACACTTAATGATGATAAGATAATAATATAATGAGGAATTAAGGGAGTGAGAATTATGATTATCCAAAATTGCGGATGGGATCATTCAGTGGATGAAGTTAAGGAAGCTCTTGATACACTTTCATATTGGTTAAGAGAAGGTGTGAGAGTTGGGATTTTTAATGAAGAAACCAACAAATATGAGTTACTAAAACCTTTTGATTCAGAAAAAGCTTTTATTTTGGAGGACATTAACTTATGACGGCACGTGAGATTGCAGAAGATTTTATTTCTAAGATGAATCCGTCTAGGTGGGCTGGCGTAGGCCAAAAACCTGATAACTTTGACACTAGAATTAAAACATACACCATTGATGGTTTTTATGAATATGAACTTGATATTTCATATGATGAAGATGAGCTTGGTTACGTTGTTATGCTTGAAATAAGATGGGCAGACGATGGAGAGCTAATTTACGTTCTTAATACTCAAAGGGTTAATTCTGAAGATGCAATCGAATACTCAATCGATTCTCTTATTGATAATCTTTAATAGAATAATATAAAGGAGAATGAATATGACAAAATTTGAGAAACAGACGGTTATTAACGCATTGCATTTTTATAGCGAATATTATTGCAACCACAGTGAAAAATCTGCGAATATGATAGCACAGAAATGTACGGCTGAAGGATTGCTTTATATGTTTCAATCTATTCTGGATGAAAAGGCAGGAAGTGTAAAAATCTAAATAGAATCGAGGTTTTAAAAATGATTACGGTTGTTTATGACGATACGATGTGTAATGGTCCTTACAGTGTAGAGCACAAAACAATGGAAGAAGCGGTAGAGTCTGTTAACAATGATTTTGAAAGTCTGATGAAAGAACTGCGAGATGAAGGCTATGAACCTGAATGGATTCGTGACGGCCATCATATGCTTGAGGTTTATGTTCCGAATACGTCTATTAACGCATGGTGGGATTTTGAGTAAGGAGAATTAAAAATGGATACTACAAAATGTGTTGACTGCTGCTATCTCGGTGATAAATATAGTTTTCCACTTCCAAATAATAAAACAGATATTGATGACAAGAACCCGTTTCTAAAACACTACTATTGTTGCTGTGTGGATTCCGATAAGTACGAGTGTGATGTTACAAACGATAAAATTTTGAATTGTTGTTGTTTTGAGGAGATTTAAAAATGAAAATTAAACTTGAAATTGAAAACGACTATGGGCTCTTTAAAGCAAACAATAATGAAGAGCCGGATCGCCTGAAAATTTATGATAGTGACGGACAGTATATGGAATATATCGATGTAAGCGATGTTATTACAGAAGGAATGGATGACCTTTATTTTGCCACAACAAATAAAGACGCTCATTATGTTGCCTTCCGGCTCGCAAGACTGCTTTACAACCAAGGGGCTGAGATTGTAGGCGTTGTTGATAATGCAGATTTCGGCCACCTCTATGAATTGTATGGGGAAGAATTTGTGAATCGTATCGGAAATTGTGCTTTGGTATTTAAGGAGGTTTAAAAATGGATATCAACGAAATTAAGATGTTTGAGCAGAAGATGATTGATAGTGCATTTATTGATGCTGTTGATTATGATCCAAAGGTGGCTGCACGAGCTGTAGGAGCACGCAAGATGAAAATGAAGGGCGTATGCTCCTTTAACGAGTACATTGGATATTTGCAGACAATCACTGGCAATGCAAAGTTATTCTGGAAGTATCAGTTTTGAGGTGAAAAATATGGTTCTGAAACTTGAATTCACGGATGGTCACGAGCCATGGATATCGTTTCCAATGAATAGAGAAGAGGCCCTAAAACTGTGGAATAGTCTGAGTAAGATGCCAACGGTACGACCAGAGTTTCGGTTTGGCAAATTAAAGTGTCGCTGTGATTGTCTTGGCAACTGGTATGTTGCTTAGTGGTTTGATGGAATGCATAAGAGTAAGACATTCAGATATCTTGCCAACGCCTTGAAATACATGGAAAAAAGAAATGGCTTGATGAATAGATTGTGAGGACAAAATGTTTGCACTTATCAATATTTATATTGCAAAAGGTGAGAATTCATTTCTCCCAGAAGTTGTTTATAAAAAGGGTTTCAATACGATTCTTGAGGCAGAAAATGAAATGAACAAACAAGTGGACGATATTCTTGTAAATCATTATTGTAGATATTATGAAGATGAAAACGGTGAACAGAATTTTAGTGTTTTGCGATTAAAAGGTGATATTCGTATTGATGCTTGTGACATATACGATTGGTGGAAAATCGTAGAGATTTGATAAAACAGTTTTGAGGTGACGATTATGAGTGAATTTGAAAATCATGTTTTTGATGTTTGGAATCGTTTTGTGAGGAATCTGCCTTGTTATCCAGAAGAAGGTTGTGAACGCTGGTGTGATGGTGAGAACATTCTATGCAAAACAAACGAAGATGCTCAGAGTGTTGCTGATTATATTGATGAAAAGGCTGGAGCGTCAGTATCTGCTACTGGTTTTTATGACCCAGAAGAAGATAAACGAATGGGGTGTGTAGACAAGTACACCGGTTGGTATTACGTCACGATTTGATAAAACAGTTCTTCTAGGAGAGAAAATAAAATGAATGAAAAGCAATTTGCAATTGATACACCTATCGGAAAGATTATCGCAGAAGGTATTACAGAGCCATATCCTGAGATTGTGATTTACCTTAAAAGAAATGATGGCGAAACAATTAACCTGTCCAGTATCAATTACGAAAGTTGTGGTGATATTGAAAGTTATCTTTGGATGGATGTATTCAGTGATGAGTACACGAATCATAAGAGCTGGTCGTTTGAAGATTTGACCGCAGATTTTTCTTAACAAATACAAAGGAGTAAACAAAATGACTACCAACAATCCTATGACCGTAATAACCTCTAAGCCCTTCGGCGCACTGAATGTGGATGTGTACCAGAATGACAAGCACCAGTATTACATGACCCGTGAACAAATTGGTGCGGCGCTAGAGTACAATAATCCTAATAAGGCAATTCAAAACATCCATGTTAAGAATACGGATCGTCTTGACCCTCTTTCAACATTCCTCAAACTGAGGAAAGTTGAGGGCGGAATCACGAAGGAACGTGAATATATTGTTTACAGTTTGCGTGGTGTTATGGAAATCTGCCGTCTGTCACGTCAGCCGAAAGCAGATGCGTTCATGGATTTCTGCTGGGACATTATGGAATCTTTGATGCGTGGTGATTCCGTTCTGGCTACTCCTAAGATGGATGCTGCGTTGAGCAAGGAGTTTATTGACGTAAGACTTCACGCTCTGTTTGATAGCATGAAGAATCTTCAGAGCGAACTCAATTCTACTCGCAAAGATCTCAGTGAACAGATTGAGGAAGCCCGTGCTACCAGCAATGAAGCACTGAATGTGATTAGTAGCGTATCTCAGTGTGTCCATCAGATTAAGGACAAGCAGATGGATGATGCGATTCGTTCTACCAGAAACTTCACTCCTCGTAAGGATGTGATGAGTGACTGGCGTAAGAAGATGTATGAACGTATCAATGTGATTGCGGAAATCAATGAGATGAAGGTTCAGGATGTGTTTCGTGATGTTTACGAATACATGAATCGTGTCTATACCTTTGTTATTGAGGAAGAACGTAGAAAGTATTGCGCAAGAACTGGTCGTACTGGTCATATTCCTACGATTGATGTGGTCGAGGCAAGCAAAATGTATAAGTCTATCTTTGGCGCTCTGGTTGAGGATCTGTATACTGAGGCAATCAATAAGAAGAAGGAAGAAGCTGTTGAACAGAAGGCTCTGCCTGAAGCTAAAGTTGTTGATGCAGCTCCTGAAGTAGATGTCTGTGTTGCTCCTGTGATTGATGTTGAAGCTAAGGAAGTTGAGTCTGAGCCGGTTGTGGAGGAAAAGCCCAAGAAGCAGAGCGAAACGGCAAAAATTCTTTTCCCCATTATGCTTCCTCTGGCAGAAAAACTTGGCGATAAGCCACAGTATAAGCACACTTATACTCTGATTTACGAGTGTATTGGCTATAAGAAAATGAATAATTTGTTTGTGGCTTACGAAAAGGCACACGGTAAAGCACCGAATCCGAAGACTAAGGTGTTTATTGAAAACGAAAAGAACCTCGCGCTGTTTAAGAAGACTGTGAAGCAGCTGATGAAGGAGCAGGAGAATAAGTAAAGGTACGTAATATCGAATGGTCACAACTATATTATGAAACGGAAGGGAGGTCGAATCTGCGCCACCTGTGATATCAATCTGGCTTTACAGTTTGAATCCAAGGGACTGGCGATTTGTGAGATCAACAAGCTTCCCGCCGGGTATAAAAACGGGCACTACGCACCGAAGTCTATGGATGAAGCTACCATTGCAGGCAAGAGTCCGAATATAACGGCTCCGGCTGTAAAGTCAAATACATACGCATTTCACATGGAAGATTCTGAATGGCTGGCGGAACTTAAAAAGAATTTGGTTATCACAGATAAAACCATGTGTAATCTGAAAGAGATGTATTCAAAAGTGTACGGTGATTTGACTTCCGCAAGTGATGAGATTGATGATCTAGAACATGCTATTGAGTTTAAGACCGTGAATGCAGCGCAAGGTTATCAGCTTATGGCAGAGCTTAAAAAGGCTCGCCGGAAGCGTAGAGAAGCTAAGGACGCAAAGCTTTTGCTTGAGATCGTTATGAATACAGAAACCAGAGAATGGGGAGATGGCAAGCTAGAGACTGCTATTGAGCAGCTTGGTACTCGTCAATTTACTCCGAAGGTTCGTAATGATCTATTTGAAAAGAATTGAGGTACATAAAAAATGAAGGTCTATGTTTTACACGAATGCATTGATTCCAGTGACTTTTACGCAGAAGATAATGTGATTATGGTCACAAAGGATAGAGTCAAAGCAATTGATAAAATGGTATTCCTGTTTAATGAAAGCAAGAATGACCTACAGCCTGTAAGTAATGACGAGACATGGTGCGAAGCTGCGGAAGCATCTGTTGTTTGTAGTGGTGAAAGTTATTATCGTCACCACTGGAAGATTGATGAATTCGAGGTGTAAGGTATGCCTACTATCAGAGGAAACGGACACTGTAAGGTTTGTGGTGCGCCGGCTGCTATAAATCATGAGTATTGTGATCATTGCCGCAGGATAGTAAGAATCGAAGCGCGACAGGCTTATGAAAGAAAGAGACGAGAACAGGAACGAAGCAAAAAGCCAATCTTGACATTCAGCGATGTTATTAAACTTGCGGATGCCGAGGGATTGTCTTACGGAAAATACTGTTTAAAGTATGGGATTTGAGGTGAATGTGATGAGTGCAGTTGTTGAAAGAAAAGAAGAACAGATATCTAAATTGGTCTATTTTAATCCTAAACCTTCCGTTCCGGCGAAAAAGCGTGGTGTTACAAAAAGTAAGCAGAAGCGTAAGCGTAATATTTCTCCAATTAGAAGCTTGGATGATGTTCAAATGATTTCGGAATACTTCTGGGATAAAAAGCAATATCGCAATTGGTGTCTATTTAATGTCGGCATTGCAACTGGGTTGCGTGCTAGTGACTTACTTAAATTGAAAGTTTCTGATATGTCTTACTGTCTTTATAATGGAAAAATTGAGGTGGTTGAGGACGCAGGAACTTGCATCGTCGAAGAAAAGACTTCCAAATATCGTGAAATCATTCTTACTCCAGAAGCGAGAGACATCGTTGAAACGTACATTAAGATTGCAAATCTTGGATATGACGATTGGATGTTTCCGTCTCGGCAGGGGAGTTGGAAAAAGTCGTTGAGGACAAATGGTGGAGATGGGAAAACTGGTATTCCTCATATTGCAGAACCCAAAAAAGCCGGTGATCCTATTGATGTTGATTCTTTTGCTCGTATCCTTCGTAATGCTGGTAGAGATTTGAATCTTAATTATAAGATTGCGTCTCATTCTTGCCGTAAGACATTTGGTTATCGTGAGATGTGTCTTAATAAGGATGATAACCAGGCATTGTCTTGGATTCAGGGTCAGTTGAATCATAGTAGTCAGGATATTACATTACGGTACGTTGGTTTTGATGAGGATAAGGCAAAAGAATATTATAAGAAGACTTTTTATGGTGTGAATACACACAGCTTGGAAGACTGAGGTGTATGATGGCTGATACTTATATTAAAATCTGGGATACTTATGAGAGCTACTTTGAACCCCTTAGTGCTGCTGAGGTGGGGCGTCTGGTACTGGCGATGATGAAATATAAATCGTCTGGAACGGAGCCTGAACTCAACGGAAATGAGCGGTATGTGTGGCCTGCTGTGAAGAGAGATTTGGATAAAGATGCCGAATACATCGAAGGTAAGAGGATTTCTGGTAAAGCTGGTGGCTCATCAAGCAAGCGTAAGCAAAACGAAGCAAACGCAAGCAAAACAAAGCTAGAAAAAGAAAAAGAGAAAGAAAAAGATAAGATATCGTCTTCGTCTTGTGATGAGATGACAACGACAAAACCTATCGAGGATGTTTTCCGAGAGAATATCGGGAAGCTTGGTGCTACTGGTCAAAAGGCTTTAGCAGAATATGTTGAGCGCATGGGTGACGAACTTGTGCTTGCTGTGATTGGTAAGTGTTCTGATCTCGGCGGTAGCACATGGGCTTATGTGCGAAAAGCTCTGGACGAAGCAGAATCTCTTGGTTGCAAGACTGCTGATGATTATCGCCGGGCTTGTCCGATAGGGAGTGGTCGCAACACGAGAGTGGATAGACAATCTCCCAGTGGGAATGATTGGCTAAAAAATGCAACGAAACGTCGTCCACTAGTAAAAAGAGAGCTGGAAACAGCATAAATGGAGGCTTGAATTATGGGACTGTTACTTGGTTTGGGTTTACTTGGCGCAGCATTTGCGATTGATGGAGCAAAGCAAGCACCGTTTGATAAGGCGTATCGCCGTCTGGAAAACGAATGGGGGACTTGTACATCGGAAGAGAGTAAGCGGTGTGATGCTCTGAAGTATGCCGTGCAGAACGGTTTATGTTTCGAGGATGAAAAGAAGCCTGTGATTGAGTGGCAGAAGCTGAGAGACCTTCAGTGGAAGTATCAGCTGGCTGGTATTTCTTGGCCGAGAGAATCTGCGATTCGAGATGTATGCCGGTTGGCAGCTCGTGACCGTGGATTTGAGTATAAAGGGTATCTGCGAAATACATTGACGTTTGGTTATATCACCGATCCGAAAAATATTTGCAAGCTTGGCATCGTAGATTGAGGAGATTTGAAAATGAATAACACTCGTAGAAAAGCTATTAAGCAGACTATTGATCGTTTTGATTCCATCCGTAAGAAGCTGGACGAGCTCGTGTCTGAGGTCGAAAGTGTAAAATCCGATGTTGAGAATATCCAGTGGGAAGAAGAAGAGTATCGTGACAACATGCCGGAGAATCTGCAGGGGAGTGAGCGGTATGACAAGGCAGACGAGGCTTGTACAAACCTGTCCGATGCTGTAGATGCTCTGGATGATATGATTGGTGCTCTGGATTTTGACTTTGGCGATGTGACCACATCTCTGGAGGAAGCGATGGAATGATTAACACAACAAACCCATTGAGGAGAAATGCATGGGCTGTGTTCTTGTACAGAGGTAGGCAAGTTTGTTCATACCTACTGCGTAATAGCAATCTTGGGGATAAGGAACGCATGGTAGAACTGCTGGCACGAAGGTACATGACAGAGCCTGAGAATATTGTTGTAGATATTGAATTTAGAGATTGAGGTGATAGAGAATGACCGCATTTGTAATGTTTGCTTTTAATGTAGCGCTGATAATAACAGTGAATAGTAATCCGTTTGCGTTTTAAGTGGAGGTATAAATATGAAAGAACTGGAAGAAATTTACAATCGATTATATGATGAATACATTGACGCTAGACGAGAGCATTTTGAGTCTGCTCTCGATATGAAAAAGAATGGTGGCAGAATATATCTACATGGTAAAATGCATGGGTTAGAAATTGCTATTAACATCGTCGATGAAGTGCTCGAAAGGGTTAAGGCAGAATATACCAAGGAAGCTTTTGACGTAGACCCATATAAAACCTAAATTCTTTGGAGGGAAAACTAAATGATTGTTACTATGTATCGAAGAAAATGGAAATTCTCGGTGATGAGTGCAGAAGATGCAGAAGACTTTATCCGACAGCCACATTTTGAACGGATACGGTTTATCTCAATCACTGAAGCTAATGGTCATCATATTGATTTTCATAAGTGTGAGGGCAATATTACTTTTCTCCCGCTGAAGTTTGATGATTGCACTACTGATTTAGAAGGCACCTGTATCACTGATATTCAGGCTAAGGATATCGTGAATTTTGTTCTGGATAATCACGAAGCAGATAAAACCGATTGGTTCTGCGTGAATTGTGCTGCTGGTGTATCGAGATCTGCCGCTGTGTGTGCTGCCATCATGAGAATCTTGTGCAATGACGATATGCCGGTATTTACCAACAGTCATTTTTGCCCGAATATGACTGTGTATAGAGAAGTGTTGAACGCTTGGATTGATCGCCTATCTGATGAGAATGACAGCACTTCGACCGAGGTATGGAATTCTGTGAATCAGGATATTGTAGAGGAGTAAAACATGAAATACACAAAGCGTGAAATCATTAGCGCATATCGAATTCTCACGAAGAATATTCAGCAGAATGACCTCGGCTGGCGTGGGAAGATGATTTTGAGCGATGTACTTGATGACTATTTCAGCCGTATTGAGGGTGAAATAGTTGTCGTCGATCCGAAGCATGGAAGTTTTCGCTGTCCCAAATGCAATACGGTAATTACAAGTAGGTATGATCACTATTGCAGAGATTGTGGTCAGAAGTTTGATTGGAGAGAAACAAGATGAAGATTGATTTGACTCTCAATGAAGCACGAGTTATACAAGACGCACTTGATGCAACAAGCTTGTGTAGGGCTTACTGCTACATGGGATACAAGAGTAATGATGAGAATCTGTGTTTTAGGCTTGACAAAGATGGTAATTGGCGTTGTAAGCTAATGCGTGAAATCGACTCCATCAACGGAAAGCTTGAGGATGCAATGGATGAAAAGTAATGACGAGAAAATCAAAGCGTTATGCAAAGGTATTAGACAGTTAACGAATGAGCTTGATGAACAATGGAAAGGGTTAGAACACTTTTCTGGAGATTTGTATGAAATAAAACTTGCTGAATACATGACAAAATTAGAGACCATCAAAACTCTTGGCGGATTTTATTTTCGTTATGATAACGGAAAGCATACAGTTTCCATTATGGGGTTTGATGGCTAATGATGTAAAGTATGCAAGAATTGATAAAATCCGGGTTCTTGTGGATACTTAACAAAAGGATGTGCAGACCGATGATATAACTATTGATGACGTAGGATTATTAGTAAAATTTTGGTAATTTTGATAATTGTGTTGAATAATCTCTTTGTGCGGTGTATGCTTGAGACAACCTCAATACAAGATGGTCAAGCCAAAAGAATGTGAGGTTAATATAATGTGGATTATGATAATTTTACTTATAGTATTGGATGCCGTGTACGCACTTAGTCTGTTAGGAGCGCTTTCCGATGCCGATGATCAGAGTGGGCGGCTGGAAATGAAACAGGGAAGGAATGGTCGAAATGGATAATTTGAAACCGTGTCCATTTTGCGGTGGAGAAGTTACTATTGCAGAGGGCGGTTATCGCCAAACACGATGGATGTATGTTACGAGAGGAAACAAAGAAAATAGGTGCAACTGCTATGTTATCATGGAAAGCAAAACTTACGACTTTGATTCCTCTGAAATGGAAAAAGCAAAAATTAAAGCCGATCTTATCGAAGCATGGAATAAACGGATTTATAAAAGTTAAGATTTAAGGAGGCCGTATGTGGATTAAAGTTGCTGATGAACCAATTCCAACTTATGGAATGAATGGAAAATCGTTTATGCTTAACCTTTATTACAAGGACTACTTCGGGCATACTCTTGAAAGAAGTAGTGATCTTGTGATTGCAATTTGGGATAGTATCTGCGAATGCTTTCGTGAGGTCGGAACAAAGAAAGAAATTAACGATGATGATATTTCCGAGTGGTGGAAAGACATCTGATAAAAACTAAGTTCTAATAGAGGTGATTCTATGACAAGAAATGAATTGCTTGGAGCGTTATGCTTCCCAGAATATAGTTTTCTTCGGGAGAATGAGCATCTTGGCAAGCATATGATGTTCGTAACGGTCGGTGGCAGTCATGCTTACGGGACAAATGTTGAGGGCTCAGATCTTGACATTCGAGGTGTAGCATTGAATTCAAAAGAAGACCTTCTTGGTCTCGGTGAGTTTGAGCATTATGTGGACACTCAGACCGATACAACGATTTATAGCTTTAACAAAGCTGTGAAATTGATGTGCAGTGGAAATCCCAATATGCTGGAACAGTTAGGAAATGCCGATGAACTCGTTATTAGCTATAACCCAATGACGCAGCTACTTATGGACAACAAAAACCTATTCCTTTCAAAGCGTGTGATTTACTCGTTTGGAGGTTTTGCAGGCAAGCTGATTCAGAAGTCTGATACATTAGACAAAGATCCAATCTACCATAATTCAAAGAAAATGCACAAGACGGTAATGAATGCAGTTCGTGTATACCTGATGCTCTTTGACATCTTGGAAAAAGGTGAAATTAAAACCTATCGAGACAATGATCATAACTTCCTGACGCAGCTTCGCAACGGTGAATATGATTACAAAGAGATTCGTCAGCAACTGATTCCGGCCTATGAAAGCAGATTGTCAGTTGACAAGAGCGAGACTTACCTGCCGGACAATGTTGATTGGAAGCGGGTCAACGAGCTTGTGATGACCGTAAATGAGGAGTCTTTAAAGATCTGATAAAACCAATATTTTTGAAAGGAAGTGATTCTTATTAACTCTAATTTGTTAATAAATCGTGAGCAAAGTATTGCTATTGTGTGTATAATGTGCCTGCTGACGGGGAATCTTGTATCGAAGATCAGTCCGGTAATTCAGAATCATGGTGATTCATACCTTTATAATAATAGCCCTCCGGCAGTGAGTGTAGTGCAGCAAGAGGAAAAGGAGCCAGAAGTCATTGTAGAAACCGTTACTGAGATGCGGATTGTAAACTTTGGTCAGGGCAAACATAAACTCACTGATGACGAACGTGCTCTTGCGGAGCAGATCGTTGCTTGTGAAGCAGGTGCTGACAGTTTGGAAGGCCAGATGGCTGTGGCCCAATGCCTTTATGATTCCGCTGTACTTGATAGTCTAACCATCCAGCAGGTCTTTAAGAAGTATGGTTATAGTTCCTTATATAATAGGAAGGTGACGGCAGAGAACGAACTGGCTGTGTCTATGGTGTTTGATTACGGCGCTAAGATTTCAGACAAACCTATTCAATGGTTTGTAACCCCGGCGGCTGCTCCAGGCAGTTGGCACGAGCGCGGAGCAACCTTTGCTGGGCAATTTGGCGCACACAGGTTTTATTATGACGCGAAGCTGGTTGTGGATGATGCTGAGTAAATGGCATCATCTAAAATTTTGATAAAGTAGCACAACAAAATGGTGTGGTACATATTGACGAAAACAAAAAGATGTGTATAATATATCTTGGAAGTTGTTTATGTGATCGGAAGGCGGTATTTCGATGAGTGAGAAAAAGGTTTTGGGAGTTATACAGGTTGAGAACTTTTTGAAGTACATAAGAAAAAAGCGAGTGTGGGTCTGTTTTATTTGCAATGGTGTGGATGTTCACATGATCTGCAAAAAGATGGACGACATTGGCGTAGAGACGCATGGGATTGTCAAAGGCATTGGATTTTTTGGAAACGAAAGTCATATTGAGTTGCGGCAAGAATGTCACGAAGTAAGGAGGGTTGAGTTTAGGCCGGGCGATAAAGAGAAAGCGTATGAGATGATATTCGATAACACCAGCGTGTTCGTATCAGAGAATCCAGAGTTGTACGGGCACTAAAAATATTTTTGAAAACCTATTGACTTCTGTAAAGGTATCCTGTATAATATAGCTATGGAACGGAGCTACACTATTATAGAGGAGAAAGACTATGGACAACAATATTGACCCAAAGGTCGGAGAGGTTTGGTTGGTTGATCTATCCAATGCGACAGGTCATCAGCAGCGCGGTATTCGACCGTTCGTTGTGACGAGCAACAATAAGCGCAACTTCTTTAGTCCAACAATTAAAGGGAATCCGTTGTCTTCCAGAATATACAAGCGCTCTCCGGTTCATGTTCTACTCTCAAAGGAAGATTGTGATTTCCTAGAGGTTGATAGTATCGTTCTATGTGAAGAGACTGATACACTTAACAAAGGACAGTTCATTAAAAAACTTGGTGTCTTGTCGGAGCGTCAGATGAATATGATCGCAATGGCAAGATGCAAGGATGAACCGTTTTTGCTTGCAGCATTCCTGAGCGGCGTACAACATACCATGGAATTTCAGAATTTTGCCGCATTTGCTTGATTTTTTATAAGGTTTAATGGTACACTACATATAATAAGAAGGAGTGTGCCACTATGCTTACTGAAGAAAAAATCAAAGCTTTTGCCGAAAAGTATTCTGATAGAAGCGGTGAGTTTGTTGCATCGACGATGCGTCACGTCATGGATTACGAGGCCGAGCGTGGGTATGAGTTGTTTGACTTCACAAAAGATGATTTCGTAAAGATGTTTGCCAAATATAATTGGGTGAATTCGAGTCGTTCGTTTAAAAATGTGAAGTCAATAATCACAGGCTACATCAAAAGTGAAAACGAAACAAGCATGTATGATCTGGCTGACTTTTCAGAGAGCGATGTAAGCGCAGATGATATGTACAATGACAGTTATTTTGCGTCGGTTGACGAATTTGTTGACTTCTTAAATAAGTACGAAGAGCCATATCAGATTCGTATGAACGTAATTGCTGTTTTGTACTGGATTGGTCTTACTTCCGATGAGATTTCTAATCTAACAATTAACGATGTGGATTTTGAATCTAATACCGTTCTTGATAAGACTGATGTTGACGCAAGGTTAATGGATATTATCAAGCAATGTTACGAGATGAAACAGTATGATGCCCCCAATAAGAGCGGTTATAGAACATTTTATGTCATGAATGGCGATTATATCCTACGCAAAACGAAGGATAAACCCGGTGTAAACAGTGATCCAAAGACGTCTATAATTTCAATTCATGTCTATTTTTCGAGGTTGAACGATATCCTCGAAAAAAGGCATCATTCAAAAACCTTAGATCAAAGATATTTAGCCAGAAATTGTGAGTATATCAAGGTTTATAACTACTGTAAAACTCATCCAAAATTTAATCTTGCAGAACTTAGTTTCGGAAATGGTAAAGGTCCTCTTGCGGACATTATCGGAAGAAAGTGCAGTAAAGTTGCCTATCTTAGTTTCCGGCAAGGATATAAAGGTTGGGTTGAATATTTCCATGAAAATTAAAAACAGGGGGCTTCGGCCCCTTCATTTTAACATGCTAACTATATAACACAGGATACCTATTAGAAAGGGAGATGCAGATGAGAACACTTTTACTGTTCCGTGGAGCACCCGGTTGCGGGAAGTCCACCTATATTAAAGAGCATAATCTTGAGCAGTACGTATTGAGTGTTGATACACTTCGCCTTATGTGCCAGAGCGCACAGGAAACACCTGATGGGCAGATGGAGATTTCTCAGCAGAATGATGATGTTGTATGGGAGATGCTTTTCAAACTGCTTGAGGTGCGGATGAGCCATGGCGAGTTTACTGTGATTGATGCAACGAATTCCAAGACGGTCGAAATGAATTGTTATAAGAATCTTGCAAAACAGTATCGTTATCGGATGTATGTTATTGATATGACGGACCTTCCGATCGAGGAATGCAAACGAAGAAACGCTCAGAGAGAATGGCTAAAGCGAGTTCCTGAAGCGGCTATTGATAAGATGTACGCTCGGTTTGCTACTCAAAAAGTTCCTTCTGGCGTGACAGTTCTTCCTTCTACTACGGATGTGATGTCCGATTTGAACTACTGCCCGAATGACTTTAACCAGTGGAAAAAGATACATATCATCGGTGATATTCATGGCTGCTATACCTGCTTGAGTGAATACCTTGGTGAGATGAAGGACGACGAGCTTTATATCTTCGTTGGTGATTATCTCGATCGTGGCATCGAAAACGTTGAGGTATTCAAGTTCTTGTGTGATGTTGTAAATAACAACCGCAAGAATGTGATCCTTTTGGAAGGGAACCACGAGCATTGGCTGAACAAGTGGGGGCGTGATAAACCGGTTCAAAGTGAAGAGTTTGCAAACTACACTCGTCCGCAGCTCTTTAAAGCCGGTATTGACAAGAACACTGCTCGTAAGATCTATTCCAGAGTCGGCCAGTGTGTCTACTTTGAGTATGATGGTAAGCGGTATTTCGTAAGTCACGGTGGTCTGAGCTATCTTCCTTATTTTCTTCCGTTCGTGTCTGCGGATCAGATGATTAAAGGCGTAGGCCGCTATCCTGATATACTGACCGTGGCTGAGTCTTGGGAAAAGTCGATGCCGGATAGCTATATTCAGATCTTCGGCCATCGAAATGTACAGGATGTTCCTATTGATATGGGTCATCGGTGCTACAATCTTGAAGGCAAAATCGAGTTTGGTGGATATCTTCGTTGTGTGGAGCTTGAACACGGTCAGCCTATCAAATGCGTAGAAACCAAGAATGATGTATTCCGAAAAGAGGAGCCAAAGACTGAAACTGCCGTTGAAATGAAAACTGAGTTCGATAACGCAGAACTTGTTAGTAAGATGCGTCAAAGCAAATATGTGTTTGAGAAGCGATTCGGAGATATTTCTTCTTTCAACTTCTCTCGTGAAGCATTTTATAAGAAGCACTGGGATGAGGTTTCTACCAAAGCAAGAGGGTTGTTCATTAACACAAAGACGAATAAGATTGTAGCTCGAAGCTATGATAAGTTCTTTGCGGTTGATGAGCGGAATGAAACGAGAATTGGAAACCTACAGAACACTTTGAAGTTCCCGGTGACTGCATATCTAAAAGAGAACGGATTTCTTGGTATCATTTCGTATGATGCAGAACAGGATGGTCTGTTCATTGCAAGTAAATCCACTCCTGATGGGCCTTTTGCAGATATGTTCCGAAAGATTCTCATGGATACGACTTCTGATGAAGATCGTAAGAATCTGAAAGAAGTTGCAAAAGAGAATGGCTCCATCATCTTCGAGGTGATTGATCCTGTGAATGATGCACATATCATCGAATATAAGAAACCGCACATTGTTTTGCTGGATATTATTGCAAATGATATGAATTTCAGTGTAATGGATTATGATGATTTGAAGCGTGTAGCCGAGAAGTGTCATCTGCAGATTAAGGAGAAGGTTAAAACCTTTGAGAACTGGAGTGAATTCTATCCTTGGTACGAAGAAGTCATGAACGAGAACTATCTGCATCATGGTTTTGAACACGTTGAAGGCTTTGTTTTGCGAGACAGCAATAATTTCATGTTTAAGCTGAAGCTTCCGTATTATAAGCACTGGAAGTTCTTGCGTGGTGTCATGCAGAGCGTTCAAAAACGTGGCTATTATGAAAATACCGCAAAGTTGTTTACTGCCGAGGATAACCTGTTCTATGGTTGGATGCGTGAACAACGAGAGAAAGATCAAGAGTCTTTCTGCAAGAAGGGTATTATTCAGCTGCGGAATGAGTTCTACGCAAGTCAGCAGAAGAGCTAAATTAAAAAATAGACATTTTATCGTGATTTTCGTTAGAATAATTAACGAAATATCGTGATATTTCTTCCTCCGAAAATGCCCTGCGCGGGGCTGACAGCCGGGAAAGACCGGCAATATGGGGATATGGTGAAATTGGCAGCCACGCTTGATTCAAACTCAAGTGTCGAAAGACGTATCGGTTCAAATCCGATTATCCCTACCATGAAGATCAGTTGTTCTAGCTCGTTCGGGGATTGGCCGTACATTGGCGACCGGAAAGACGTCATACCGGTAAAGGACGTCAAGCCAGACAAGAAGAGAAATAAGGTGTAAGCCGACTAGCTATCGGATAAATACTCTTCGGTTCGCCAGAAAACTAGAATGTAAAACGAATGGTTGGCTGTTTCTGATCTTCTTTTATATGCGCCCGTGGTGGAATCGCAGACACAGGAGACTTAAGATCTTCTGCCAGAGATGGCGTGCGGGTTCAAGTCCCGCCGGGCGCATTTATATCTGGGCGTAGCGAAGTTGGCATCGCACCTGTTTTGGGAACAGGGGACCGCAAGTTCAAATCTTGTCGCTCAGACCAATTCCTATTATTCCCAGCTCCTTAGCAGTAAGGCAGTAGGATGCTTCTCCAGTAAGCTGGGTATATGATGCGCCATCGCCAAGCGGTAAGGCAGAGGACTTTGACTCCTCCATCACAGGTTCGACCCCTGTTGGCGCAATTTATGCGGATATGGTGGAATGGCAGACACGCCAGATTTAGGTTCTGGTGCTTTAGCGTGTGGGTTCGATGCCCACTATCCGCACCACGGTCATGAATCGTTGTTGTTCATGGTTGAACTCCTTTGACCACTATTATTCCCAGCTCGCCAGTGATGGTGCAGTAGTGCTTTGTAAGCTGGGTTTTCATGCAGCGGTCGTACAACGGCTAGTACATCAGCCTTCCAAGCTGAGGATGAGGTTTCGACTACCTTTCGCTGCTCCAATCTTGTATGGGTAGGATCTTTAGCGGTCAGATCCGGCCGCGCCTGTGCAAGATACCACCCAGAAAGGGGCTAACGAAATTATCCATGTACGTTATTCTCGGCTCGCTCGAAAGAGTGCAGCGTGCCTTTGCAAGCCGAGCATCCCAGCCTAGTGATGCCAGTTGCTAGGTTGGTTCTTATGCGACTGTAGTTCAATTGGCAGAGCGTCAGATTTCCAATCTGAATGTTGCGGGATCGTCCCCCGTCAGTCGCTCCACACGCAGCCCCTTACGCTGCACCGGTTACTCAGAGCCGAAAGGAACCTATATGTTACGACATGGTTGCCAAGAGTGATCATATTGGAACGCGACGTAGCTTGGATAGTGAGAATTAAATTCTGAGGTATACGGCTGGATAGCTTAATGGTAAAAGCGCTCGGAAACACCGAGAGATGAGGTTCGATTCCTCCGCTGGCATCGCGCCGACGAAAGTCGGCGTTTGCATGGGATAGTAGCTCAGTTGGTCAGAGCTGGCGGCTCATAACCGCTTGGTCGGGAGTTCGAATCTCTCCTGTCCCACCAGCCCGATAGGGCGTACATAAAACCTGCTAGAACTTTTGTTTTATAGGCGACGAAATAACATGACGTTGATACGTCTATTATTTTTTCGCTCATTTTCTGAGTTTTAGCTATATAATACAGGATACGAAAAGGAGGAATGAAAACTGAAGCATTACGGAGATATTACACAACTTCATGGGTGGCAGATTGAACCGGTTTCCTGTATCACAGGAGGCAGTCCATGCCAAGATTTGAGTCAGGCCGGTAAACGTGAAGGTTTGGCTGGTGAACGCTCTGGATTGTTCCTTGAAATGATTCGTGTGATTACAGAAATGAGGGAGGCCACTAATGGAGAATATCCAAAATTCGCAATCTGGGAAAATGTCAGAGGAGCTTTCAGCTCAAGCAAAGGTGAAGACTTCAGATGTGTGTTGGAAAGATTTGCACGCATTGTCGAGCCAGACGTTTCAATTCCTCGACCTTCAGGGAAGAACGGAAAGTGGGCAAAATCTGGAGCGATTTCCGGTAATGGATGGTCTATTGCATGGAGATTGTTCGACGCTAAATACTGGGGAGTCGCCCAGCGTCGCCAGAGAATCGCGCTTGTCATGGATTTTGGAGGACAACGTGCCTCAGAAATTCTATTTGAGCGCACGAGCATGTCAGGGGATTCTTGTGAGAGCATCCCGGCGTGGAAAACCTTTGCCCGAACTCCTGAAGCAAGCGTTGCTGGATATGATCGAATGGTGGAATCCAGGAACTCTGTCACAGGTGGTGCAGAAAGTGAAGGAACAAGAAGGTCTGGAAGAGAAGGAATTGGACGAGTATTGGAGTCAGACCATCGAGAGACTTCGACTCGATGCACAGAACCTGCAGCCTACACTCTAAAAATCCGTTCTGGATGTGAAGGTGGCGGTAAAGGCGCTCTGGTTCAAACTGAATTGAGCGCAACGATTTCTACGTTACAAGACCAGACGCTGATTTGCTTGGCAGAAAATCCCTCTTTACATAATTTAAAACAAAAGATTTCGCCGGTGGTGTTTGAGAGCCACAGTCAAGACGCTCGATACACTCAGCTGAGTGATACAAGTCCGACTTGTACTGCTCAGTGGGGAACTGGTGGCAATAATATGCCACTGGTCATTGAGAAGAAAGCCTTTGCGATGCAACGCATTGGTGAATACAAGGAAAGTGAACAGGCTAGTACGATGAAATCTCGTGATTACAAGGACGCTACTGACCTGATTACAGAAAAAGAAACGAAGAATCTACGATGGATTGTTCGCCGTTTGACTCCTTTGGAGGATGAACGGCTTCAGGGGTTCCCTGATGGATGGACAGATATCGGTGACTGGATTGATGAGAACGAAAAGAAGCATAAAACTTCTGACGCAGTTCGTTATAAGGCACTCGGCAATTCAATCGCATTACCGCAATGGTATTGGATTTTTCAGAAGATGAAACCGTATATCGGTGAGAATCCTACTCTTGGTAGCCTCTTCGATGGGATCGGCGGCTTTCCGTTAGTATTTCAAAGCACATATGGTGAAGGTACTGCCATTTGGGGGTCAGAAATTGATAGCTTTTGCGTTGCAGTAACTAAGAAGCATTTTCCAGAAAAGCAAAGAGGATAAAAATGGGAGCTTTTATTGCAAGACAGCCTAACGGTTTGCTGTGTCGGTTTTCTTCGGTGGTCGATTGTGTCACCGATTACAACATGACCGAAGAAGAATATATCGAGATGTGTGCTGAAAAGGCACGAAAAGAAGCACGAGATGTTCTTGACCATTATATTAAGCCGTTTGAAATGGTTGACAGGTGTTTCTTCCCGAACAACATGACAATCGAAGAACACAAGCGGATTATGAAGGAAATGGAAAAGCCCGTTGACAAAGCAACTCATATTCCGTAATAAGAAAATCTCATAAAAGGCTAATTCAAATAAGAGGTGACACGATGAACAGCAAAAGTCCTATCAATGCAACCATAGACCCTGGTTCTTTGAGCCTTCCGGCAAGTCCTATCTTCCAGAAGGAAAAGAGTACATATCTTTGTCCGTTCTGTGTAACGAAGCTGGAGAAGCTTGAACCGAAATGTCCAGAGTGTCAACATAAAATTGATTGGGGTGTGTGGATGGATAAGAATGCAAAGCACAATTATGCATTTGCTGAAAGTGGTGTGTTATGAAAGATTGGATGCACGCAAAGAAAAAAGAGATTGAGAACATGACTTTTGACCAAGCGAAGGAAATTGTAGAGAAACAAATTCGTCTTGGTAAAGAAGGAGGCCAGTGGTGCCCTCGTGAGCATTTAACAAAGGCTCTCGAAATTATTCTTTCAAAAGCTGAACTTTATGAGTTTAGAACAGATTACAAAGAGCCTCTTCTCGATGACGTTTATAAACGTTATGAGTGCCCGGTTTGTTATTACACACTATCAAATCTTGATAACTTCTGTCCACGTTGCGGACAATTACTTGATTGGCGATTTGTAAGGCATTATGAGAGAACGATTCGTCCCACGCTTGAAAGACTGCAGAATGGGGAGGTGCAGGGTTGAATATAGATTTCTTCCAACGGCGCAAGACACAGCTTGAAGATACGCTTCTTTTGAAAAATCAGGCCATCGATATGCTTGATTATCTAAAGATGCATTGTATCAACAGCGATCAGTATTGTGCCATTCGAGATTACATTGAAGAAGCTGCTAAGATTCTGGAGAGTGACCTCGAATACGCAAACAACAAGCTGCAGTCCGCATTCAGACCTAAGTATGGTCGGAACAACAGATTGACTCGTGCTCAATCTAAGATGTTCCGTGATAGAGAATATTAAAAATGGGGTGATGCCGTATGAACACATGTAAGAAAATATGTAACTGGTGTGGTCGTGAAATCAAGCCGATAGGTAGCGAGCAGGGAATCAGTTTTGAGCATCAATACTCTTATGGTAGCCAACTTGACGGTTCGCTTTTGAGTTTTGATTTGTGTCCTGAGTGTTCAGAACGGCTCCCAGTAGTGCTCGGCGCAATGTTTGTACATAATCCCTTAAAGGACGATTTCTAACGGCGAGTGCCGTATGAAATATAAGCCATCAATAAGCCAGACGGAGGATAATACATAAAATGAATAGTGCATGAATTGATTTAAGACGATAACAGGAAACATAAGTGATTATCAATGAGACAAAATTACATAAAGGAGACTTGATATGGCAGATAGAATTTTTAATCTTCCTCAGACCCGTGGTTCTTTTGAGATGGCTGGTAAGGTCACCGGCACCCAGCGTAGTAACTTCTATAACGAGAAGGAGACTAAGAGTGGTGCTATGCGCCGTGTCCTGAGTTTTGGCGTTCAGACTTCCAATGAAAACACTTTCTATGTTGATCTGGCTGGTATGCCTCGTGATAAGGTTTACTTCTTCCGCCGTGCCGATAAGGACAAGGGCATCGAAAAGGATAAGAAGGAAGTCGCTTGGAAGGATCGTTTGACTTATGTTGCACCGGAAGGCTACGACATGATTGGCGTTAAGGTCGGTGTTACCAAGAAGACGAATGAGTCTGGTAAGGTCGTCAATGATAACAAGACTCTGACTGACTTTGATGCAGCCAAGGAGATTTCCGATAACCTGCATGACGGTGATAACGTGTATGTCCGTGGTAACATCGAGTACAGCACTTACAACGGCAAGCACCAGATTCGCTTTGTTCCTACTCAGGTTTCTCTGAGCTCTAAGGAAATCGACTTTGATACGGAGGGCTTTGAAGAGCTGGCTCTGTTCACTCAGACTATTGTGTACACTGGTTGCCGTAAGAGCGATGAGGACGATGAAGTAGTTGTCGATGCCAAGATTGTGAACTACAACACCATCGAGGACGCAGAATTCTTCATTGATTATAAGGCAAACGCTCAGAATAAGGTTCTGGCTGATTCTATTCGTAAGCGTTTGAAGCCCTATACCAGCTTCGAGTGTTTTGGTCCTATCGTCAATCAGCAGAAGGTTGAGGAAGTTGAGACTGAGAATATCTGGGGTGGTCCTAATAAGATGAAGCGTCAGAGCACTCCGGCAGTTCGTAAGTTGTATATCGAGGGTGTTAATCCTGATTCTTTTGATCCGAATCCCGGCGACAAGGATGCGGAGCCAACTTATACTGAGGATAATATCTCTGAGGCGCGGGCAAAGATTGCTGCCAACGCTCAGGCTAAGAAGGACTTCGACGGCAAGGCTGCTGAGAACGACACTTCTTGGTGGGGTGGTTCTAACAAGTCTACTGCAACTCCTGTAAACGAGGAAGAAGATGACTGGGGACTGTAATTTTTAGCCTTAGCTAAGTAACACAGGATACTTATAAAAGAAAAGATTTATCGTATTTACGCCAAAATAAATATCGTAGGTGCGATAAATAATTTTGATAAAACGGAGGAATTTACATATATGGCTATGATTCGTAAGGCATCTGCTGTTCGTAAGAAGCTTCATATGCTGATTTATGGTGAACAGGGAACTGGTAAGTCTCGTACTGCTATGCAGCTGTGCTATCTGAAGAATGCAGACGGTAAGCCGTTCCGTGTTCTGTATTTGGATACCGAGAATGGTTCTATTGATAATTACACCGAGGAGCTGGAAGCCAATGGTGTGAATCCTGATAATCTGCTGATTGTTTACACCCAGTCTCTGGCAGAAGTTCAGGATTATATCAAGATGGTTACCAACGATGAGGACATTGAAGATGAGAATGGGGATGTTTATCTGGATGCAGATGGCAAGCCGTTCCGTGCAGACGCTCTGGTTGTTGACTCCGCTTCCATCCTCAAGATGACTGCTACCCAGGGCCTCACCGCCTTCTCGCAGAAGCGTGCCAAGGTTAAGGCTGCATCTCAGGGTCTGACCGGTGATGAAAAGGCAGTTAAGATTGAGGGTGCTGGCATGGAGCTCAAGGATTTCAATACCCTGAACTTCAAGGGTCAGTCTCTGATTTTGGATCTGAATGCATCTGGTGTGAACTACATCGTTGTTTGCCGAGAGAAGGACGAGAAGCATACTAAGGTTGTGAATGGTTCTATCGTAAGTGAGCCTACTGGTCGTAAGATTCCTGATGGGTTTGCTGGTCAGGAGTACAACGTTGATACTGAGTTCCGCCTGTATTTTCAGGATGGTCAGCAGCTCGCTTTCTTCGATAAGGATCGTACCGGTATGCATAAGGGCGGTGAGGTCGTTGAGGATCTGACCCTGCTTGAGTATCAGGATATTATCTCTAGTAGCGCAAAGAATCGGGAGAACGTCATCAAAAACGGCTTAAACGATGCTGTTAAGACTGAGGTTAAGCTGAGTATGCGTGACCTTGGTATCGAAAACGATGAGCCGGGTGATGTTCCGGCAGATAAGAGTTCTGATAGTAAAGAGCCTTCTATGGATGACATCAAGGCAAAGCTGAATGACCTGATTGCTTCCGCTTCTCCTATGAAGAAGAGTGCCGCACAGAAGGCTGTTAAGGCGGCTGGCCTGTCTACCGCATTCCGTTCTATGACTGATATTGAGGAACTGAAGAAGGTTGCCGCAGTCATGGAGAAGGAACTGGCTTAATGGAATTAACCCGTAAATGCAAGATTTGCGGGAAGAACATTTTCATCGAGCGAGACCGTAGCACGTTTTTCTACGACAAGACTGGTTTTTATCATAAGGATTGTTTTGTAGAAAAAAAGAAAAATCAAAAACGCCCTTGGACAGATGACCTGCTAAGGGCATTTTTTGACAAAGTGAATGACACTACGGATAAAAAGGTCGATGATCTTCTTTCCAAAAAGAGAGAGCAAGACCACAATCGTGAGCTTGCACATATCAAACAGGAAGAGAAAAAGATTCTTTTCGACCATATTCGAGATATATACGCCCCGGCGGTTGTTCCGGGTAGCTTCTACTCGAAACTTACGCAGTTAATTTCCGGTAATTATTACAAATATAGAGGTTCTATTCCTCCGCTAGAACTCTACGATATGTGGGTTCTAGCGAAACCCCGATTGGATAAAGTAATTGCCGAGAAAGAAGCAAAGGGTTGTGATATGAGTCAGCGATGGAATTACGACTTGGCTGTTTTGTTGGCTCAATATCCCAGTTATCTTGAACGAAAAGAAAGACTAGCTTCGATTCGCAGCGAAAGCGAAGGAAAAACGAAGGATAATCTGACTGAAACGGTACTGAAACGGATGAAAACAGCACCGAAACAGAGTAAAAACGAGAATGAAATTGATATAAATGCAATTCTCGATGAAATATAAAAAGAGGTTGGTAAATGGATAATACAGTTCATGACGCTCAAAGATTGAAGGAGCTTCAAGCACTTCCTCTTGAGCGAAAGATTCAGATCACTCAAAATCGCATCCAAGAATGGTATATGCACTACGACGGTGGCGTGTATGTCAGTTTTTCTGGTGGTAAGGATTCTACTGTACTTGCTCATCTGACGAAACAGCTGTTTCCAGATGTTCCGCTTGTGTTCAGTAACACGGGGTTGGAATACTCGTCTATCCAGAAGTTTGCACGAGATGCGGATGCGGTTTTTGTTTATCCCAAGATGGGATTTAGTGATGTTGTCTCTACATATGGTTATCCTCTTATCTCTAAAGAAGTGGCAGAAGCGATTTATTACGCTAGACGAATCAGAAATAGCGGCGCAGCCACCATGAGAGAGAGAGAGAGAGAGAGTTAAGAACAACTCTCAGGAAAAGACAGGAACTTCTGGGTTTAAGGATGAACAGTCCGGGAGGTGTCTTTAGCAACCCGTGGCTTTATGATAAAACAGGAGTATTTCAGGGAAATAGACGAACGATTCTACTTGGAAATGAACCGGGAGCTGAAATGCAAGCTGGAACGAAATCGATGTTCAACAAAGAGAAATGGCTTCCAGCGACACAAGAACTTCCATTCGCAATTTCTCATTACTGTTGCTCAGTAATGAAGAAAAGTCCAATGAAGAAGTACGCAAGGGCAACTAAGCGGAAACCAATTATTGGAACTTTGACAGATGAAAGCCGTGTTCGCAAACAGGCGTGGATTCGACATGGGTGTAATGCCTTTGATAGCAAGTCGCCGTCTAGTCAGCCTATGAGTTTTTGGACTGAGCAAGATGTACTCGCTTTCATCAAACAGTCAGGAATTCAAATCGCTGATGTTTATGGCGATATCGTTCCCACGAGTGATAAGCCAGAAGCTCCACTGTGTTGTACTGGATGTGATCGCACCGGATGCACATTCTGCGGATTTGGAGCTCACAACAAAAATGATAACAGATTCTTGACGCTTGCCGAACTTGATCCTAAGAAGTACGAGTACAGTATGAATGGTGGTCAGTGGGTGGATAACCCTGCGTATGATGCGATAGCACCTGAATACGACGGTGTATGGAAGAATTGGAACCCGAAGAAAATTTGGGTGCCCAGTAAGGAAGGTCTTGGCCTGAGAAAAGTTTTTGATATGTTCAATGAACTGTATCCAAACAACAAAATTCAGTATTAAAAGTATAAAGGGAGGTGGATGAGTGGAACTCATTTCAAATATCCCGAACGAAATTCTATTTGTTGGCGCAATTTACAAGCATCCTGACTATTTGGTCGAGTATGGGCATTATGTCAAGAGCAAGTACGATTTTGCCGATGAAGCAACAAAATTTTTTTACGATGCAGCGTTGATTATTTATGAAACTCGGACTCAAGAATTTAATAAAACGTCTGTTTTAACGTTTATGGCTGAAGACGAGTCCAGATTGTCCCAATATAAGCGGCTGAAGGGCTGGTCAACCATTGAATACTACATGAATCTTGCGAATGACGATGATATCAAGGGATATTTCAATATCCTGAAGAAATATTCGCTACTTCGTGAGTATCAGAGAAACGGATTCAACATTGAAGGAATCTTGAAGCACCGGCAGTTTGAAATGTTTGGTGCTCAGGACATTTATAAACTGATTCGTGGCAAGGCCGACAAGATCAATACGGTTATCATTACAAACGATGATGCTGAGATTTTGAATAACGGTCTGCTGCCGATGGTTAATGAACGTTTGAGTGTTCCTGATATGGGCTTGCCGTTCCAGTATCCTATCATGAACGATTTGTTCCGAGGATTGAAGCTGGGCACCGTGATGTTCAATGGTATGCCATCTAATGCTGGTAAGACTAGATACATGATGGCGATTGTTGCATACGTCACATTGGTTCAAAAGCAAAAAGCACTCCTGCTGCTGAACGAGATGGATCTTGAGTCAGTCCGATATTGCTTACTGGTCACCGCCATCAATAATCCTGAGTTTCAAGAGTTGCATGGTCATCGTTTCCATAAGGACGAGCGAGAAATTACCCTTGGAATGTACCGGGATGCAAACGGAAATTTCATCTTCCGAAAGCAAAATGAAGATGGAGAATACATAGAAAGCATTGATGAGTTTACCGCTCGTGTCTACGAAGAAAGCGAAGAATACCGCAATGTGCTTGATGTTTGCCAGTGGATTGAGAACGAATCACAAGGCTTGATTATCGCAAAAGATGTTTCTGCCGATTATAGTGATAAGTCCCTGCGATTTGAAATTCAGAAGGCAGCTCTCACGCAGGGAGTTAAGTATGTGTTCTATGATACTTTAAAGAACGATATTGCATCTATTGGTGAATGGGCAGCGTTTAAAGTCACAGCCACAGAGCTTGAAGAGACTGCGAAAAACCTGAAGATCTTTATCTATGGTAGTATTCAGTTGGCCGAAAACGCTCATGAGTATCTTCCTGATGAGCTGAATTCAAACAACATTGCTGAGTCAAAAATGATTAAGCATGTTGCTTGGACGATGGTTCTGTTCAAGGAGATTCCAAAAGATAAGTTCGCGAAGTATCAATACATCTCTCATGACCCTGAGTGGGGCGGTGACTGTGCCCATCGGCTAAATCCAGATAAGCGGTATTACGTTGGAAACATCGATAAGAACCGCTTTGGTGAGAAAAAGAAAATCATGTTTGAAGTGAATTTGAATCAGAATATTTGGAGAGAGGTCGGTGTCTGCACCAGAAAGTAAGGAACTACAATGGTAAATATCGCAGATCTGAAAAATTACATTCTTGAAGAACAGCAGATTGAACCGATTCTGGAGGAACTTGGTTGTCATCATATCAGTCACAAGACTGGTTATTACCAGTGTGCAAATCCAGATGGTGACAATAGAACGGCACTCTGTATCTACGAGAATGAAAATCTTACTGCGGTAGATTACACACGAGATATTGCCAATGGAAAGACCAGTTATGATTTGATTTCTGTCGTCCAGTTCTTTCTGGAACTGTCTTTCCCAAAAGCTATTAAGCAAATCTGCGAATGGGTTGGACTTGACTACTATCACAACTTCGAGGAAGACCTTCCTAAAAGTATGTTGATTCTAAAAGAACTCATCGCCATGCAAAGTGAAGGTGAAGAACACGAGGATGACCGTCCGATAGTCCCAATCTCCGAAGCCATCCTCGGTTATTACAAACCTTATGTGAACCAGATTTTTGCTGACGATGGGATATCTTATGAGACGCAGCAGGAGTTTGAGATTGGCTTTGATGAACTGACAAATAGAATCACGATTCCAATCAGAGATGAAATTGGTACTCTGGTTGGTGTAAAGGGAAGATATTTTGGCAAGCCGCCTGAAGGTGAATTAAAGTATCTATATCTTGAGCCGTGTGCCAGAAACCGTATTCTGTATGGCCTGTATAAGACAGAGCCGTACATTAAGAATGAAGGTCTGGTATATGTTGGTGAAGCTGAAAAGTCTGTCATGCAGATGTGGAACATGGATGTCTACAACTGTGTGGCGACTGGCGGTAAGAAGGTTTCACAGAATCAAATTGAAATTTTAACACGTCTTTGCGTTGATATTTGTTTTGTATTTGATAAAGACGTTCAGCTTAGTGAGCTTATGGTTCTCGCTAATCGATTTGTCGATGGCGTAAGTGTGTATGCTGTAGTAGATGATAAAGGGATTCTGGATGAAAAGGAAGCCCCGACTGATAATCCTGAAAAATTTAAGGCATTGATTGAAAACTGTGTTAGGAGAATTAAATGAATGTAAAACTCTGGAAGGGGAGTAGGAACGACCTATCAGACCCGATTGGAACGATTATGGAGAACAGAGGGGTTGAGGATTATAAGACCTACATGAACCTAGATGATTCTTGTCTGAATTCTCCGTGGGAACTGGACAACATGGAAGATGCTGTCCGGCTGTTGAACAAACATATCTGGAATAAGTCTATTATCTCTATCCTTGTAGACTGTGATGTGGATGGATTCACAAGTGCTTCAATGATGTTTCAGTATTTGAAGACGATTGGTTATTTTGGAAAAATCAATGTTCTGCATCATAGTGGCAAAGAACACGGACTCTCTAAAGAAATTGAAGTTCCACCTGAAACTACCTTGCTGATTATTCCTGATGCTGGCAGCAATGATGTTGAGCAGTGTAAGGAACTTCGTGATAATGGCATCGATATTCTGATTCTTGACCATCACATCTGCGACAGAGAGAATCCTTACGCAGTAATCGTCAATAACCAGAATGGTACATATCCTAATAAGGAATTGTCTGGCGCTGGCGTGGTGTATAAGTTCCTTCAGGCTGTTGATGAATATAATTGGACTGATGTTGCAGACAGGTATCTTGATCTAGTGGCCGTCGGAAATATCGGTGACGTCATGGATATGCACTCACACGAGACAAAGCGCCTTTGCACGAAAGGTCTTGCGAGAATTGTGAATCCAATGATTTGCGCTCTGGTTGAAGCGAATAGCTTCAATATTAAGGGTGACCCGACTATCAATGATGTTCAGTTCTACATCGTTCCGATGATGAATGCACTGATTCGTGTTGGTTCATCCGAGCAGAAGAAGCGGATGTTCCGTGCAATGGTCGGTGAGGAACAGACATTCCAGTACACTCCGACTCGTGGCAAGAATGCCGGTGTCACGATTGACGAGACTCTGGCACAGCATGTAGCTCGTGAGTGTTCGTCTTGCAAGTATCAGCAAAACAAGACCAAAGACAAGGCTGTCGCAGAGCTTCAAAACTGGATTTCTAAGTATGGAGCGGACAGAAGTAAAGTTTTGTTTTGTAATTCCACTGGCATTCTGGACAGTAATTTGACTGGCGTTGTAGCAATCAAGTTGGCTGAAATGTATGGTAAACCTTGCGTACTACTTCGAGAGATGGCCTGCCCTGAAGAGCCAGACGAGAATCAAGAGTATTTTGGTGGTTCAATGAGAAATCCTGACGGTTCTCCGATTGAAAGTTTAAAAGAGTTTTTGATGAGCACCGGAGATTTTGAGTCGGTTCTTGGTCACGATAATGCCGCTGGCGTAAAAATCAAGAAAAAAAACGTACCAAAGGCGATTGCGGATTGCAATGAACTGCTTAAAGATGTCACGATGAGTAAGGCGATCGTGGTCGATTTTGATTTTGACTATAGTAAGTTGACTGTTGCATTGCCGAAGACCATGTATGAAATGCATAAAATCTGGGCACAGGGAATCTCCGAACCGTATTTCTACATTAAAAACATTCCGCTGATTCATAGTGGATGTGCTCCGATGGGCAAGAATGGTAATATGTGGAAATATTCTGATGAAGAAAAAGGCATTGATTTTGTGTGCTTTGCTGATAATGGCCGGATGATTGGCTGGATCAACAATGACTTTTATGGTGATCAGGAAGAAAAATACATCAATGCTGTATGCCGGTTATCTTTAAATCAGTACGGGAACAAAGTAACTCCGCAGGCGCAGATTGTTGATTTTGAGGTGATTTGATATGGGAAATTGGAAACGTGCTATCGCCATCGACTTTGATGGCACTCTCTGTGAAAATAATTACCCTGATATCGGTGAGCCAAATTGGAATGTCATTTATCAAGCAATTCAGGAACAGAAACACGGTGCTGGTCTGATTCTCTGGACTTGCCGTGAAGGAAAGCTTTTGTATGATGCAATGGAGGCTTGCTTTGATTGGGGCATTCAGTTTGATGCAATCAATGAGAGTCTTCCTGAGTGGAAAGAGCATTTTGGCACTGCTCCTAGAAAGGTTGTAGCTGATGAATATTGGGATGATAAGGCTAAGGTTGTAAAAAATGGAGAGTTGATTGACAATGCTGATGCCTGAACAGTTTGAAGCAGACGTTAAAGAATTTATCGCAGAATGCCAAAGCCATCCAGTGATAGATTTATCAAAAGATGATCCATGCGAAGGATGTCGCTTTGAGGACTTTTGCGATAGGTTTTATCCGGGCGATGGTAGCACATGGCATTGGCGAGTTTATGAGAGGGGTGAATGAATGGTTTACATTACAGGCGATATTCATGGCGATTTTAATCGTCTCTTAGAGTTAAATAAATTTTGCATTAAACACAATCTTGGAAAGAATGATTGGATTATCTGTCTTGGTGATGTTGGTCTAAACTATTATGGTAAGGATAACATCAACGAATGGAGAGTTAAGACCATTGCTGCGGACATCCCTGCGAATTTATTCTGTATTCATGGAAATCACGAACGCCGCCCGTCTCGTAAGGATGGTTATAGGACAAAGGAAATCAGTGGAGATATTTGTGGTAAGGTGTGGCATGATTCACATTATCCCAATCAGTATTTTGCTATTGATGGCGAAGTTTACCAGATTCTTGCTGATAGGGAAATTCTGAACTGTCTTGTTTGCGGCGGAGCATATTCTGTAGATAAATATTATCGGTTGGAACGTGGATGGAACTGGTGGCCGGACGAACAGCCTAATGAGAAGACTAAGAAAAAGATCTGGAATATTACACATGACCCTCAAATCGATGATATTGATGTTATGCTCACGCATACCTGTCCATTTCGGTTCATTCCAACTGAATTGTTTATCGGTGGTATTGATCAAAGCACAGTAGACCAGTCAACTGAAATATTCTTTGATAATATATACGAATGTTATCCTAACGATTGTAAACCATTCTGGTACTTCGGCCATTTCCATGGCAACAAGTACACCGATGACTATGTGATGCTTTTCGACGATATTATTAAGTTTGGAGATAAGGTGAATACGAATGAGTGAATATCATGTGAGCTGTGGTATGTTTGGTATTTACGCAGGAACTGTTAAAAAGAATGGAACCGAATGGAAGGATAAAACTCGTGTCACGGATGAAGCTATCGAGGCAGTTCGTGATTGGCTTCTTTCTGAAGCTCAGTTCAACAATAGAACTTTTGGTGGATACACATGGACAACAAAGGACGGTAAGACTGTAACTTTGAGAGTGTCTATCGAAGATAAGGAGCAGACAGAATGAATTTAAATAGTATGAAAGGTGGTGTTGCCTGATGAGTAGCAGTTTACATACGCACTCATACTTTTAGCTTGCTCGATGGGTTCTCTTCTCCTGAAGAAAATCTAAAAAGAGCATCGGAACTTGGCTTGAAAGCTATTGCCATTACGGAACATGGTGAGGTGACAAGCTGGCCGTATTACTCAGAACTAAAAGACAAGTATCCTGACGTAAAGCTTCTTTATGGTATCGAGGCATATGAGTGCGAGGATAGGGAAGTAAAGGACAAGAACAGTAAATACTGGCATCTGATCATCATCGCAAAGAATGAGGCTGGTCGTCAGACGGTTAATCGCTTATCTACACTCGGTCATCTTCATGGCTTTTATAGCCGTCCTCGTATCACAAAAGAGGATATCGCTAAGGAAGATACGAATAATTTGATTATCCTGTCTGCTTGTTTGGCGAGTAGACTGTCCAAAACGGATGATTATGACACTTGTGTCAAGCTAGTTCAAGAGTATAAGAGTTTATTCCCTCACTATTATCTTGAGGTTCAGGCTCATGCAAATAGTGAACAAGCAAAATACAATCAGAAAATCATGCGGTTGGCAAACGACACTCATACAAAAGTAGTCGTCACAAACGATGTTCATGCTGCCACAAAAGAAGCTCTGTATTATCAAGACTACTTTCTGAGAATTGCTCATGATACAGAAACTGCCGCAGAAATCTACGAAGGATGCTACTTTATGTCTCGCAGGGAGCAACATGAAGTCCTTGACGGTCAGATTGGATATGATGCGGCAGAATGGTGTATCAACAATACCGATGAGATTGCTGACCTATGTGATTATGTGGATATGCCTTGGCACGAACCTGAACTTCCCAAAATCGAGATTCCTCCACAGTATTCCAACTCAGCAGCTTACTTAAAAGACCTTGTGAAAGAGGGATGGAAGAAACGCGGCATTGACAAGTTTGATGTAGAAAAGCAGAAGATCTATCGTAAGCGTGTTGATGACGAGCTGTTTGTCATTGAGAAGAAAGACTTCTGTGATTATTTTTTGATTCTGGTTGATTACATCAACTGGTGTAAGAAAAATGATGTCATTGTTGGCCCTGGTCGTGGTTCTGCCGCTGGTTCACTTGTATGTTACCTGATTGGCATTACGCAACTTGATTCCATCAAATACGAGCTTGATTTCGGACGATTCCTTACCATTGAACGAAAAGACCTTCCCGACGTTGATGTAGATGTCAGTGATCGTGCCAAGGTTGTCGAGTATCTGACACGGAAGTACGGTGAAGATCGAGTAGTTCAGGTTATGAATATCGTGTACACCACTCCGGTCACTTCGATTCAGAATGTTGGCAAGGTGCTCGGTTTCCCGTATGCTGAGATTAGAAAAATCAGCGAGAAATTCGTTCAAAAGACATGGAAGGATTGTCTTGAAGCAAATCCAGAAGTGGCTGAGAATCCGAGATACAAAGAACTGCTTGATATTGCAGAGCACATCAATGGTCGCCCACGAGGGTATGGTATCCATGCTGGCGGTGTTATTGTCTGCCGACATCCTTATTATGAGTATATCGGTATCCGACACGGTGCCGATGGAGAGCACGTTATCTCTGTTGATAAGGTGATGGACGAGAAAATTGGACTTGTTAAGTTTGATATTCTTGGCGTTGCATCGCTTGTGGCTATTGATGAGGCAAAGCGTGAGGACAATATTCCAGACTGGGAAATTGACATTAACAATCCTGAGTTTGAAAATGACAAGGCATCCTATGATTTGATTTGTTCTGGCCGGACAGACAATCTATTCCAGATTGAGTCGTCTGGTATGAAGGATCTGGTTGCACAGCTTCAGCCGAGGTCGATTGAGGAGCTGTCAGCATTGATTGCTCTTTATCGTCCTGACGCAATGCCGTCTATTCCTACATACGTTGATTGCAAGTATCATCCAGAACACATTCATTATTTCCATCCTGATATGGAACCAATTTTCCGCAGCACCTATGGCGTGAACATCTATCAGGAACAGAGTATGAAGCTCACAAAGGTCTTTGGTGGCCGAAGCGATGCTGGTGCTGATAGAATGCGTAAGTGCTTAGCAAAGAAGAAACCTGAGAAGGTCAAGGAAGAGGTAGAACTTCTTCACGATGAAATTCTTGCAAATGGATACGATAAAGCAACCGCCGAGTATATTTGTAACGAGTTGTCAACGAAGGGCGGCTACGGCTTCAACGCTAGTCATTCTCAAGCATACGCCGTCATCTGTCTTCAGACCGCATACTTGAAAGCCCATCATCCGCTTGCGTTCTTTAAGGCTATGCTGAACCTGAATAAAGCAAAGGTCGGTAAGGTCAATAAGATTATGGTGGACGCACGCAGCTTTGATATTCAGATTCTTCCTCCGAGTATCAATCGTTCCGGCATGGATTTTACTGTGTCAAATGGTAAAATCCTATTTGGCTTGTCTGCTATCGGTGGTATTGGCAATACACTTGCTGAGACTATCATTGCAGAACGAGATAGGAATGGAAAATTTAAGGGACTTGATGATTTCACGAGTCGTGTTCGTGCAACGAAAGCGCAGATCATTGCGTTGGTCAAATCCGGTGCGATTCCTACAAAAAACAAACGAATATTCTTGGAAAAGTACATTGCCAGCGGTTTGGAACAATCTGAGTTTAAACCAGTCAGTACACTTCCTACCAAGGCAGTTTTGCTGAGTAAGTGGGATATTGATACAGAGCATTATAAGGTTGGTAAGAAGGTTGATAAAGAAACCGTCCTACGAATCTATAATGAAAAGCGCCGTGTCGTACATGAAACTGAAAAACTCAAGAAAAAGGAAGCGTACATGGCCGAGCAGTCAGAGAAGTATTTGAAGGACGAGCAATTCTGGGAGTTCCAGACGTTGCAGACGTTTATTATCGATAAGAATCCGTTTGAAAAGGCATACGAATACATTAAGGATTTCTCTGAGCTTGAAACTGGTGACTCCTGTGTACTGGTTGGTATTATCGCAAAGATTCAAAAGAAGAAAACAAAGACTGGTATGCAGTTTGCGTTTGTGAATCTGTATTCTGGCGATGGTATCATTGAGTTGACAGTATGGCCGAGAATCTTGTCAGATTATCAGGATTTGATTGTAAAGGGAAGTCAGGTAGCTGTGCTTGGAAAGAAGGAAGATGAATCACACGTTATTGCAAACGACTTCAAACCTTACAAGCAGTGGCTACATGATAGAGAGATAGCGTAAGAGGGTTATAAAGTGGCAGATAAGAAATTTAATGAAAATATGATTCGTTGCTACATCAGGATAAAACGAGTCTTTTATCCGAAAGATGGGAGGGAGGTGGAGCCCGGCGGCTTCGCCACTTTCTCTGCCGAGGTGGTAAAAGTCAAGCAGGGAAATCCTATCATGAGTCGATATAGTGACCTCCGACTGAAGGGCAATGTCCCTAGTCTTGATATGAATAAAACTTATTCGTTCTGTGGTGAGTATGTTCATCATGAAAAGTTTGGTGATCAGTACAAAATCATCTACATGAATGAGTTTCAAGAGATCACTGACCCGGAAGAACAAAAAAGCTTTCTCCGTTTTATTTTGACCGATCATCAGTTTGAGATGCTTTATGAAGCATTCGATAATCCGTATGAAGTTATCAAGAATGGTGACATCAAGGCTCTTTGTACTATTAGCGGTATTACGGAAGGTCGAGCACAAAAGATCATTGACTCTTTTGAACGCAACATTGATAACAGTGAAGCGTACACAAAACTGATTGAGTACGGTCTGACTCCCAGTGCTATTGAAAAGCTTGTTCGTCAGTATCACGGTGCAGACATTCTGGTAAAAAAGATTGAGGAGAATCCTTACGTCCTGATTGATGATGTGTATGGTATCGGCTGGAAAAAAGCTGACGCTATTGCTTTGAATATGGGCTTAAAGCACAATTCGCAATTTAGAATCGAAGCTTACGTCATGCATTTTCTTGCCGCTCGTGCCGAAGAAGGTAACTCTATTATCCCGGCAAACCAGACAATCAATAGCTGTATTAAGGAACTTGATTTGAACGAGGGTGATCAAGAAGTCATCAAAAGGGCACTTTTCCATTTACATGATGTCCGTGAAACGCTTTGGTGGAGTGATGACCGTCAGGAATTTGCTTTAACTAGAGTGTGGAATCTTGAAGATAAAATCGCAAAGGAAATCAAGCGACTGGCTGATGCACCTGTTGAGCCGATTGGTCGAAACATGGATGCTGCAATCAATGAAGCCGGGAATGCGCTTGGCATCGAGTATACTGAGGAGCAAAGAGATGCTATTAAAAAGGTATGCTCTAGCAACGTCTGTATCTTAACAGGCTACGGCGGAACTGGTAAAAGTACCGTTGTCGCTGGTGTTTTAAAGGTTCTTCGTGGCAAGTCTTTCGCTCAGACTGCACTTTCTGGTCGTGCCGCAGCTCGTATGCAGGAGATTACTGGTCAGGATGGAAAGACCATTCACCGTCTTCTTGGCTACGACATCGAGAATGGTGGTTTCATCCATAACAAGGACAATCCTCTTGAAGAAGACATTATTATTCTGGATGAGACCTCTATGGTTGGAGCTCAGTTATTCTATGACTTGATTCAGGCAATCGAGACCGGCAAGCGATTCATCATGATTGGTGATGACGGCCAGCTTGAGAGTATTGGTATGTGTAACATCTTCAAGGATATGCTTGCATCTAAGGTTGTTCCTGTGGCTCGTTTGACTAAGATCCATCGTCAGGCAGCTAAGTCTGCAATTATCACGGAAAGCATTAAGGTTCGTAACGCTACGCAGTTGGTGCCTTATGGCTGGGCTGGTAGTGAGATTCGTGGTGAACTTCGTGATTTGGAGCTTGATATCTATAAAGACGCAAGTGAGTCATTCAACCACATCATCAATCAGTACCGTACCTTATATAATAAGGTAGGGAATGATAGTGCGAAGATTCAGATTGTACTTCCACAGAAGCTACGTGGCAGTATCTGCACATACGAAGTTAATAATGCTATTCAGGAAATTGTGAATCCGAGTCGTGGTCAAGCAGAAGCAAAGGTTACAATCTATGGTGATGGCAAGGATAGGGTGTATACTCTGCGTGAGGGCGATCAGGTTATTATCAACAAGAATAACTATGAGCTTCACACATACAATCTCAAGACAAAGAAAAAGGAAGAGAAGTGTCCGGTGTTCAATGGAAACCGTGGCATTATCCGAAAGATTGAGAGTAGTTTTATTCTGGTTGATTTTGACCAGTGGGGCACGATCTTTATTCCACATTATTTTGGTGGGAATAACATCTGGGCAACGCTTGAACTTGCCTATGCTCTGAGTTGTCATAAACTGCAGGGCAGTGAGGCTCCGTATGTGATTGTTGGCATGGACAACTCTGCGTACCTGATGTTGACGAGAGAATGGCTCTATACGGCCATCACTCGTGCCAAGAAGTATTGTGTGATTTGCGCCGAAACTCACGCTCTTGATCGGGCTGTAAAGACTTCGAGAGTGCCATATAAGCGGACGTTCTTGAAGGAATTTTTACGGAAAGAATTTTCAGAAAAGCATTGACAATTATGTGCGTATCCTGTATAATATAGCTATAAAAAGTCTCCATCCCGGAGGCTTAAAATTCTCTCTTTAGCTATATAATGCAGGATACGGGAAAGAAATGGCTTGCTCGTAACGACAAGCCTTTCTTTATTAGCTACAACTATATAACACAGGATACGCAAGGAGGTTTTATGACAGATAAAGAGCTTATAGGTAAGCTTGATGCGATGGTTAAAGCATTGCAGAAAGCAAAGAAAAAGACGGACAAGACCCGCATTTTGCTGGATGCACGTAAGGATTTTGGAGATGAAGCTGATGAGTTGATGGCATTCTTTCGATTCCTGCTTGATCCGGCAATTATTACTGGTCTGTCTGATGCAAAAATCAATAAGAAGGTAACTGCAATGCCTGATATCGACATTCAGTATCTCAGCTGCGGATACCTTTATATTATGGGTGCTGGTCACAACACCGGCTCCGACGCATCCATCGCAACAATCCAGAATTATTTACATAAAAATCCTGAATATGAAGAGTTTCTGAAACGACTGTTTACTAAGAACCTGCCAATTGGAGTCGAGGCGGCTACCATTAATAAGGTATATGGCGAAGAGATAATTCCTGTCTGGGAGGTTCAGCAGGGATACCCGATTGATAAATATAAATTCAGAAAAGGTGAATTGATTTTTGCCTCGCGCAAACTCAATGGATCGAGAGGTACATATTTTAAGGGCGATATAATCTCTCGCCAGGCACAGAAGTTCGAGGGACTTGACTATATCATCAAGGACATTGAAAAAATCATTGGCACTGATTACGCAGTTGATGGCGAGCTGATTCGACGGAATATCGACGGATTAACTGATGGGCAAAACTTCCGCGAGACAATCTCTATCTTGAATAGCGATGGCAACGACAAGAGCCTGATTAAATTTGTCATCTTTGATATTGTGCCGATTGATGAATTTGAGAGGGATGCTTGCACAGAGAATTACTCAGTAAGAAAGAAACGGCTGCTCGATCTGAAAAACAAGATCCAGAAGAACGGCACACAGAATATCGAAGTGGTCCAGATGGTCTACGAAGGTACTGATGTGAATGATGTATATGATTGGCTCGATTATGCGGTTAAACACGATTGGGAAGGGTTGGTTGTGAACCGGCAGGTTCCATATCGCCGCACTCGTCACAATGGTTGCTTGAAGGTAAAACGATTCTATACGGTCGATCTGCGAATCACTGCGATTGAAGAAGGTCAGAACCGTCTGGCTGGTACGATGGGCGCTCTTGTTGTTGACTACAAGGGCAACGAGCTTCGAGTAGGCTCTGGATTTGATGACGCTACGAGAGCTGCTGTGTGGGAAAATCCTGATAATTACATCGGTAAGATTGTGGAAGTAAAGTTCAAGGAAAAGAGCTGTGACAAAAAGACTGGTCTTGAGTCTCTGCAATTCCCGACATTTGTGCGATTCCGAGATGATAAGAACGAAGTAAGCTACGGCTAAGGAGAAAGCTATGAATCTTTCTAAGAAGTCCATTAAACACATTCTTCGGATTCTTGATAACAAATGCGTCGAGGTTCCTCCAAAGACATCCGCTTATAACAGCGGTGGACGTAGAATTTTGACTCGTGATTTTGAGCCAAAGGTGTCACATGGCATGAATGGCTGGCAACGAATCGTCTATGTACCATCCGAAGGATATTTCTACGGAATTTATAACGGAAAATCGGAAGAAGATTGGGATATTCCAGATATCTTGTCTCCTGCACAGCTTGCTGATTTGTGAGGTGTAAAATGCTACTTTTAACGCAAGACAAAAGAATTGTGAATCTCGATTGTATGGCGATTATTGATACTGCTAGTCTTCAGGTTTTTGCAAGGCAGGATGCGCATGGACGTGGAATTACTCTTGGTGAGTACGATTCAGAAGAAAGGTGTAAATACATTCTTGGTGATATTTTCGCCAGTTATTGCTGTGATGGCAGTGAGAATGTTTATGTAATGCCGGATAAATGATGAATGATTTCCGAAAATTAGCCATCCCAAAGAAAGAACGACTTGAAGTTCAACTTACGGATGGCACAGATGAACACAATATATTGTACATAATTACATCTCTAGCCACTATTAAAGGTGCTGAGATTTTTAAAAATTTTCGTTTGTATTCTGTAGGCTCCGCCGGGGAGCTCAACTTATTAGAGAAGCGAGACGGCGATCCCTACTTTGATAAGCTGAAAGGAACAGAATATGAGTAATTCAATGAACCGAGAAGACCGGCGCAGAGAGCAGCGTAAGGCACGAATCCTTGCCCGGCGAATCAAGAAAGCTGGTGGTCCCGACTTTCTGGCTGGAATGCCCGCAGAGGAATGGGAACCAAAGATTGGTGATGAGGTCACTATTAAGGTAAAGAGAATTCAGGGTAAGAAAGATTTCTTTAAGATGAGTCCTCAGTATCAGGACTTTATCAATAGCCTTGAGGACGGAAAACCTTACAAAATCACCAGTACAGGTATGAAGGGTCAGGTTTACGGCATTGACGCACATCCTTATTTCCAGATTTGGAAGGGTGATATGGAACCCTACAAGGAGTCCTAATGAAGCAGATGTACTTCAGGACGAACTATCATGCTTGTTATTGTGTGGAGTGCATGAATCAATTCATTTTAATGCGAAAAGGGTATTTTTATGATGTGATATGGGAAACGGATACTTATTATCTTGTATGTACAGATAAAGGTGACCCATTCCAACAACCATTTAATATCGTAAAAATTCTCAAAGAAGATCTCGAAGATGATGTATATGTCGTGACCGGTAAGAGTGAAGAATTTAAGGAAGGAGGTGGGGTGATATGATTGGTATTGACCATCGTGAGCAGGGGCGTAAAGAACGAGCCCTTGCAGAATATTACAGAACCTTGGCTCGATATCCTACCGAGTGTGGAGAGCCGATTACATATCAGCTGTCAGAAGAGCAACTTAGACATGTTCTCTGCGGAGATGTTACTGTTGATGAACTGATTGAAAGAGGTGAGGTAAGTGAAAGATACGATTAAAATGTGGATCGCTTTCATTAAGATTTTTAAGGATTATCTTATTGCGGTCGGAATCATGATTGCGTTGTGGATGTTGTCTTGCCTTATCAAGTATGGGATTTCAGTATCCAATTTTCCAGATTGGTTTAAGTTTGCACTTCTAAAGTAAAGGAGGATTAAATGGTAACCGATATTCTTAATAGAGAGATTCATGTTGGCGATACAGTGCTTAGAGCTAGAACTCGAAATGGTCGCGGAGTTCTTTGGAGTATTCGTAAAGTTGTCGCCATTATGAACGTAATGATTAAAGTTCAAGACGGAAAGTACACAACGAATGTTGCACCTAAAAATTGCATCGTAATTGGTGAGAACGACATTCCTGAAAACTGGCAGGACGAATATTAAGGAGAGTTGAATGGTAGTTAAACTGATTACACATACTCCTGATCCTGAAAAGGTAGTAGCTGCAGCCGCAAAACTGTGTTACTCCAATTCGAGTATTCAGGATCTGATGGATGGACTGACCGATGAGAAGGTCGATGAGTTTCTGAATCGGCTTTCTAGCCTTGGTCACGCTAGCCCTACGGAGCATGTGACTTTTACTTTTGGAATTGAAGGTGTGAGCCGGTCTTTGCTTGCCCAGATTACTAGGCATCGCATTGCATCGTTCAGTGTGCAGAGTCAGCGCTATGTGCGAATGAATAATGCTGAAATCATCATTCCTGATGTTATTGACGATGATAGCGAAGCAAGAGAGGTATTTGAACAGGCAATTCAGACTGCTGAATATTCCTATAAGCACCTGTGCCAGATTCTTGAGGACAAGATTACTGAGGAACTGATGGTTGCTGATTCTCGTTTGACTGAGAAAAAGGCACGTGCAAAGGCATCTAAGATTGCAAATGAGAATGCACGTTCTGTTCTTCCAAATGCTTGTTCTACAAAGATGATTGTTACAATGAACGCTCGTTCGTTGAATAATTTCTTTAATCTGCGTTGCTGTGAACGTGCACAGTCTGAAATCAGGGAACTTGCAACTGAGATGCTAAAGCTTGTCTATCCGATTGCTCCTCATCTGTTTAAGTGTGCTGGCCCCAACTGCTGTGGTAACGGTTGTACTGAAGGTATGATGTCTTGTGGTAAGCTCCACGAGATTCGTGATAAATACGACAAACTGAAACAGGAGGCATTAAATGCAAACACTTGACGAAATTAAGAAGAACGTCGAGCACCCGTCTTATTACGGCGGTGCAGACAATCCCTACGAGGCCATCAAAGTACTGCGAGAGTGGCAACTGGACAAGGATGCTTATCTTTGGAATGTTGGTAAGTATCTGAGTCGGGCAGGGCACAAAGATGGTAATTCTCAGCTTCAAGATTTAACGAAGGCACGTTGGTATTTGGACTATAAAATCCGGCTTTTAGAGGAACAGCAGAAGATTGCCGAAAGTGTCGTAGATACGCTCAAGAAGATTCCTGATGAGGCAAATGATAAGCTGGCTACGATGCCGAAAAAAGACAGCCAAGGAAATTTTTACGATCCTAGACTTAATTGTTGGGTAAACGATTGTGTTTATCGTCCAAACGCATACGAGCAGAACATCGAAACTGCCGTGGTTCCGAGTGTTCATAATGATGCTATGTCTCCGAATAACAAAGGAGTTAATAAGGTTGACCATTCGATGCTGAACTCTAAAGTCCATGTCGATGAAGTCAAGTTTTAAGAGGTTTACATAAATGAGATACAACTGGAAGTTACCTATTATCGTTATTTGTGTCGTGTTAATTTCCATTCTTGGCATGACCTTTATTGTGCAGGGACCTAAGAACACGGCCATCTCTTATGAAGAGCAGATTCAGGAAGCTAAGTCTGGCATTGGGAATCAGGAGAAGCGCAGAGCTGATCTGATTCCAAATCTGGTTGAAACCGTCAAGGCTTATGACCAACATGAGTATCAGACTTTGATGGATGTTGTGAATGCTCGTGGCACTTCCGGCCAGACCGCTCAAGAGATTACGACTCAGATTGCAGCTATTGCGGAAGCATATCCTGAACTGAAGTCTAGCGACAACTACAAGGAGCTTATGAATGAGCTATCCGTCACTGAAAATTTGATTGCAAACTATCGTGGCGATTACAATCGTGTCGTGAAGGAATATAAGCAGAGCGTTCGTAAGTTTCCGAACTCATTTCTGCTTGGTCTGACTGGATATGAGGTTCAGAATTATGAGTATCTGTCCTATGAGGGGAATGAGGCGGCACCGGCAGTCGGTAACCTTTTTGGAAATCGGTAATGCCGAAATTACTTATCGTGAATTGATCGTCAGTGTTGGTATTGTGTTCATTATGCTGATACTTGGTAGCGTTATCGCTGGAAATATCACCAGAGATTCACTTGAGCAGAAAAAAGAATATAATACAGCAATTTCGATTGAGTCCGAAAATATGTTCGATTATGGAATGAGAACCAACGTAGGTAATGCGTTTTGCCAAGGCGCACTAGAAGCAGTAGATACCGTAAGCGATCCACGTATCGACGGCCAGTGGATGTACATCTATTGCGAAGAAAAGCACTATACGATGCATACACGAACTGTCACTACTACGGATGGTAAAGGCCATACAAGAACAAGAGTCGAAACGTACTGGACTTGGGACTATTACAGCTCAGAAGAGCACAGTTCCAAAAATGTAACGTTTCTGGGAAAAGAATTTAAGTATGGTGACATCAAAATGCCATCCAGCAAGTACCTGACCACTGTACAAGTCAGTTCTCATGTAAAGTTCGAGTTTTATGTCAAAGATGTTCGTTATGGTGGTACATTATACGCGAATTTGAGCGATAAAAGTATACATGATGCACAATTCATTAAGGATAAAAACATCGAAGAAGCACGAGATTATATGATTTCTGCAGCTGGTACACGAGTGATTTGGTTTTGGGTATTCTGGGTCGTATTGATGGTAGTTGCGGTTGGAGCTTTCTATGTGGCAGAAAATCGTTGGTTGGAAGATTAAGGAGTGATTGCATGGAATATGTGATTAAACGCGATGGAACGAAAGTTCCTTTTGATAAAAGTAAGATTGTAAATGCGATTGAGAAGGCAATGACGAATACGACTGGAGGAGTTGATTCTCGCGTATCTAACGCTATTGCAGACTACATCGCGGACATCCATGATACGATGTCTGTAGAGCAGATTCAGGATGTGGTTATTGACCAGTTGAAAAATAGCCCTCTTTCGGATGTGGCTGACGCTTATAGTCACTGGCGTATTCTTCGGCAGGAGATTCGTGAGAAACAGCGAGCATATGGCGAAATTCTTTCCATCTGTGATGTAGACAATGAGAAGGTCAAGCAGGAAAACAGCAACAAAAATCCTGTTGTGAATAGCGTGCAGCGTGACTATATGGCTGGCGAGGTCTCCAAAGATCTGAGCTTCAATCTGCTTCTCCCGAAAGATATTGTGGACGCTCACTATGATGGCCGAATTCATTTTCACGATTCCGACTATTTTGCCCAGCACATGTTTAACTGCTCGCTAGTCAATCTGGAAGACATGCTTCAAAACGGCACTGTGATTTCTGGCACTGGAATCGACAAACCACATAGTTTCTCTACAGCGTGCAATATTGCAACCCAGATTATTGCACAGGTTGCTTCCAACCAATATGGTGGTCAGAGTATTACTCTGTCTCATTTGGCTCCTTTCGTGGACGTCTCTCGAAAGAAGATTACGGGTGAAGTCCATGAGGAGTTTTACGACATGATTCAAAACAATGAGATTGACAAGATGCCAAATCAGGAGACTATCAATCGAATTGTAGAGAAGCGTTTACATAAAGAAATCGTTGCAGGCGTTCAGACTATTCAGTATCAGGTTATTACTTTGATGACCACTAACGGGCAAGCTCCTTTTATTACTATTTTTATGTATCTGGATGAAGTTCCTGAAGGCCAGACCCGTGATGACCTTGCAATTATCATTGAAGAAGTCCTTCGTCAGCGTATTAAAGGCGTGAAGAATGAGACTGGTGCATGGATTACTCCGGCTTTCCCAAAGCTGATTTATGTGCTGGAAGAAGATAACATTCGAGATAATTCTAAGTATTACTATCTGACTGAACTGGCAGCTAAATGTACGGCCAAGAGATTTGTACCTGACTACATTTCTGAGAAGAAGATGTTGGAGTACAAAGGTGCTTGCTACCCCTGTATGGGATGTCGCAGCTTCTTGACTCCTGATCGAACCACCGAGAATGTTTCTGGTGCCATGAATTGGGAGAAGGGCCACAAGTACTATGGTCGCTTTAATGCCGGTGTTGTCACCATCAATCTGGTAGATGTTGCTTGTAGCTCTAAGAAGGATGTTTCTGAGTTTTGGGAAATTTTTGATGAGCGTCTTGAACTGTGCCATCGAGCACTTCAGATTCGGTATAAGCGATTGATGGGTACGCCTTCTGATGTGAGTCCAATTCATTTTCAGCATGGTGCAATCGCACGTTTGAAGAAGGGCGAGAAGATTGATAAATTGCTGTTTGACGGATATGCAACCATCAGTTTAGGTTACGCAGGTCTGTATGAATGCGTAAAGTACATGACCGGTAAGAGCCATACTGATGATGAAGCAAAACCTTTTGCTCTTGAGATTATGCAACACATGAACGACAAGTGCAGTGAGTGGAAGGCAGCAGAAAATATTGATTACAGTCTCTACGGCACCCCGCTGGAATCCACCACCTACAAGTTCGCCAAGTGCCTGCAGAAGCGGTTCGGCATCATTCCAGATGTAACCGACCATGATTACATCACCAATAGCTATCATGTCGTGGTTCGTGAGCATATTGATGCATTCAAGAAGCTGAAGTTTGAGTCTGAGTTTCAGCAGCTGTCTCCCGGAGGAGCGATTTCTTATATTGAATGCCCGAACATGACCAACAACATCCCCGCTGTGATGAGTGTCATCAAATACATCTACGACACTATTATCTACGCAGAGCTGAACATCAAGTCTGATTATTGTCAGGTTTGTGGCTATGACGGCGAGATTAAGATTGTTGAAGATAACGGCAAGCTCATTTGGGAATGCCCGAACTGTGGTAATCGTGACCAGAATAAACTGAATGTTGCACGACGTACCTGCGGTTTTATTGGGACTCAGTTCTGGAACCAGGGACGCACGCAGGAGATCAAGGATCGTGTGGTTCATTTGAGCGATAACTAAACAAAGGATAAAATATGGATACTACACAACAGATTTTAGAGCGAGATTGGGATAATGGTTTTGTTAAAAAGATGCAGAATCGTATTTTGGTATCTCATTATAAATATGGTTGGATGAATCAGACATATCCAGATTTGGCTCAAGCTGTAAAGGAAATTTATCCAAGAGTCAAAAAGTATTTAGAGACAGGAAATACAGAATGGCTCATTGATGTTGCTAATTTTGCAATGATTGAATATTTGCATCCTAGTGTTGTTGGAGCGCATTTCAAAGGAACGGATAGTGAAGAGTCTCCGGGACTGACAAGTGGAATCAGCTACAAAGAACTCGAAGAGAGTATGAAGTAAAATTTGAATACAAGTGGTGGGTTGGTGGGATTACATATGAAAGAAATCATTGTTTTCTTTGTGATTGTATGGGTTATCGCCTATTACGTTTTGAAAGATAACTACAAAGATTAAGGAGATACTTATGAAGAAATTTATGGCAATTTTTGTTGCATTCCTCGTTGCAGTTGGTGCAGTGCTTTGTACTGAGCGGGTACATACTGGTTATGTTGGTGTTGTTTACTCCGCAAAGGGAGTTGAGCAGCAGACCATTTCTCAGGGCTGGCACTTTATGAGTCCTCTGAAGCATGTATCTGAGTTCCCGATTACTCAGCAGCGAGTGGTATTCTCTAATGCTCCGTCCGACTATGGCGCAAAGGAACACGCAGATTGGCATATCGATGCCCCTGCTAATGGCGGTACAATTGCAATCAACCTGACTGTCAATTATAACTTCCTGCCGGAACATGTTGTTGAACTGTACACCAAGTTTGGTGGTATGGACGGCGAGAGCCTGATGGAGAGTAAAATCCAGAACGACATTATTGCTTATGTTAAGGAAGTCACTCCTCAGTTCAGTGTCATGCAGATTTACTCTGATGATCGTGCAGGTGTTAATACTGCAATCACCGATTATCTGAATGAGAAGCTGACCGCAGAATATGGTATCAATGTTTCTTCTGCACTGATTGTTGACGCACAGCCTGACGATACATTGATGCAGAAGATTCGCGCAAAGGAGCAGGCGAAGCAGGACGCAGAGATTGCAGAGCTGAATAAGCAGACCGCCCTAGCTCAGGCAGAGACTGATAAGGTTAAGGCACAGACGGAAGCTGATGTTAAGATGATTGAAGCACAGGCTGAGGCTGATGCGAATAAGGTGCTTTCCGAGTCTATCACTCCTGAGTTGATTCAGATGAAGGAAGCAGAAGCTCGTCTGAAGCATGGTTGGATCACCGTTCAGGGCGCAGATACAGTCGTTACCAAGGGTGAGTAAATAACATCTATTGGATTACATTCGTGTTCAAAAAGGAGGCTTAATTATGATTATTACAGGTATGGTACATTACGAGAGCGTTTGTAAGAACGCACTGGTTAAGTGGTATAACGATCATATGTCCAATAAAATTACGCTGGAGAACGTCTTTGTGGTTTGGAGTTGCAAGACGCTCCAGAACTACAAGGCGCTGCTTTCTACCACCGTCAGCGGTGACGGTATCTATGCTGAGTACACCTACAACGGTGATAAACAGGAACTGTATGAGGATGTGTACAAGAAACTGACCAACCAGTGCATTAAAAAGGAACTATAAAATGAAAATTTTTGAAAGAAGGTGATTAACATAAACGCATGGAAGAAATTCTTTAAGGCACTTGGTTCTTTTCTTGGAATCATTCTGATTTTTGTGGCTACATATTTTATCTCGTGGATTACCACGATCGGTATTATCTGGCTGATTTTTAAGCTGCTGAATATTATGTTTACCATCAAAGTAGCAACCGGTATCTGGCTGATACTGATTTTGCTTGAATGTTTTATCAAAGGTAGCCGAGGTAAATAAATAAACTAGTAGGGTGGGTGTGGTGGCATGAAAGGAGCTATATGGATTATTGGTCTGTTGAAGTAATGTATTACGATGATGGGAATCAGGCATTCAATACATATATGGTAAAGGCGCAGGATCAGAATGACGCTATGAATAAGGCACATCATCGCTTTGAGAAGGCGCATCCTAACATGAACTGCATGATTCACAACGCAGAAAAGGCAGGTGGCTGAGGTGGAAGACGATAGCGTTATCTATGAAAACATCAATTCCAAAGACGATGATGAAAAATTTGTTCTAGCGCCTTGGGGTTGCCTTAATTGTGCATTCAAGGATTTCGGTTTAAAACTTCCTAAAATCTCCAGAAAGATGGCAGAAGCTTTAATGGATGATTTCTTTGAAATTATGGAAATGTCCGGCATTATAGAGAGGGAAAATGAACCTTGATAAAAGTGCCGTTTTATCGTAAAATTCTATCAAATTTATAACGTAGATACGTTAAATAACAGGAGACAAAATGAAGAAGCGGACAGAAAAGCTGCTTGAAGCTGAAGGATACGAGATCCGAAATGCACAAATCAAGAATGTTAGCCTTAACATGGCCGATCATGGAGTTTTGACTTCTGATTTGACGTTGGATGGTCATGGATGGGGCGTTTGCTATGGAGGATATGTTCTTGGTAAAGGATATGTAGGAGCAAAAACTTTCAAAGGATATGCTTCTGGTATGGAAGCCATCATGCGAATCATGGACACTGTTGGCTGCGATAAGTACGAGAACATGAAAGACAAGTATATCCGTGTGGCAACTAAAGGCTGGGGTAGTACAGTAAAAATTATCGGCAATATTCTTGAGGATAAGTGGTTTGATTATGAATCTTTCTTTGATGATATGAAAAACGACACTGCCGATGATAAGGGTACTGAGGTAATATGGAGAAGAAATACGTAAAAATCTTTAAATGCCGTGGATGCAATCGCGATATCATTAAAAATGATGTTGATTTATCTATTGCTGAGAAATGGACTCTTTCAGGAATGTTTCAAGATGGGTGTAAACCCGTTGAAGTGTCTGGCGGGTCTAGGCTTTCTGGACAGAACAAATTCCTGCTTCATCGGTGTGATCCAGAGAAGCTTTGTATTTGTGATTTCATTGGATGGAAAGAAATCGAGGCTAAAAATGATTAACAATCCTTTTGCAGAAAAAGGTATTATTGCCTGCCAGTGCTGTGGCAGCGGTGAATATCTCTTTAATGAAGATGGTAACCGTAATGGTTACTGTGGTAACTGCGGAGCTAGAATCGACTGGCCGGAAGTAGAGTTAGATGACTGGAATATCCCAGCGGTGAATCTCCCAAAACTTTGTAGCACCGTTATGGCAAAATACGGCGAGAGAGAAGTTAAAGTGTGGTACTCAAAATATGGCAATTGGATGCCTGACGGCGTGATGACGTACTTGAAGTCACCTGATTATTGGCGTTATTTAACGGAGAACGAGCATGAAGAAAGTAACACTTGAACTTCTGGTTGATGAAAACGGAGACGAGGACATCAACCCCATTAAAGGCGACATCTGCGATAGACTCGAGCGTTGTTATCATAATATAAAGTTGGTTTCATACGAAGAAGAAAGCATCGATGCACGATGGTTTTGCGCGAAAGACGTAACTCCTCCAGTCCCAGAGCACGGAATGTGTTCAGAGGATGTCATCATAAAATACAAGGACGGAACAGAAAGCGTTGCGTGCATCACATTTAATGGTGAGTGGTATGATACTGATTATTATGAGGTTGCTGATACGGTAGTATATTGGCGCTACATGACGGAGAGAGAAACAAAGCTTGACAAAAAGCTAAGAAATTCCAAATTTCAGTAAAATTATTTGACGCATTATCGCAATAAATTTATAACAAATTTTGATAGAATTCCGCTTTTAACAGAAAGGAAATATATGTTTAAGAATTTCAAAAATACTGTCGTATGCATACTTCTAGCAGCTATTATACTGACTGGATGCAGTACAAGTGTGAAAGACTCAGTGGGGAATGCAGCTGTAGAGAATGACTGGTTCTATCGTATCAGTGATACACCTATGGTATACAACAAGGATACACACATTATGTATTACTTATTTTATAAAGGTGCAGTCAATCGAGGCTACGGCTATATGTCTCCTTATTATAATGAGTACGGTCAGATGTGCTACTATGTTGATGGTCAGATTATTCCTGTCGAGGAGGTGTTAATCGATGTTGACTGAGATTACTTGGCTTACAACCAAAGCTTATATTATTTTGCTTTTAACCGCAACTGTAATTCGCTCCGAGCAGATTCTGTATGATACCTCTACATATATTTTTGGAGGCGATAAGAAGAATGGAATGTATGGCTGCGTCGCGCTAAATGTTTTTATTATCGTTTGTGCAAGTATGTGGACGGTGGTGTTTTAAATGAACTACATAAAACTGGTTAATGCTGATAGATTAAAAGATTGTCTTTTGCTGGAAGGAAATCTTGGACATATCAAAACTCTAAAAGATGTTGAACGAGTTATTGATTTTCAAGTAGATCGCCAGCCAACAACTGTATTTGAGTTCGTAGATAATTGTGAGAGCTCGGCATGGGTGTGTGATTGTTGTGGTGGCGAAATTAAAGGGCAAGAGTCGCCAGAAAGCCTTGGCTATAATTGTTGCCCGTTCTGCGGTCTTTTAATCGAGGTTGGAAAATGAACTACGCTAAAATCGTTCCATGTGATATAGCAAATGGTGAAGGGGTGCGTGTCACACTTTTCGTGCAGGGTTGTGATCACCATTGTCCAGGTTGTCAAAATCCTACCACATGGGACCCGAATGGTGGTCAGCCATTCACTGATGAAACGCTTGATAAAATTGTAGATTTACTTCGACCTGATTATATTCAGGGGCTTACGCTTACTGGTGGAGATCCACTGTATCCAGAGAACAGGGAGATGATTTGCAAAATTCTAATAAGAGTCAGACACGAGTTTGAAGGAAGCAAAGACATTTGGATGTGGACTGGATATACATGGGAAGAATTGATTCAACAGGCGGCAGAAGAATTGGAATATCAAACTATTCCGACAACGGTAACAATTATTCGAAACATAAACGTGCTAGTCGATGGCCCATATATTGAATCTAAACGAGATATCTCTTTGCCGTACATGGGGAGTTCCAATCAACGTGTAATCGGCTGTAATAAGAGTTTTGCTTTGCGAAGACCAGTCCTTTGGTGGACTCCAGAAGAGAAAGGAAAATAACATGGATTTAGGAAACACAACTATTAATCTTGGCTATGGCATGAGTCAGATGCCGTATCGCCCCAACATTAAAATCAACAAATTGCACGATGACGCTCATCTGCCGACTTATGGTTCTGCAAATGCTGCTTGTGCAGACCTGTATGCCTATATTGGTTTTGATGATGCAACGATGGTAAACAAGAATGGCGATCGTTGTATTATGATTCAGCCGCATGAGACCGTTAAGGTACATACTGGTTTGCGAATGGCTCCGCCGGAAGGTTGGTACATTCAGGGCTTCGCCCGCAGCGGTCTTTCCACAAAGCAGGGACTTGCACCTGTAAACGCTGTGCCAATCATCGACCAGGATTATCGTGGAGAGATCATTATTCCTCTCCACAACTATTCCAACATCCCGCAGATGATTACTCATGGCGACCGCATTGCTCAGATGGCAGTTGTTCCGTTTTGGCAGGCTGATTTTGAAGAAGTTTCCAAATTGGACGAAACTGAGCGTGGAGCCGGTGGGTTTGGTTCTACTGGAAAACAGTAATCGAGGTGTTTATGGGAAAGACAATCGATACGTCCGAGCTTCTGTATCGGATGGGCAAGTACGCAGAAATCGATGCTGAGCAGGATAAGCATGATGCGTTTATGCATTTCATGCTTCTTTTGACACGCACAATTGAAAAGATGCCGAATGCTGCATTGACTCATAAAAATCCGATTGATGATGAGATTATGGAAAATCAGTACGAGCTGACGAACGCAATCTCACTGGTAACTGGCCGCACTCGAAACGACGGCTGGTATCTAACTTGGATTGGCATGACAATGAAAATCGTGCATCTGAAGATCGGAGAATCAGCTGGTTTCCGATACATCAAAGATAATGATGGACATGATTATCCGGGCGCAATGCACACATCTTGTGTTGTTGATTATTACATCTCAAGTGACAAGAAAAATGTTATTGTCCAGACTGAGAATACAGTTTATAAGTTTGAAAAGATCGAGGAGAATTAAATTATGGCTAAATATTTTTACGTTTACAATATCGCTGGTGTCGAAGATTCTGTTGTGAAGATGTTTAACACTGATACTGGTGCAATGGGCGAGAAGAGTGTCAAGAAGGATCGCATGGATGGTTTTATTGATGGTATCAAGACGAGCGGCTTTGTTTTGAACAAGGAGCTGGCAGAGGCTGACGTTGCAGAGGCCGAAGCAAAGCGTGTCCTTGCAGAGAAGATGACTTCTTATCAGGCAGCTCGCGATGACTATCACAACAAGAGTGAGACTTTGAAGAAGGTCAAAGCTAAGTACGGCATTAAGTAAGGAGAATACATAATGTACGATAGATACACTGGGCGCAAAGGCGTTGCTTTGGAAAATCTCATGGACGAAGATTGGAAAACTGCACTTGCCTTACACAAGGAAGATATCCCAAAAGGTGCTGAGGTGTATATTCAAAAGATGATTCAAAATCTTTATGGATGTTATCTTGTAGTTAAGTATAATAATTCTGTTTATTATGTTAAACCAGAAGGTATTAAGCTGATTTGAGGTATGTATGAAGTATTACACTGTCGAATCTCATTACGAGAAAGAAGCTCCATTTGGAATTGCATGGCAAGTAAAGCTGTTTGACGGGCATACGCTTTTGGAAGAGTACAACCACATCTTCTATAACGAGATTGCTGGCTACTGCAAATGCCTTGAGGATATGGGGTTTATCGAGAATGTCGAAGTGAAACTGGACATCGAAAGCGAATTGAAGAAGCTACAGGATTTCCAAAAGAGTATCGATGAAATCACGGCGAAGGCCGCGATGCTGGAAAATCCTGCAAAAAGTGTAGAAACACCTTCAATTAGAACGAAATATTCATTCTGGTAAAAGGTAAATTTTACGGGTGGGTGGGAGGAATAAATACATGAAAGCACATATTCGAGAAGAAAAGAAAACAGAACCATTAAAACTTGGTAAAGGAACGTTGTTCCAAAATAAAGACGGCGAGATATACAAAGTCTGCGACACAGCAGAATATGATGAAACGTATACTGACGATGAGATTATCAAAGTCGCTTTGTCCGAAGAAAATATGATTATTGGATCGAATTTTTTTAATACATCGTTTGTGTTTGCGGATTGAGGCGTAGATATGCATAAGACTGATAGTTTAAAAAATCCGGTAATCGTATTTCCATGTAAGAATTGCGGTTGTACAACTAAGATTCGAGTGGCTTCTTTTGAAAATCCTGATTTGGACATTCCTGAGAATAATGTGATTGCGTGCTATAGATGTAGAGCGGAAGTTGCTGGGGCTGAGTTTATTTCTTGGAAAGAAGCAACTAAAACTATTTTTACCGTGGAGGTGCCAGATGGCGATTAAGATTATTGAACACAAACATGAGCGAAAGAAAACAAGATATGCCGTTAAATTCCTTTGTAAATGTGGATGCGTATTTTGGGCTGATGAAGAAGATACGAAAATTCCAAAAGAATTTGATTGGACTGAATACTCACCGGTTAAACAGGCGATTTGCCCAGAATGCAACACAGAAGTTTCATCTTGTTTATCTACAGTTCCAAGAGAAAAGATTTTTGTGGATTGAGGTGCCAAATGGCTATACGAATTGAAGTCCATGGTAAAGAAAGAGAAAAAACAAAATACTCAGTAGAGTTTAGATGTTCTAGCTGCGGTTGCGAGTTTTGGGTTGATGCAGATTCTCTTGGAGAGTTCAAGCCAGCCAATTATTGTGATTTGAAATACAACTGTCCTGAATGTGATTCTAGTTCTTATCCGGTTGATATTATGGAGAACAGCCGTATCTTTAATAAACACAAGTGGAAACCTATATTTTGGCAGATTATCGAATCTCCGTTTCATCGGTATTGCAGAATTTGCGATAAAGAAAAATAATATGCCAAAGCAAGTTTATTTTCAAGAATGTATGTTTTAGAAAGAGGTGAGAAAAAAATGGCTATTTGCAGTAAATGTCTACATAAAGAAGTATGCGCTTATAGAAAGCAAACAAGAGATAGTTGCGCCGAATCTTGCGAAGACTTTCTCGGTTGGGTTAAGGTCATGGATGAGCGTCCGATTCTTTTAAAAGACAACGTTGTAATAAGCGATTGTGGTCTGTCATTTATTGGATATTACGATTACAATAAGAGAGATCGAGAACACTTTTGCGATGCAAACACACTTGAAAAAATTTATGAATGTCCATCTTACTGGCTGAAAGGACTTGAATTGCATGAGCAAGAACGAATCGCAAACAAAGAATATAAACAACGATTGGCTCGCAAAGAAGCGGAGAGCGTACTTCAAACTGTTTCTGATGCAGACGAGAGTTGACTTTTGACGCAATTTGCAGAGCGTGTGAGAAAATCAAAGGATGGTGTATGAGATGAAAGTTATAGAACTTATCAAAAAACTGAATGAAATAGGCTATGATGAAAATACCGAATTGACCTTTGGGGTTGTTAATAGAGAAAACGGCAACTGGTATGAGGCTCCGTTCGATGAAATCAACTATGGAATTGATTTGACTGGAGAGCCATACCACAATGATGTAATCAATATTGACGTTGATGTAGATTCTGTAGAAGAATATCAGAAAGAAAAAACAGATTCTGCTGTTGAAAGTTTTGTTGATGAGATTCAGGAAGTTTTAAATAAATATCAGCGTAAGCTTATTTTTTAAGAACTAGACTTTTATGAGGTGACTTATGGGTGACTTTGCATTTTGTAGTACATTCACAGAAGACTATAAACTATTTTTAGAGAAAATTAAGAATGGCACTCTTACGGAAGAAGAACTAATAGAGTTTGATAAAAAATATGGCTGCAAATTAGAATACACTTATTATGCAGATCAAACGCCTGAATATCTCAGACATCTTTTTAAACAAAAGAAAAGTATCTATAACAATCCAATCATTAAAAGTCGGTAACGTAAATGGTAAATAAAGATTTTTCAATCGAAAAGAATCACTGGGAAATACAAAATCCAGAATGGGAAAACTATTCTCATTTCATCTGCACTAAAGACCATTATTGGACTGGTGTACACGGTATCAGCAACTATTTTCTTCAATATAAGAATTTTGGCAGAAGTAAACCAGTCGAACGATTTTCTGTAGAATGGCCGAACTTCGTAAAGCACATGTGGTTTATCCATTGGCGTGGCCCATGGGATTATATTTTTGCTTCATATAAATTATCCGAAATCAAACGATTTTTAGAACTTGATATTGACGCTATTAAAAAGAACCATTGGCCGGATGGCCGCTGCACTTGCTACAGTATTTATGACTACGTGACGAAGAAATGGTACTATTTTAAAATCGAAAATTTGGGAACATTTTATGGATGCACGTGGCCGTTGGGTGATGATACGGGGGATGTGATTAGTTGTGACTAAACAAATAGGCTATTATAAATCCGACTGGTACATTATGGGCATTGATGGAAAATATAACAATGCCTGTATCTCGCATACAGAATCGCAGCTTCGATATACAGTTCCAAGGTCGCCAGAATGGACCATCAATGGATTGGGTTTTGCTTATCTTAGAGAACATGGATTTAAAGATTATCCTGAATTCTATGGTATTGTATTCTATGATATGGAGTGGTGGCGACGAAAACGCTATCCGGGTGACTTTTATGTAGAAATACCGATTTGCGATTTGTGCGGAGATGCCTTTCATTTAAAATGGCGTTGTAAGGAATTTCGTGTACATCAATGGTCTTGCTTGCGTAAAGAAACAAAGTGGGTGAAAGGCAGAAGTAACTACACTATTTATGAGCTTGCCGATAAGTTGCCACACGAAGAATTTATAGAATATCTTAAAGACAACGGTATCTATATTGTAAACGAAGGTGGTATTGAACTTGGATGATAATAACGAAAAACTCACTCTTGGAGAAAAGATCTTGTTTTTGACAGTCGGTGTGCTCATTACTCTTATTGTTGGATATTTTGTATGGGCGATTGGCGACGGTATCTATCGTCATTATAATCCGATTAAGTGGACTGCCACTATTGAAGAACTGGAACCGGGTATCTACGGATATACATCTACTATGGTATCTAATGTCCCAGCAGAAAATTACGAGATGCTTACGGTTCTTTGTAATGGCACATACATGAATATCAAAGGCCATGTACAGATTGTGTACGATAGTAATACTCCGTATATCGAATATAAATCGACCAGTATTGTCAATGCAGACTCTGTAATAATTCATGCTCAAAAAGGACAGATTAAAAATAATGGAGTTAGTACAGTAACGAGGTGATTCTTATGGAAGAATTAGGGTTTTATGAAGGGAAATATCAATGAAAGATTTTGACTTTTATAGAGCTAAATATATTCGTGATGGGAAATGGCGAATTGAGTTTTTTGATAAAGACAAAAAGTATGTTGGCTCTATTTATAAAGTAGGGTCGGACGGCGTCCGTGGGTATTGCCAGTGTTTAAATGATCTTGGCTACAAAGCAATTTTATAAAACTTGGATTCTTATAAAGGAGGTTCACAATGATTATTGACTGCAAATCTATTGCACAAGACATCAAAAATAAAATCAAGAATATTATTGCAGAAGCCGACTACGCTCCTGTTTTATATATTTATCAAGTAGGGGACAACCCTGCGTCTAATGCTTATATCCGTGGCAAGCTGCGTGACTGTGAAGAGGTTGGAATCGAAGCAAACCTTATCAAACTGCCAGAAAATATCACTGAAGACGAATTGAACAACAAGATACTAGAAGATTATAATTGGGAAGATGTGGACGGTATCATCGTCCAGCTTCCACTGCCAAAACATATCAACCCCCAAAATATCTGCATTCCAGACGCGGTTGATGTTGATGGTTTTAATTCTACATCTCCATTTCAGCCGTGCACTCCGCTGGGCGTTATGAAGATTTTTGACTCCATCGGTTACGATCTGGATGGCAAGAATGCGCTTGTGTGTGGTCAATCTGATATCGTAGGTCGTCCGTTGGTCGATATGCTGATTAAACGACACTGTAATGTGATCTCTGTGAATAGCACTGGTTCCGCTATGAAAGCAACTGCTCTTGAATTTGAAATGGTCGATGTGATTATTTCTGCTGTGGGTAAGCGCAACTTTATCATACCGTTTGATATTGATCGGGTTAAAGTGTGTATCGATGTTGGTATCAACTATGACGAAAACGGCAAGCAGCACGGTGACTGTGCTGACGCTGTTTATGATATGAAAGATATCAAAGTGACTCCTCGAATCGGTGGGGTTGGACTAATGACACGCGCCATGCTACTTTATAATGTATGTGTAGCGAAATATGGTGAGTATAAGATGGAGAAGGTGATTGAATGAAAGAAGTCCCAATCTGGGAAAAAACGACGCTTACTGTGGAAGAAGCCGCTGCGTACTCTAATATCGGCACACATAAATTAAGAGAAATTACAGACAAGGACGACAAGCAGCTTGTGCTGTGGGTTGGATCAAAACGCTTGATTAAACGCAAAGCACTTGAAAAATACATAGACCAGTCTTATTCGATTTGA